ACCAAAGAGACTCTGCCGGGGGCTGCCCGGAGTCGGCGGAGGGCAGCCCCCGGCAGAGTCAGGGGCCGGCGTCGGGGTGGGCCCGCCCCCGGCCGGGGGCGGAGGCGGGCGGAGGGGTGGCCGGGCTAACCCGCCCTGGGGTTAGCCCGGCCACCCCGGAGCCGCCGGGACGCACGACCCGCGACCGGCGCCCTGGCTCGGGGCTTCCAGGGCGGCCAGCCCGCGCACGCGTGAACCAGCCGTGCCTTTGTCGAACGCACGACCGGAGACGGCCGCCCACTTGTCGGGACGCCGGGGAGGGACGTGCGGCCCGGGGACGCGTGGGGCGTAACCCCAATAGGGGGGGGGTGGAATATTCGCAGAAGCGAAGTCCTCAGAGAGGACGAGCACCCCCGTTTGGAAAACCCGGGGCTCCCCGGGTCTCATGAGAAACGGCCCCGAAAAAATACGACCCCGGGTCCGGAACTCACAGTCAAACGGCTACACTTGCGTTGCCCCCACGTCCGACCGGAGTCTCCCCGGGGGCCCTTCAGGAATTTCAAGATTTTTTCCTGATTCTCCTTGACAGGCCGCCCGGAATGTGGTATAGGTTGGGGTACACCTCTTCGCCGCCCCGCCCCCACAACCCACCCCCTCCGCGTGCCCCTCGGGTCCTGGCTCCGGCGGCTCGTCCCGTTCCTACCCCGGCCCGCCCGGGAGAAGGCCGCCGGGCGGGCCCGCGAGACGTTCGCCCCGTCCGCCGCCGGGTCCCCGGGGATGACCGGGTGGAGCGAGAACCGGTCCGACCAGGCCCGGGCCTTCCGCCACTGGACGTTCGTGGCCATCTCCCGGATCGCCGACCGGGTGGCCTGCCAGGCCGTCAACGTGGCCCGCGTCCAGGCCGCCCCCCAGGGCCCGCCCAAGGGGCAGGCGGCCCGGCTCGCCCGCCAGAAGGCCCTGGCCCCGATCGCCAACCAGGAGACGACCGTCCCGGCCGGCCGGGACCACCCCCTGTGCCGCCTGCTGGCCGACCCGAACGACCCGGACACGGCCTACGACCTGTGGTACGAGACGGTCCTGTTCCTCCTGCTGACCGGGAACGCCTACTGGTGGGCCCCCCGGAACGCGGTCCTGGGCGGCCCGGCCGCCCTCTGGGTCCTGCCCAGCCACTGGGTGTTCCCGGTCTTCGACCGGGACGGGGTGGTCGTCGCCTACGACCTCCGGCCGGACACCGGCGGGTACCTGACCCGCCGCCTGCCGGCCGCCGAGGTCATCCACTTCCGCAAGAAGAGCCCGACCAACAAGCACGACGGGTACAGCCCGCAGACGGCCGGGGCCCACTGGATCGACAGCCAGCTGAGCGTCGACAAGAGCCGCTGGCACACGTTCAAGAACGGGGCCTTCCCGGCCGCCGCCCTCGAGTTCCACGACAACTACAGCGACCCGACGGACGACGACCTGGCCCGGATCGAGCAGAAGTTCCTGGCCCGGTACGCCGGGGAGACGCGGGCCGGCAAGCCCCTCCTCCTGCCCCCCGGGGTCAAGTACCACAAGATCAGCCTGACCCCGGCCGAGATGGCCTACGTGGCCTCGGCCGACCAGCTCCGGGACAACATCCTGGCCCTCTTCGGGGTCCCGGCGGTCGTCGCCGGGATCGTCCAGAACATGACGTTCGGGGCCATCATGGCCGCCAACGTCAACTTCTGCTCGATCACCGTCAACCCCCTCCTCCGGTTCCTCGGCCAGGTCATCACCGAGAAGCTGGCCCGCCCGGCCTACGGGGCCGACCTGGTCGTCTACTGGGACGACGCCACCCCGGAGGACCCGGCCGCCCGCGAGGCCGCCATCAAGACGGATGCCCTCCTCGGCGGGATCACGACCAACGAGCTCCGGGCCCTCCGCGGCCGCCAGCCGTACGCCCACGGCGGGGACGACCCTTTGGTCCCGCACATCGGCCTGGTCCTGAACTGGGGGACCGGGCGGCCGATCGAGGAGCTCAACCCCCAGGCGGCCCTCGACGCCAAGCCGGCCAAGGCCCCGCCGGCCGACGCCGGCCGCCCGCCGGGGCCGGCCGACGAGCCCCAGGACCCCGGCGAAGACTGACCCCTCCCGGCCGCCCGGCCGAACTCCCCCAGAGTTCGGCCGGGCGAGGCTGACCCCCATGCCCTGGCCCGACCTGACCCGGTACCTGATCGTCGGGACGATCGTCGTCCTCGGCCTGTACGACCTGGTGGCCCTCGGCCGGGGCGGGCCGGACGCGACCATCTCCCGCGTGGCCCTCGACCTGGCCGTCCGCTACCCCCTGTTCCCGTTCGCCCTCGGCGTCCTCGCCGGGCACATCCTGGCCGCCCAGCCCCACCCCCACCAGTAGCCCATGGCCACCTACGCCCAGAACACCGACGTCGACGCTGCGGCCGAGGCCCTGGTCGGGTCCGCCCTCCCGGTCCTCTACGGGGTCCACCTGAAGGCCCTGGCGGCCAACACCGGGACCGTGTACGTCGGCCTGTCCGACCAGGTGACGGCCTCCACCGGGTGGCCCCTGGCCGCCGGGGAGGACCTGTTCGTGTCGGCCGCCGAGTGTAACTCCGACGCCAACGGGGTGTACGTGATCGCCTCCACCACCAACCAGGCCGTCGCCTACCGGGCGGTCTGACCATGTGGCCACGCCCCAGATTCCCGGACCTCGGGGCCTCCTTCGCTGGCCCGCGGCGACGGGCGGCCGGCCCCGCCCCGCCCGCCTCCCCCGCCCCCGACGTGTGGCTCAAGGCCGAGAATTACAACGCCGCGACGGGCACCTGGACGGACGCGGGCGCCCTGGGGTTCAGCCCATCCCAGGCGACCGAGGCCAACCGCCCGACCCTCACCAGTAACGCCTTCAAGACGTACCCGGCCGTCACTTATTCGGCCACGCAAAATCTGACCGGCACGTCCATGCCGCTGGCCAACAGCCGCACGAAGGGGACGTGGATGGCGGTCTTCCGGTCGGACACCGGGAGCCCGCCGGGCGGGTCGGTCTTCAGCACGACCCAGGACCAATTGGGCTTGCTCTCCGACGGCCGGGTCGCACTCAACACCGCGGCGGCCGAGTACGGGACGATGGCGGCCGGGGCGAAGGCGGGCATGTTGAGCCTGGCCGGCGGGCAAGTGTCCACCCTGATCTACGACGGGGCCCTCGCCGGGAATGCCAACCGGCTCAAGTTCCGCCGGAACCTGATCCAAGAGACGCTGACCTTTACCGGGACGATCCCGGCGACGACCTACGCGGGCGGGACGGGCGTGTTCCTCGGGCGGGAGGCCAACGGGTCGGGCTGGGCACACAACGCGGCCGAAATCATCTTCTGGCGGGCCGTTGCCCTGACCGACCCCCAGATCGCCGAATGGGAATCGTACTTGGCCGCCAAGTACCTGACCAAGACGACAAAGCAGATGGTCGTCAGCGGGGACAGTAACGCCAAGGGGAGCCCGAACCACGTCGACGCCGGCTGGCCCCAGCGGGTGACGGCGGCCCTCGGGTGGGCGGCCGTCTCGAACAACTCGACGGTCGGGTACAAACTCATCCAGGGGTCGGCGTCGCCCAACTTCGAGAAGCGGGACGACTGGCACACGGCGCAGCCGTATGTCGTGGCGCTGGGCACGAACGACCTGGCCGTGGATCACGCCAGCCTGGCGACCCTCCAGGGGTACGTCAACACGCTCAAGACGAAGCTGACGGCCTGCCGCTACCCGATCTTCGCGTTCACCATCCCGGCGGCCGGGGCGAACATCGCCGGGGCCGACGAGACGACGCGGACGGGCTTCAACGCCTGGCTGGCCGCCCAGACCGGCCTGACCGTGATCGACGTGGCGGCGGCCCTGGGCGACCCGACTGGGGCGGGGGGCGCGAACTTCGAGGGGGACGACCTGCACCTGTCGGACGCCGGCCACGAGGTGGTGGAGGCGGCGGTGGTCGCGGCGTTCACGACGGCGGGGTACGTCTAGCCGGCGGCCCCCTCCCCTCCCCTCCCCTACCCTCCCCTCCCCTCCCGGCTCACGGGACACCCCCGACCTCCCGACGGCCCGCCCATGCCCGACACCGACTTCCTCGAGATCCTCAAGGCCCGCCGGACCCCGGTCGTCAAGGACGGGGCCGCCCACCTGGTCGGGTCCGGGTACGCGTTCCTGACCCGCGGCGGGGAGAAGGCGGTCCTCGCCGACCCCCTCTCGGAGAAGGTGGCGTCCGACGACGCGGCCATGACCCACCGGTTCCGGATCTCCAGCCCGTGCCTCGACCGGGCCGGGGACGTGGTCCGCCCGCTCGGGTGCCTGGCCGTCCGGGACGGGAAGCCCCTCCTCGACCGGTACCGGAAGAACCCCCAGGTCCTGTTCGGGCACGACAGCCGGGCCTTCCCGGTCGCCCGGTCGCGGGACGGCGGCGGGGCCTTCGGGGTCGACGTCCGGGAGGACGGGATCTTCGGGACGGCCGAGTTCCACGGGTCCACGTACGAGTCCGAGAAGTGCTACGAGCTGATCAAGCTCGGGTACCTGAACGCCACCTCGATCGGGTTCAACCCGCTCAAGGCCCGGCTCCTGCCGGACACCCGCCCGGACCCCCGGCGGGGCGAGCTGAACTTCCAGTACCCCGGCCTGGACTTCGAGGAGTGGGAGCTCATGGAGTGGTCGGTCGTCCCGGTCCCGTGCAACCCCGAGGCCCTGGACGGGCTCAAGGGCTGGGTGGGCAAGGCGGCCGGCGGCGACTCCCCCCTCCTCCAGTCGATCAAGGCCATGCTGGCCACCGACGGCGGGGCCTCCGTGACCGTGTCCGTCCCGGCCGACCCCCCGCCGGCCCCCGTCCCGACGATCGAGCTCAAGGTCGAGCCGGTCGTCACCCTCAAGGAGGTCCCGGTGACGTTCGTCTCCGGGGTCGCCCTCGAGCCGTTCACCCCCTCCGAGGTGGAGGCCGTCGTGGGGCAGCTCACCGCCCCGAAGGTCGAGGTCAGGGAGCTGGTCGTCGAGGACCCGCGGGTGGCCGCCCTGGCGGCCAAGCTGGCCGAGCTGGAGGCCCGGTTCGCCGGGGCCGCCGCCAAGAACGCCGAGGCCCTCAAGGAGCTCCCGGTCCCGGCCGAGCCCCCGGCCCCCGAGCCCGAGGCCGAGGCCGAGGCGGCCCCGAAGGCCACCCCGCCGGTCGGGGCCTGGGTCCTCCTGAAGGGCAAGAAGGAGCTCGACGAGCTCTACCACCTGATCGAGGCCAAGCTCCCCCAGGTGGACAACCCGAAGACGTGCGCCTTCCTGGACGACCTGCACGCCGACCTGGACGCCCTCATGGGGAAGGTCCAGAAGTTCGGCCGCAAGCAGTACCCGGACTGGTTCCCGAAAGACGCCGACGACCCCAAGGCGGCCCCGGCCGAGGTCGAAAAGGCCGCGGTATCGGGCCCGGCGGGGACGCCAGTGGCGTCCCCGCCGGTGTGGACCCCGGAGATGGTGGCCGCCGCCCAGGCCGCCCTCGGCAAGCTGGCCGCCCTGGCCGAGCAGTCGGCCCGGTCCGTCTACCGGCTGACCGGCCGGTAGGCGGCCCCCCCCCGCCCTCCCCTTCCCCGCCTACCCCACCCACCTCTGACCCCGCCCCGGGGGACCCCCGCCCATGGCCGCCTTTGTCAAATTCGAGGCGTTCTCGGAACACCTCAGCGAGAAGGTCCACGACCTCAACGCCGACCTCCTCAAGGTCCTCCTGGCCCTGGACGCCCCGAGCGCCGCCAACGACGCCGTCAAGGCCGACCTGACGAGCGAGCTCGGGACCGCGAACGGGTACACGGCCGGGGGGGAAGACACCCAGAACGCCACCAGCCGGTCCGGGGGGACGACCTCCGTCACCGGCGTGGACATCGTGTTCACCGCCTCCGGCGGGAGCGTGGGGCCCTTCCGCTACGCCGTCCTCTACAACGACACGCCGGCCGCCGGGGTGGTCGACCCCCTGATCGGGTACTGGGACTACGGGTCGAACGTCACCCTGGCGGACGGGGAGACCTTCACGGTCGACTTCGGGTCGAGCATGTTCACGGTCTCCTAACGCACGCCTCCCGCCCCCGGCAAGGACCCCGCCCATGGCCAAGTGTATTATGCAGTGCGTCCGGGACGTCGAGCCGGGGGCGTCCGAGAACGAGTTCGTCCTCCAGCTGGAGGTGGTCTTCCTCGGGGCCGGCGTCCCCGGCGGGACCCTGAGCGGCAAGGGCCCGGACGGGTCCGGCCGGGTGCCCTGCCCCCTCACCATCACCCAGCTGGCCCAGTACGCGAACAACGTCGAGGACGCCATGCTCGCCGAGGCGGCCCGGCTGGGGGTCACCGGCCTCGGCCGGACGGACTGCCTGATCCTGAACTACGTCCGGGGGGCGTGAGCCGGTGATCCCCCTGACGAACGTCGGCTCGGTCTACGACTTCATCCCGGCCTCCCGCGCCCTGGGGATCGGGCGACGGGACTTCCGCGGGTACGACCGGCTGACCCTGGACGTGTACCACCAGAAGGTCGGGACGGGGACGATCTCCTACCAGCTCTGGAACGAGACGGCCGGGGCCCCCCTGCTGGACGCGGGCGGGGCCGAGGTCGTGGTCAGCGACGCCCAGGCGGCGGCCGCCCGGTTCCTGACCGCCACCTTTACCGTCAACCGGGCGGACGTGATCCTCCTGCGGCTCCGGTCCAAGTCCACGGTGGCCGGGGACGACCCCGTCTTCCTCGGGGCCTCCGTCCTACTGTGGAAGGCGTGATGATCGGGTTCGCCGCCACGTCGTTCGCCGCCGGCCTGCCGTCCTTCCTCGTCGCCTCGTTCGACGACGGCCGGTGCCTGTGGTACTTGGACTGGGACGACGCCCTCCGGGCCACGGCCCTGACGTGCGTGAACAACTCGGCCCGGCCATCGTCGGGGTCCGTCGCCCGCCCGGACGGCACGGGGGCGGTGAGCCTGACGGGGGTGCCCGCCGGGCAGACGCAGACGGTGGCGGTTCCCACGACGGCAGGGCAAGAGATCCAACTGGCCGGCGTCACCGACCGGCCCGTCCGGCTGGCCGGCCGGGCGGCGTCCTTCTCCTGGGGCTAGCCCGTGGCGCTGACGCTCGTACAGGGGTCGTCGCTCGGGGCGTGGGGGGCCACGACCAACGGGGCCACGGCCACCGACCCGGTGGCGGTGACGTGGGCGCAGGCCCGGGCGGTCGGCAGTCTGCTGGTCCTCGTCTACTCCTCGGACGGGCTTGTCACCGTCCCGCCGGGGTGGGCCTCGGCCGTGGTCGCCCTCGACTACTGCGACATGGAGATTTGTTACCGGACCGCGGCCAACAACGCGACCGACGCCCCGTCCATCGACAACAACGCCTCCACCTGCCTGGCGTGGGCCGAGTACAGCGGGTGGGACGGGGCGGCCCCGGACAAGACGGCCAGCAGCACCGGGAACACGTTCACCGGGACGCAGAGCCGGACGACCGGGACGACCGGGACGACCGTCCAGGCGGACGAGTTGGCCGTCGCCGCCTGGTACTACTCCTGTGCCAACGGGATGACCGGGGCCCAGTGGAGCGGGCAGACCAACAGCTTCACCGAGGCGGCCGACGTCGGCACGACCAAGGGGGCCGGGACGAACGTCGGGCTGTGCGTGGCCACCCGCGACCTGGCCGCGACCGGGGCCTACTCGTCGTCGGCCAGCATCACCTACCCGGCCGGGCCGGGCCCCAACAACGGGAACGGCGGGGCCATCGCCACCTTCAAGGCGGCGGCCGTGACGGCCAAGGCCCCGCCCCGGGCCCGCCGCCCGGCCCGCCGGTGGTTCCGCACGGCCGGCGGCCTCCTGGCCCCCCTCCCCGGTGTCCTCCTGGCCGGCTGACCCCTCCCGCCCACCCCTTCCCCAGGCCACCCCCGCCCATGGGCCGAATCTATTCCGTCCCCTTCGCCGGGGCCACCGTCACCAACGCCGGCGGGAACACCGACCTGTGGGAGTTCCTCCCGGCCGACGACAAGCCGATCCGCCTCCGGGGGTTCTGCCTCGGCCAGACCTCCGAGGTCGGGGACGCGGCCGAGGAAGGGGTCGAGGTCCAGGTGATCCGGATGGCCGCCACCGTCACCTCGTCCAACGGCGGGGCCGTCACCCCGGTCCCGGTGGACTCGGCCGACGCGGCCGCCGGGTTCACGGCCGAGACGAACGGGACGACGGTGGCCACCACGTCCGGGGCGACGACGATCGTGGCCTCGTTCATGGTCAACCTCCGGGGGAGCCCGTTCGACTACTGGTTCCCGGACGAGCGGTTCGCGCCCAAGGCCAAACAGGGGGAGGGCTTGTTCCTCCGCCTGATCACCACGGTCGCGGACGACATCACCTTCGGCGGCACGGCGTGGGTCGAGGAGGACTAGCCCACCCGGCGGGAGCGTAAGTGCCCACGTTCTTCACCCGCCGGCCGTTCCGCCGCCGGCCCCGGCGGCGGCCCCCGTCCCGCCCGGCCCTCCAGGCCTACACCCTGACGGCCGACCCCGGCGGCGTCTCCCTCTCGGGGGCGGCCGCGGCCCTCGAGCGGGGCCTCCTCCTGGGGGCCCAGGCCGGGGGCCTCGCCCTCTCCGGGACGGCCGCGTCCCTGGAGAAGGGGTCCGGGGTCGCCGCCGCCGCGGGGGCCGTGTCCCTCACCGGGACGGCCGCGACCTTCCCCCGGACGTACGTCCTGGCCCCGGCCGCCGGGTCGGCCGCCCTGACGGGGGCCGCGGCGTCCCTCGAACGCGGCCTTCTCCTGACGGCGGACGCCGGGGCCCACGGCCTCGCCGGCACGGCCGCGGCCCTCGAGCGGGGGCACCTGCTCCCCGCCGGGGCCGGCTCGGTCGCCCTCACGGGCACGGCCGCGACCCTGTCCCGGACCAAGGCCCTGGCCGCCGGGGCGGGCTCCCTCGAGGTCACCGGGGCGGCCGCGCCCCTCGAGTACGGCCGGGTCCTGTCGGCCCAGGCCGGGGCCGTCGCCGTCACCGGCACGGACGCCGACCTCATCGACAGCGGGACCGACCCGGTCCTGACGGCCGCCGCCGGCTCCACGCCCGTTTCCGGGACCGCCGCCTCCCTGGAGGTCGGCCGCCGGCTGGCGGCCGTCGCCGGGGCCCTCTCGCTCGCCGGCCCGCCGGCCTCCCTGGAGGCCGGCCTCGTCCTCCCGGCCGCCGCCGGGGCCTTCGCCCTCTCAGGTCAGGCCGCCGCCCTCGAGGTCGGCCGGGTGCTCGCCGGGGACTCCGGCCCGGTCGCCGTCACCGGAGCGGCCGCCGCCTTCCGCCTGGGTCGCCTCCTGGCCGCCGCGTCCGGGTCCCTGACCCTGACCGGGACGGCCGCCGGGCTGGTCCCCGGGTCCTCGGTCTCGCCCCGCGTCATCGCCCTGACCTACCGGGCCCCGGCCGAGGCGGGGCTCGCCTACCGGGCCCCGGCCGACCCCGCCCTGGCCTACCGGGCCCCGGCCGACGCCGCCCTCACGTACCACGCCGGGGACTGACATGGCCTACAACACCCAGTCCTTTTCCCCGGCCCCGTACCGCGGGGAGGACGTCACCCCCACCTTCACCCCGGACGACCTCCCGGCCGACGACGTCACCACCTGGACGCTGGGGTTCACCGCCTGGCACCGGGCCACCGCCTCGTCCGACGACCCGGCCATCTCCAAGGCGTCCGGCTCCGGGGTCTCCGTCCTGTCCAGCTCGGCCAAGACCTTCCAGGTCGCCATCGCCTCGGCCGACACGGCCGACCTGACCCCCGGCCTGTACGGGTGGGAGCTGTGGCGGACCGACGGCGGGAGCCGCAAGCTCCTGGCGGCCGGGACCTTCGAGCTCCTGAAGGCCCGCCGGACGTTCGCCTGAGTGGGCAGTTCAGGAATTTCAAGATTTTTTCTGGATTCTCCTTGACAGCCCCGGGAAAATGTGGTATAGGTACTGGTACACCCCCCGATGTCCAAAAAGCCCGCCAAGACCCCTCCCGCCGGCAAGCCCGGCCCGGCCGTAACGGCCGGGCCGGGTCCCCTCGCCGCCCCCGCGCCCCCGGCCCCGTGCTGCGAGACCTGCGCCCACTGGGGTAAGGTCCGGGAGGCGGTCGGCGAGTGCCGCCAGGGCCCCCCGACCGTCCCGACCGACTTCGTCCCCGGGGCCCCCGGCGGCCGCCTGCACGTCTACCCGCTGACCCCGGCCGCCCTCCCGGCCTGCGGCCGGTACCTGGCCCGCGCCTAGCCTCCCCGCCGGTCACCTCCGCCCCGCTTCCGGGGCACCCTTCCCCTCCCCCACGTCCGCTTCCACCCCATCGAGGACTCCATGTCCCAGCCCGCCGGCGACGCCCCCGTCGCCCCGACCCCGGAAGCCTTCCTCGACTCGGTGACCAAGCTCACCGCGACGGTGGAGGCCCAGAACCAGAAGATCGCCGACCTCCAGTCGCGGGCCGACCAGGCCGCGGCCGAGGCCCGCAAGAGCCCGTTCGGGGCCCCCTTCGCCCGGACCGGCGAGAGCGCCCTGACCAGCCGCGGGTACAGCTACCTGAAGGCCTTCGGCCTGATCGCCGGCCAGATCGACGAGGCGAACGCCAAGGTCGAGGCCGACCTGGCCCGGAAGATGAAGGAGTACCACTCGGGCCTGGCCGGGTACAAGCCGGCCCAGCCGAAGAGCGTCATGCTCCCCCTGGGGGCCGAGTTCATCGTCAACGACGCCGGCCTGGCGGCCGAGGCCCGCGACGTGGTCAAGGCCGGGACGACCGCCTTCACCCCGGACGACGTGGCCGAGGTCCGGCGGAAGATGTACGAGGCCGGGGCCCGCAAGGCCCTGAGCTGGCTGGACGACTCGAGCGTCGGGACCCTGGTCGGCCCCCCGGTCATGGGCGAGCTGATCGAGCTCCTGCGGAACAACGAGGTCTTCCTGGCGGCCGGGTGTCGGGTCATCCCCATGCCCCCGACCGGGCGGATCACCTGGCCCCGGCACACGAGCGGGATGACCGGGTACCACGTGGGCGAGGGGGTGGCCATCACCGAGAGCGCCCCGGGGACCGACGACCTGACCCTGACGGCCAAGAAGCTGACCGTCCTGGGCAAGGTGAACAACGAGCTGTTCCACTTCGCCTCGATCGCCATCGAGCAGTTCCTCCGGATGGACATGGCCAAGACCCTGTCCCTCAAGATGGACAAGACCCTGCTCGAGGACGCCGGGAGCCAGACCACCCCGAAGGGGCTGATCAACTACGCCATCCAGTCGCACACGTCCACCGACCCGGGGACCACGACCGACGGGTACCGGTTCCAGCCCAAGGACGTCTGGCAGATGATCGCCAAGGTGGAGGAGCGGAACGCCCAGTTCAACGCCTTCGTCATGCGGCCCCTGCTGTACGCCAGCCTGGTGAACAAGCGGGCCGACGCCATCACCGCCGGGGACGGGCAGGGCCAGTTCCTGTTCAACATCGTCCGCGACGCCGGGACCGACATGAGCCCCGAGCGGCTCAAGAAGGGCAACCTGTCCGGGTACCCGGTCCTCAAGACCACCCAGGTCCGGACCACCTCGGCCAAGGGGTCGGCCACCGACCTGACGTACGCCGTCGGCGGGGACTTCACCGACTACGTCCTGGCCATGAGCCCGGCCATCGAGTACGCGGTGACCAACTCGGGCGACACCCCGTTCGTCAACGACCAGACCTGGTTCAAGGGGGTCACCTACTACGACGGCGCCCCCCGCCACCTGGAGTCCTTCGTCTGGTGTGAGGACCTCATCCAGAGCTTCTAAGAGGGGCCCCGACGTCGGGGGAGGTCCGTCCGACGGCCCCCCCGACCCCCCTCCCGCCGTCCCCAGAAACCCCTCCCCCGCCCGGTTCCGCGGCGGGCCCTCCCCCCAAGTCCTCCCCTCGCGGAGCCCCTCCCCCATGTCTGCCCACCCGCTCGCCGACCTCGAAAACCACGTCGTCAAAGGCTTCTCGATCCACTCGACGATCGCCACCGACACCACGACCAACGGGACCGCCGTCGACATGGGCGACTCGGACGGCCCGGTGTACGGGATCGTCTCGATCGGGAACTCGGGCGACGCCTCGACCACCATCCAGGTCAAGCTCCAGGAGTCCGACGCGTCCGGCGGGACGTACACGGACGTGTCCGGGGCGACCGTCAGCCTGGCCGCCTCGGCCACGGCCAACGACAACACCGTCGACATCCTCAAGGGCCTCCGGACCAAGCAGTACGTCCGGGCCGTCGTCGTCACCGCCGGGGGCGGGACCCCGTCCGTCCCGATCGCCGTCCAGGTGTGGAGCCAGCGCAAGTACGGCCGGACGAACACCGGCTACTCGACCACGTGATGACCGCCGGGCCCGGTTCGCCCGCCGGGCCCCCGGCCGCCCGTCTCGATTCTTGGGAATCGAGACGGGCCCCCCGGAAGGGAGCTTTGGGCTCCGCCGCCGGCACCCTCAAAAGTCCGCGGCGATCGGTTCGACCCCGGAACTTCCGGCTCTGAAATGGCCCTCCTGACCGCCGACGAGTACCGGACCTACGCCGGCCTGACCGAGGCCCAGGCCCCGGACGCCCGGTACGAGGCCCTGTGCGAGGCCGCCGGGGCGGCCGTCGAGGCCTACTGTAAGCGGTCCTTCGAGCGGGCCACCGTCACCGAGTACCACACCGGGGACGGGACGAGGTACCTCAAGCTCCGCCGCCGCCCGGTCGTCTCGGTCACCACCGTCCACTACGACCGGGCGGCCAACTACGGGGACACCTCCGGGGCCTTCGCCGCCGACACCCTCCTGGAGGAGGGCGTCGACTACGCCCTCGACCCGAACGACACCGGCCTGCTCCTGCGGGTCCACGGGACCTGGGCCGAGGCCCGCCGCCGGGCCGACCCGGACTACCTGGCCCGCGAGCGACAGCCGACCCCCGGCGAGATCCGGGTGGTCTACGTCGGCGGGTACGACCCCCTCCCGGCCGACGTCAAGCTGGCCTGCGCCCAGCTGGTCACCCACACGGCCCGCCTGGCCCAGTACGGCGGGCGGGTCATCAGCGAGCGGCTGGGCGACTGGTCCTACGCCTTCGCCCCCACCCTCCTGGCCGGCCCGGCCGAGCTCGGCTCGGCCCGCCAGCTCCTGGCCAGGTACCGCGAGATCCCCTGGTAGCACACGGCCCTTAGCCCGGTCTAAAGGCGTCGGACCCTTGACTGCGGTCGACCCCCGGGCGGGCCCCCTCTCCCATGCCCCCCTCCGCCCTCTTCCTGACCAAGACGGTCACCCTCCAGCGGCCGACCTTCACCCGGGACGCGGCCGGCGGGAAGGTGCCCGCCTGGGCCGCCGTCGCGGACGCGACCGACCTCCCGGCCGCCGTCCAGCCCCTGACCAGCCACGCCCGGCTGGCCTACGCGGCCCGGCAGATCGAGGCCACCCACGCCGTCTACCTGGGGGCCGACCCGGGCCTCCGCCGGGGCGACCGCCTGGCCGTCTCGGACGGCCGGTACCTCCTGGCCGAGGGGGCCCTGGACGCCGGCGGGGCCGGCCGCCTGTACAAGCTCCCGTGCCGGGAGGTGTTCGAGTGAACCCGGTCCGCACGTCCGTCCTCGAGGCCGTCACCGCGGTCCTGACCGAGGACGAGCTGGCCGGCGGGGCCCTCAGCCGGGCCCTGCCCGGCGGGGTCTGGACCGGGGAGATCCCCGAGGGCCTGGCCGTCCCCCTCCCGGCCGCCGCCGTCGACGCGACCGGGGCCGGCTGGGAGTTCACCACGGAGGGCCCGGACCTGGAGCGGACCCGGCTGGCCGTGGCCGTGTTCGCCGAGTCGGCCGCCGCCGTCGACGCCCTCCTGGACCGCCTCCAGGCCTTCCTGTTCGCGGCCGAGTTCGCCTTCGCCGGGGCCGACGAGCTCGTGTACTTCGTCCCCGACGGCCGGGCCACCCGGGCCGAGACCCTCCGGTCCCCGGCCGGGCAGACCGTGTTCGCCGGCGACCTCGCCTTCGACTGCGCCCTCTTCCGCCACTAACCCGAGCCCCCGCCGCCCATGGCCACCAAGACCCTCACCGCCTCGGCCCGGGCCGGGCTGAACTGGACGTACACCAACTCGGACACGTTCGGGGACACCGAGTTCGCCACCGGGTTCTCGTTCTCCGACTCCCTGGCCACCGGGACGGGGGCCGACCAGGCCGACCGCCTGTACGTCGGGAGCCACACGATCGCGGCCAGCGGGACCCTGGACCTGGACCTGGCCGGGAGCCTGGCGGACGTGTTCGGGGCCACCCTCACGTTCGCCCGCGTCAAGGCCGTCCTCGTCACCTTCCAGTCGGACAACACCGGGAGCGAGGTCGGGGTCGGGGCGGCCGCCTCCAACCAGTTCTACGGGTTCTTCAACGCCGCCACCGACCAGGAGAAGGTCCACTCGTCCGGGTGCTTCTTCAAGTGGCGGGCCGACGCCACCGGGTGGGCGGTCACGGCCGGGACCGGGGACCTCCTCCGGGTGACCAACCTGGACGGGACGAACGCGGCCAAGATCAACGTCGCCATCATCGGGGCCTCGGCGTAACGCCCGGCCGAGCCGCCCACCTCCCTAGCCCCGGGACCCGCCCATGCCCCCCATCTCCACCCGGAACGCCCGCGTCACCGTCACCAACCAGGTGACCAGCCAGTCGGCCAACATCCTAGCCACCCGGTGGGTCGTCGAGGTCAAGGCCGACGAGATCGACACGACCACGTTCGAGTCCGGGGGGTACGCCGAGTTCCTCCCGAGCTACGTCCAGGCGGACATCTCGGTCGACGGGTTCTACGAGTCCGGCGGGTCCCCGTTCGCGTACGACGCCGGGGTCGACCTGTGCTGCGCCGGGAGCTACGTGGCCCTCGACCTGTACTCCCACCGGACCGGGGCCGCCGGGACCGACGGGTTCTTCTTCCCGGCCGCCTACATCCTCACGGCGTCCGGGGCCACGGCCGTCCGGGACGCCGCCCGCGTGTCGTTCACGGCCAAGAACGTGGGCTCCTTCACCTACCCCGGCGGGGTCACCTTCGCCGGCGTCGACGAGGTCTAATGAGCACGGTCGCCCGGAGCCTGGGCAAGGGCTCCCTGTTCGAGTTCGAGGGCAAGAGCTACACGGCCTCGCCGTGGACGTACGACGTCCAGGCCGAGTACGAGAAGTGGCTCATCGCCCGGTCCTTCGCCGACCTCCGGGCCGCCGCCGGCGAGCTCGGGGCCGAGTACGAGGACGAGCGGGCGGCCCTCCGCCGGGACGTCAACGCCGGGGTGTACGAGTTCGGGTCGGACCTGGTCCGCCGGTCGGTCCTGTCCGGCCGGGGGGTCAAGAAGCTCCTGTACCTGTGCCTGGCCTACGCCCACCGGCACGAGCCGGGCCGGGTGACCGAGGCCCTGGTCGACCGCCTGGAGAAGGACCCGGCCGCCTGGCCGGTCGCCGTCCAGGCCATGTGGGACGCGAACGCCGACCCTTCCCCCCCGCCGGCGGGGGAGCCGCCGGCGGCCGCGGCCTGAGCCGGGACAAGGTGTTCGCCCACCTCCGCCGGGAGTTCGGCCTGACCACCCGCGAGATCGGCGAGCTCGACCCGGTGGTCGTCCGCCACCAGTACCTGTCCCGGCCCGACGAGGCCGGGGAGGTCGACCTGAAGGACCTCCTCCGGGAGGCCCGGGCGGCCGACCCGGTGTGGGAGGCCATGCGGGTCGGGCGGACGCGGGCCGAGGCCGAGGCGGCCGTCGCCGCCCGCCCCCGGCCGGGCCCGCCGAAGCCGCCCCCCAAAACGGCCCCCCGGGGCCGCCGGAAGCCCCGCTAGAGACCCCCGAGGAGAGCCCTCCCCAAAAGCCCGGCCGCTTCACGGCCGGGCTTTTGTCGCTCCGCCCCCCATGCCCACCGGGAACCCGTTCAAGCCGAAGGCCGTGGGGTACAGCGCCCCGACCGACCCGGTCGGCAAGCTGAACGTCCTGTTCGACAAGATGGCCGCCTCGGTCGAGAACCTGTACCACGGGTTCCAACACCTGGGGGACGCCGTCAAGGCCATGGACCGGATGGCCAGCCGGGTGGCCTTCCTGTCGGTCGTCGCCGCCGGCCCCCGGTCGAACGTCCCGTACGACCTCCGGGACGTCCTCCGGGCCCAGGGGGCCCGGCCGGGCGGGAGCCACCAGCAGGCCTTCGGCCGGAACCCCGTGTCCCCGGTCGCCGGCCCGGGGTCCCCGCCGCCCCTCCCCGGCCGGCCCCCCGTGGGGTCCCCGGCCAACGGCCTGCCCAAGGGGACGTGGTGGGTCAAGGTCCCGCCCCCGCCGGCCCCCCCGAAGGGGCCGCCGCCCCTGCCCCCGCTCGGGCCGGGCGGCCAGCCCGCCGGGGGCCGCCGCCCGGACCTCAGCGGCCCGCTGAACAAGGCCGCCTTCGGGTCGGCCCTGGCCTCGGCCGCCCTGCTCAAGGCGTCGAGCCCGCTGGCCACCGACACCCTCATGAAGTCCCTCGAGCTGGCCCTGGCCAAGCTCGGGCGGGGGACCGTCGGCCCGTCCGGGGCCCTGTCCCGGAACCTCCAGGGGGTCGGCCAGTGGGCCGACCGGAACCCGGGCCTGGCCGACCTGGTCGGCAAGCTCGCCGTCCTGACGGCCGGGGTGACGGTCGCCGCCCTCGGCGTCAACATCCTGGCCAAGGCCGCCGCCAACGCCTCGGCCGCCCTGACCTGGCTGGCCGCCTCGGCCCGCGGGCCGGGCGGGCTCCCGGTCCCGTCCCCGACCGGGCCTAAGGGCCCGGTCGGGGGCCTGGCCGCGAACGTGGCCGGGGGGGCCGCCGGCGGGGTGGCCACCAGTGGGCGGTTCGCCCGGCTCCGGTCGCTGGCCGGCCGGGCGGGTCCGTTCGCGGCCCCGGTCGCCGCCGCCCTCGACGCGTACGACTCGTACGACCTGGCCCGGAACGACACCGAGAGTGCGGTCCACAAGGGGATCAGCCGGGGGCTCCCGTCCACCCCGATCTACAGTTCGACGTACGGGGTCACGGACGCCGGTAAGGACCTGGCCAAGTGGGGCCTGCGGAACTTCGCCGGGTACTCCCGTAAGGAAGTGGACGACGCCCAGTCCCGGATCGACGAGGCCTTCGAGTCGCTCAACCCGTTCGCCAAGTCCAACCCGACCAAGGGGGCGGGGAAGGGCGGCCACCTGACCGCCCTCCCGCCCATGACCCCCCAGATCCTCGGCGTCGACGAGGTCTGGAAGAGCGTCCAGCTCTCGGCCCTGGCCGACCCCCTCCAGCAGGAGATCGACCGGGAGCAGATGGCCAACGACCAGAAGGCCATGGCCGACGCCGTCACCACCGGGATGCTCAACTACGACCAGCAGAAGGGGAAGGACCCGGCCGCCCGCCGCTAGGGGACGAGCCCGTAGTGCCGGCGGACGTACCCGTCGTCCCGCGGGGTGGCCGCCCGGGCCCGCCGCTCGAACGGGTCGAAGACGACCTCGACGTGCCGCCCCGGGCCCCCGCCCAGGCGGTTCAGGTAGACGAGGCTCGCGCCCCCCTCGGCCCGGCGGACGGTGTGGTCCGCCGGGCCGAGGAGGCCGACCACCTCGGCCTCGGTCTTCCCGGCCACCAGCCCCCACGCCTCCCCCGGCGTGTACCCCGTCCGGGCGTCCTTGGCCGCCCGGACGGCCACGGCCCCTCCGACCAGGACCCCGCCCAGGAGGAGGCCCCCCAGGCCGACGGCCAGGGGGAGGGGGATCCGGCGGGGCCGGGTCGCGGTAGTCAAGTCTTCCTCGGGTCGGGGGTTTCGTCCCCGGCCATCTTACCACCCCACTTTGCCCCGTGTCCACCCTCACGGTACAGCCGACCGGCGAGACGGTGACCTTCAAGGAGGTCCCCGGGTCCCAGGAGTTCTCCTTCTCGGGGAACGCGTTCGCCCTCCGGCGGACGTTCCAGACCCGGCACTCCGAGCGGTTCGCCTTCATCCGGGGCATGCTCGGGACGGCCCGGGTCGTCGACAAGGGGGCCCTCGTCCCCAAAATCGAGCGGTTCCCGGCCGTCGGGTTCACCCAGCTCGTGGACGCCCGCCCGGAGGGCCCCCAGCCGTTCCTCTACCCGGTCGGGGTCGAGCGGTCGACGGGGGTGGCCCCGACCCGGACGACGACGGCCGGCCGGTCGGTCGGCGGGGTGGCCGGCGGGCGGTACAACGACCCGGCCGTGTACAGCCGGGCCCACACCACCCTCCTGTACGACGCCCCGACGTACAAGGTCCTGGCCGACGACAAGTGCCCGCGGGGGACCCTCCGGGCCAAGAGCCCGCCGGCCGAGCCGACCCTGGTCACGTCCCTGACCGCGGCGTCGGCCGAGGAGTCGACCTACGTGTACACCGGGGCCGGCCACCGGCTCGAGTTCCACCGGTACACGACCCGGATCACCCAGCCGCTGACCGAGGCCGTCCGGATCCCGGCCAACTGCTACCACTTCGTCGAGGGGCTGTTCCTGGGGGCGGCCGCGGACTACGCCCCGGCCCCCCGCCAGCCGTTCAACTCCGGGGCCTTCACCCTCGTCCCCGGGCTCGAGGTGACGTACGTCTGGCACCAGGTCCCGGCCCTGGTCCAGCCGTGGGAGGACGACAGCGGGTGGCTCTACCCGGACCGGTCGGGGGTGACCGGCGGGCGGGGCACCCGGCCCGAGCTGGTCGGGGCCTGCTACACCCACGTCGGGACGACCAACGCCCGGTGGTTCGACGGGTTCCCGCCGGGGACGCTCTTGCTGACGGCCGTCGAGGCCCGGATGTACCGGTGGGTCGACGGGACCCGGATGGTGGACTACACGTACCGGATGAAGCTCCACAACCCCCAGGACACGTTCCTGTCCGGGGCGAGCTACCCGTACACGGGGCCGGTCTCGGGCGCCGGGCACGTCCAGACCCGGACCACCTTCACCGAGTTCAGCCCCGTCGGCCTGAACTACTTCCTGCGGCTGTCGCCCCCGGCCAAGGACGGGTCCACGACCGTCTACATCGAGCCGTACTGGAGCCTGGTCACCCACAACGGCCTGCCCCTGGAGCAGGGGGGCAAGCCCGTCATCCCGTACCGGGACTTCGAAGACCTTTTTATCCCGTACTCGCGCTCGCATATGTGCCGGTACTACCGGACCGCTACTCTTACCCCACTCTTTGACGAGGCGGGCACGTAGGCCCCGCCCCCTTAGGCGTTTTCCCATCCGCCCCCTCCCGCCCGCCCCCTTCGACCCCCGGAACCCCGCCGCCCGGTCCGACCTGGACCGGCTCATGGCGGCGGCCGGCCGGGCCGCGTCCCTCATGGGCCCGGACCTGATCGCCGGCGGGTTCGGGCCCACCCCGGTCCCGCCCGAGCGGTTCGGGCTGGTCCTGGCCGTCATCAAGGCCCGGTCGGCCGCCGCCCCGTACGAGTACGAGTGGGCCCCGGCCACCCTGGGGGCCGACCTCGTGGCCGCGGAGACGGCCGGGGCCGGGTACGGCGGGTTCCGGACGGCCGACGGGCTGTACCAGACCCCGGCCGTCGACCCGACCGACCCGGACGGGGTGGACCCGTGGGAGGAGGACGACGTCGTCTTCCTCCAGTGGGACGAGGCCAGCCGGACGTACCTGATCGTCGGGGCGGACGGCCGAACGGCCGTCGAGGTCGGGGAGCCGTTCTGCGGGTCCGGGTCCGGGTGTAGCGGCGAGAGCGCCGGGTCCGGGGGGCTCGAGGACTGGTGGCGGCTGGAGCCGGACGTGGCCACCCTCACCCTCGCCCAGGCCGAGCGGATCTGGTTCTGGGACGCCAACGCCTGACCCATGAGCGACCACCGCCGCCTGATGAAGTACGTGGGCGAGCGGGACGGCCGCCCGGTGTACCTGGGGACCACCTGCCCGGGCGGGGACCGCCGGCTGATCCGGGACACCGGGCTGACGTACGCCGGCCGGCGGGTGTTCGTGTCGGCCGAGTGCGAGGCCGACGGCCCGGCCGCCCTCCTCAAGTACGTCGGGGAGCGGGACGGCCGCCCGGTCTACGTCGGGGCCTGCTGCCCGGGCGAGCTGGGGTGCTGCGGGGCGACCGGGCGGACCTCCCTGACGATGACGTTCCACCAGGGGGCCCTGGACGGGTTCTCCCTGGCCCTGGGCCAATTAGCCCCCGGGACCGAGCAGTGGGGCGGGTCGTTCAACCCCAGCTTCGTCGGGTCGAGCCCCCAGTTCCTGTGCCTCGGGGGGACGGCCGACCCCGAGCCCCGGTTCCACATCACCGTGACGTGCGTCTCGGACCAGTACGTCGTCCAGCTGGCCACCAGCCCGGGGTACTGCCTGGGCTCCCCCGTTTTCCCGATCGAAAGCGAGACCGTGTCCTGTGCCCCCCTGCACATCCAGGGCGGGTTCGGGCTCACCTGTGCCGAGTGCTTCTACTCCTACACGGGCGGGGACCCGCCCAACCTGACCTTCGACATCTTCTAACCGTGGCCCGCCCCTGCCAGCTCAAGCACCCGGCCCCCGCCCCCGGGTGCGCGATCTGCGACGCCTACCTGGCCCGGCCGGACCTCCGGGCCCTGTGGGACGGCGACCGGGCCCGCGTGTGGGGGGCCGGGGGGGACACCCTGCGGGGGTCCCGGTTCCGCCTGGACTGCGTCCACAAGGGGCCGGTCGCCCGGACCCTGGCCGGCGGGTGTGGGGCCTGCCGGGTGTACGGGTGCGCCGTCAAGGGCGAGTGCCTGACCGTCCCCCACCGGCTCGGCCCCGGCCTCCCGGACTGCCAGGCGTGCGACCGGTACCGGCCCCGCCCGCCCGCCCCCGAGGCCCCCGGCCTCCTGGTGACCGGCGGGATCGGCGACCTGTTCGCCGTCGAGGCCCGGATCCCGCCGGCCGGCCGGGCCGCCCTCGAGCAGGCCCACTACGCGGCCCCGGCGGCGGCCGAACTCCGGGAACTCATGGCCGCCCTCCCGAACTACCCCCGGCTCCGCCTCCACCGCGTCCTCCCGACCGGGCGGCGGACCCACTACTCCCGGCGGACCGTCGAGCGGCGGCACGGCAAGCTCCCGCCGGGGGTCGAGGACTACTCGATCGGGGCCCGGTTCCCCATGAACCTGCCGCTCGTCGGGTCGAGCTTCCTGGCCCACCGGGTGGCCGCCCCCGAGCTCCCCCCGGTCCCGTACGTGGTCCTCGTCCCCCACTCGACCTGGGGGCAGTGGGCCGACCGTAACTTCAACCCGGCCGACTGGGCCGCCTGCCTGGCCTTCCTGGACGCCCGCGGCCTGTACGGGGTGGTCCTGTGCCGGGAGCGGCTCCCCCTCCCGGCCCACCCCCGCCTGCTCGACTGGCAGGGGCGGACGTCGATCCTCGAGTCGGTCGAGGTCCTCAAGGGGGCCGAGGGGTACCTGGGGATCGACTCCTGCCTGTCGGTCCTGGCCGCCGGGCGGTTCCCGGCGACCCGGCTGGCCGTCAAGGGGCACGGGGCCTGGCTGTTGGCCAACCTGCCCAACTACTACGCCCCGCACACGGCCTTCCCGTTCGTCACCCGCCACCTGACCCCGCCGGCCTGGGAATGAGTTACGCCCCGGCCTACGCCGACTACTGCTGGGACCCGGCCGGCCGGGGGTTCCGCCAGCGGGACCTGGCCGTCACCGCCGCCTACGACCGGGACTACCTGGACTACTACCGGCCCATCGACGACAAGGTCCGGGCCCTGGCCGCCGCCCGCGCCATGCTCCTGTCGGCGTGCGTGCCCGCGCGGGGGCGGCTCCTGGACTTCGGGTGTGGGACCAACCGGGTGGCCGAGGCCGCCCGCGGCCTCGGGTGGGACGCCTGGGGGTACGACCTGGCCCCCGGCGGCGGCCCCCGCGTCGCGGACCCGTTCGCCGGGCCGTGGGACGCGGTCACCCTCTTCGACGTCCTCGAACACCTGCCCGGGCCGGACGCCGTGGTCCGCCGGCTGGACGCCGCGTACGTCCTGGTGTCGGTCCCGTGGTGCCACCGCCCCCACGACCCGGTTTGGTTCATGGGCTGGAAGCACCGCAAGCCGGGGGAGCACCTGTGGCACTGGGGGCGGCACTCCCTCGACCTGTTCTTCCACACCCTCGGGTACCGCCCGGTCCTGCACGGGGCCCCCGAGGACGCCTGGCGGCCCAACCCGGACCAGCCCGAGCCCAACATCCTGACCGCGGCGTACGCCCGGCGGTAGGCCCGGCCTCAGGGGGAGCCCCACACGCTCCCGGCCCGGTCCCCGGCCGCCGTGCGGACCCCGACCGATTGCTTCGCCCCGACCAGTTTGGCCGGCCCCCAGGTGATCGTCCCGGCCGGCGACGGGGGCAGGGCCGGGAGCGGGGTCACGGTCCCGGCCGGCTGGTGGCCGGGGAAGTGGGTGATCGGCGCGGCGTACCCGGTCAGGACCGGCCCGCCCCCGAGCCCGTAGTAGGTCGTGCTCACCAGCCGGCGGACCTCGGGGCGGCTCACCCCGCCCTGGGTGACGACCACCTCGACCTCGTAGGTCCGCTCCCAGGCCGCCGTGTACACCAGCCCGCCGGCCCCGCCCGCGTACTCGGCCGCGGTCCACCCGAGGGCCAGCATCACGGACTGGGGCGGGACGACGCCCCGCCCGGTGGCCGGGTCGAAGAAGGTCTGCCCGGCGGCCGGGCCGGCGGCCAGGCAGAGGATCGTGAGCGTCAGGGAGCGGGCCATCGGGGCCTCCGGGGTGGGGTGAAGTCCGGCCCCATCCTACCACCACTTTGGCCCCCGCGGTAGGGGCCCGGGCGGGTTTCCCGGCGGGCGTCTGAACTTCTAGGGCACGGCCCGAGAGGACGGTGGCGGATGGACTGGCTCCCCCTGGCCGTGGCCGGCCTGGCCCTCCTGGTGGCCGCCGGCGGGTCCCTCCTGGCGGCCGGCGTGGCCGTGTTCGTGTGGGCCGGCGGCCGGCCCCGCCCCCCGGCCCCGAGCCAGGTGACCGTCATTGTCACCCCGGAGACCGGGTGGGAGTTCCTGGCCGCCCCGGCGGCCGGGGAGGACGACGGGGAGGACGACGACGGCCCCCCGTGGACGAACCGCTTCTCGGACAACTGACCGGCCCGCATTCCCCCGTACCCGCCAGGCCCGCATGAACCTCGGCCCCGACGCCCAGCTGACCCTCACCCTGGGCACCCTCGTCGCCGTGGCCGGGTTCGTCTGGCGGTTCAGCTCCCGGTTCGCCGCCCTGGAGCTCAAGGCCAACACCGTCTGGGACTACCTGATGCGCCGGGGGGAGGCCGAGGGCCTGCGGGTCGGGGCCCTGACCAAGAACTCCCCGGTCTCCCTGACGGACGGGGCCCGCGAGCGGCTCGCCCCCCTGGAGGCCGACCTCAAGGCCTGGTACCGGCGGGCCGGGCGGAAGCTGGTCGACCGGGACCTGTCGGCCGCCCTCGAGAAGGAGTTCGGCCAGCGGATCGCCGACTGGGTGGCCGTCCCCCACGGGCTCCACCAGGGGACGTGCCTGCTGGCCGCCGTCCTCCTGTGCCGGGAAGTCGACTCGGAAACCCCCTAGCCCCCTCGCCCCGCCCATGCCCTACGCCCTCGGCCGCAAGGCCCCCGACCCGCACAAGCTCGTCAAGGCCATCCGCCTGAAGGACGTCCTGACCGGGTACGTCCCGGTCCACCCGCCGACGGCCGACTACATCAAGGGCCTCCGGTTCGGCCTGTACGCCAACGACAAGTTCGGGGTGTGCGGCCCCTGCTCGGTGGCCAACGCCCGGATCCTGGTCACCTCCCGGCTGACCCCGGACGCGGTCCACACCCCCGGCCTCCAGGACGTCTACGCCCTGTACCGCCAGTCCGGGAACCCCCGGTTCGACCCGAAGACCGGGGCGGACGACGACGGGGTGGTCATGCAGGTGATGCTGGAGGCCCTCCTGAAGAACGGGATCGGCGGGGTCAGGCCCCTCGGGTTCGCCCGCCTCGACCCGGACGACCTGGACGAGCTGGACGCGGCCATCGCCCTGTTCGGCCAGGTCCTCTACGGGGTCGACCTCCAGGCCCACAACGAGGCCGAGACCGACCGCGGGACCTGGACCTACCAGCCCGGGGCCGGGCCGTGGGGCGGGCACGCCGTCCTGGCCGGGGCCTACCCGGCCGACGACGGGAACGACGTGGTCACCTGGGCCAAGCGGGTCCGGTGCACCGACCGGTTCCTCAAGGAGCGGCTGGGCGAGGCCTGGGTGGTCATCTGGCCCGAGCACCTCCGGGACGACGCCTTCCTCCGGGGGGTCGACCTGCCCGAGTTCGCCCGCGCCTACGAACAGCTGACCGGCCGGAAGTTCCCGGCCCCCGTCGTCCCGCCCGTCGTCCCGCCCGTCGCCCCGCCGGTGACGCCCCCCGTAACCCCTCCCCCGGAAGTGAAGCCCATGGTCCTCAACGGTCACGTCCAGACCCCGATCGGCAAGTGGCCGGTCGCCCTGTCCGACAAGGTCGCCGCCGACGCCGTCGTCCGGCTCGAGCTCCCGCCGGCCCTCCAGGGCCTGCTGGAGAAGTACGGGAGGGTCGTCCTGGCCGTCCTCAAGAAGAACCTCCTGGCCCTCCTGACCGGGAAGAAGGACTGGAAGGACGTCCTGTGGGAGGCCCTCGAGGCCGTCCTGGCCGAGGACCTCGTCTAACCCCGCCCGAGGCCCGCGTGCGATTCCTCCCCGCCCTGACGGCCCTCCTGCTCGCCGCCGGCCACGCCTGGGCGTGGCCGGCGGCGGCCCCCGCCCCCGCCAAGGGGGGCAAGGCCCCGAAGGTCCGCCTGTTCGTCCCCGAGCCGACCCACCCGGACGCCGACCTGGGGCTCGTCCTGGCGTACCTGGAGGCGGCCTCGCCGGAGGTCCGGCCGTACCTCGTCTTCTTCGCCTTCCCCGAGGTCCCCGGCGAGGTCCTCGGCCGGGTGGTCACCACCTGGCGGTACGCCGTCAACAAGGTGTCCACCAGCCCGGGGGTCGTCCGCGGGGCGGAGGTGCCCGGGTCCGGGGGGCGGCTCTGGGCCGTCGACTACCGGGAGCCCCGGTGGAACCTGCCGGCCGTCCTGGCCGTGGCCGCCCGCGACCGGCGGTACCGGGAGCCCCACGTGTCCCCGGCCCTGGCCCGGCGGCTCCGGGAGCTGACCGGGGGCAAGCAGGACCCCAAGACCTTCCACCTGGGGGTCGTCCTCCCGGGGGCCTGGTTCGCCCGCGAGGTCCTCGAGACCGACCGGAGCCCGGCCTACTACGACCTGCTGTACGCCGGCGAGCGGTTCGGCGGGGCGGCCCCGGGGTGGGCCCCGTACGACACGACCGTGACCGCCGACCGGACCCCGGTCGGGGACCTGTCCGGGGCCTTCAAGGCGGCCCTCACGAGGGGACAGGCCGTCCGGGTCACCCACCAGACGGACAACCCCAAACTCGTGTACGTGGCGGCCGGCGGGCTCGAGGGGTACTGCCGGGCGGCCGACCTGGCCCCGGCCCCGGCCGGGCCGGCGGCCGCCCGCGACTTCCCGGCCACGGACAGGGACTTCGACAAGAAGTGGGGGGCGGCCGCCGCCCGCGACTTCCTCAAGGCCGAGAAGCTCCGGGTGGCCGTCGGGGCGGTGGTGGCCGGGGCCAAGAGCGACCCGGTCCGCGGGTCGTACGTGGCCTACCAGGACCGGGTCCTGTACCTGCTCCAGACGCCGCTGGGCGTCTACATGCGGACGTTCGACAGCCTGAAGACCGCGGGCAAGAGGAACTACGCCGACAAGGACCAGGTCCGCCGGGTCCTCCTCGAGGACCTGGAGTTCGACGCCGGGGAGTTCCTGGCCAGCATGCCCAACGGCCTCCAGGCCGCCCTCCTGACCGACGGGAACGGGAAGCGGGTCGAGTTCGCCGACTCCCGCGTGGCCCGGAACACCCGCGACCCGGTGGACGTGACGGTCAAGACGAGTATCGCCTGCGACGTCTGCCACGCCCCCCAGTACGGGGTCCTGGCCCCGACCAACAACAAGGTCCTGGAGGCCATCGGCCGGGGGGTCCGCCTGCTCGACAAGGACCCCGAGGTCCGGGCCGAGCTCGAGGGGTTCTTCAAGGGGCTGGACGCCAGCCTGCCGGTCTGGCGGGTCCGGTACCAGGTGGCCCTGGTCGGGGTGACCGCCTCCCCGGCCGACCCCAAGGGGTGGACCGGCCAGCGGCTGGCGGCCGAGCTCCTGGCCTTCCGGGACGGGTACGACGCCCCGGTCGGCCCGGACCAGGCGGCCGCCGAGCTCGGGTACCCCAAGCTCGCCGTGATCCTGGCGGCCCTGGTCGACGGGTCGGTCGACGCCGGGAACCTGGTGGCCGGCGGGCACGTCCCCCGGACCGTCTGGGACGAGGACCTCCTGCCCCGGCTGGCCCTCGTCCTGTCGGCCGCCCGCCGGGGCGAGAGCGGGGACGACTGGCTGGACTGCTGGGTCCCGGAAATGACTCTGACCACGCCCCCCGAGGGACGCCGCCCATGAAGACCCTGTTCACGTATTTCGTCCCGGCCGGCCTCGCCGGCCTCCTGGTCGCCGTCCCGGCGCCCGCCGACGGGTGTCGGGCGGTCCAGGGCCGCGGCTTCTACCCCGCCCCGGTGGTGACCGCCGCCCACGGGCACGGGTACGCCCACCCGTACGCCGTCCCGGTGGCGGTCATCCCGAGCACGTTCTACAGCGTGGCCCCCGAGATCGCCCTGGCGGCCGTCGTCCAGGCGGCGGCCGACCAGGCGGCCCGGAAGGCCAAGGGGGACCCGGCGGAGGTGGAGGCGGCCGTCGAGCGGGCCCTCCTCCGGGTCCTCCAGGCCCAGGGGCCGGGGCCGAAGCCCCCGGCCGTCCCGCCGGCGAAGAACGACGACCCCGGCCTGGGGCCGCCGCTGGCGGCCGGGCCGGCCAAGGACGCGGCCGCGGCCGTCCAGAAGGTGGTCAACGCCTCGTGCCTGAAGTGCCACGGGAAGGCCGACGACCTCGACCTGACCGACGTGACCCGGCTCGACGAGAAGGGCACCGCCCGCATGCTCAAGCGGGTGATGACGACCGGCAAGGGCCGGATGCCCCCGAACGGGGCGAGTGTCGAGGGGGACGCCCTCGAGGCGTTCCACGCCCTGGCCCTCGAGGCCGAGAAGACCTCCGCCAAGTAACCAACTCCTTGAAAGGGAGACGCCCATGAAGATCGTGACGAGTGTGTGTGCGGTGCTGGCCCTGGCCGGGGTGTCCCTGGCCGACTGCCACGCCGTCAGCGGCCGGTTCAACGCCGGGTACGGCGGGGCCGTGGCCCTGTCCGGCGGGTTCTACGCCCCGCCGGTGGTGACCGTCAGCCCGGTCGTCAACGTCCAGGCCGGCCCCTGCGACTACGCCGGGGACGCCGGCCTCGGCCCGGTCCTGGCGGTCGGGGCCGGCGGGTACGGGTACGGCGGCGGGTACGGCCGGTTCGTAAACGCCGGGTTCGGCGGCCACGTCGGGAGCCGGTTCGCCCGCGGGAACCGCGTCCAGGTGGTCGAGCGGGTCCGGGTGGTCAACGTCCGGAACGTGCGGAACGTCCGCGGGGACGGGACCGGCGTCGTGGGCCTGGCCCGCGGCGTGGTCGGGACCGTCCGGAACGTCGGCCGGGCCCTGATCGGCCGGTAGGGCCGGGCCGGAAAGTGAAATAAAAAAGCCAGGCCCTTTCGGGGCCTGGCTTTTTTTGTCGGCCCTGGGGGCGGCCCGTGCGGCTACTCCTCGATGACGGTTTCCATATCGGACAACGGGACCTGCTCGACCTGCTCGCGGTACACCTTCACCCCGGTGGCCCGCCCCCGCGACAGGCTGACGGCCAGCCCGCGGGCGATGTGGGTTTCGGCGGCCTTGAGGGCGGCGGCCGGCAGGAGCCCGCCGCCGCGGTCGATCCAGGTGATGACGAACTCGCGGCCCATGGCCCGGAGGATGGCGGCGGCGTCGGCCACCTCCTCACACCGGCGGGCGTACTTGACGACGGTGACGAAGGCCCCGGCGGGGGGCGGGTCGGCCTCGAGCCGACACGGGGAGAAGACGACCACGGGCTGGAAGGGCATGCGGAGTCTCACGGAGAGGGAACCGAAAGTGGGGGCGACGTCGCGCAGGCGGCGGCTGGTAGGGTATCGCGGGGCGGGCCGGGGCGAAAGCCGGGTTGGTGAAAATCCGTTCACTTGGTTGGCCCGACTACGAGGAGGGGGCTGTCCGGGAACTGGTCAAGATGTCAATTTCCAGGACGGCCCTGTCGCGGTATGAGTAAAATACCGAACAACCATTCGGGGAGGGAAGCAAGTTGGCTCGAATGCACACGGCCATTTATGACGGGGGAGTAAGTTTTCCTGCCGGCGTACAACTCACACGCGAATTGGTGACACTTTGATCCGGTAAACGGAACCGGGATTGCTTGTTTCTAGCGGCCCATTCCAACCCTTCCCGTCAGGCACTCTTCCGGACCCGGCCCAGGGCGTCGCGCATGACCTTGGCCATGTCGCCGACGTGCCCGTAGGTTTCCGACACCATCCGGGTCGACGCGTGCCCCAGGAGGGCGGCCACGACGGCCTCGGTCTCGCCGCCGGCCAGGGCCTCGGAGGCGAACGCGTGCCTCATCCCGTAGGGGACGAGGTCCTCCGGCAGGCCGACCCGGCGGCGGAGGGCCCGGAACCCCTCGGAGATCCGCTTGGCCTTCCCCCAGGGCACCCCGCGGGTGGTCCGGAACAGGGGCCCCGTCGGGTAGACGGCGGCCCGCTCGACGGACATGGCGAGGACCCGGTCGGTCAGGTGGACGACCCGCGGGCGGCCGGTGGCGTGGGCCGTCTTGTGGGCGGCCAGGACCCAGACGCGGGCGTCGGCCCGCAGGTCGCGGGCCTCCACCCGGATCGCCTCCCCCGGCCGACAGCCGGTGTCGAACAGGCACACCAGGACGGCCCGGAGGGCCGGGCGGGCGGCGGCCAGCAGGGTCTCGACCTGGTCGGCCGACGGCAGGACCTCGGCCCCGCGCCGCCGCCTCCGGGGGCGGCGGATCCCGGCCACGGGGGACCGGTCGAGGAGCCCCTCGGACAGGGCCCACCCGAACAGGGCGGCCAGCCGGCCGTACACGTGGTTCTGCGTCGTCGGGTTCCAGCCCGGGTGGCCGCCGACGGCCCGCTCGACGTCGGCGCGGGCCAGCGTGCCGGCGTCCCGGTCGCCGAGGGCCAGCGACACCCCGGCCAGGTAGGCCTTCGCCACCCGCCAGGTGTCCTCGGCCACCCGCCCCCGGCGGGCCTCGAGGTAGCGGTCGACCAGCCCGCGGAAGGTGACCGGGGAGGGGGGAGGGGGGACGCCGTCCCCCGGCAGGGCCGGCGGGGTGGGTAACCCAGCCCCGCCGGCCATCAGGGCGTGGAAGGCCCGGAGGGCTTGATCCCGGTCGGTCCCGAGGTCGTGGAGGACGCCCCGGATGGTCACGTACCACTTGCCCGTGTCGGTCCGGAGCCAGGGCTTCGAGGGGCGGGCCATGCGGGATCCTCCCGGGGCGTTTCCTTCGGGTTTCCTTCGGTCCCCTTCGGGTACGGTGGCAGGGGCGGCGGGACCGTCGGACCGGACATGCAGGGGATACCCGCGGGCGGGGTCGGAGTTTCAGTCGCGGCGGCCTGCTGAAACCAATCGTGGGCTACGCTGGTAACATACCCAGTGAAGACTCGGACCCGGTTTTTCCCGCGAGTTCTGACCGCTCGGCCTGGGGATTATCGGTCGCCTACGGAAGAAGTCAAGGCGTTTACTTCGGTAATTCCTCCGGCCTCCCCCGGCCGGGGGACATGCCTCCAAGTCCGCCCCTGAACAATTCGGAGCAGGGCGACGTGGGTAACCCCGAAGTCCCTGGCTACGCCCCTCAGGCTCTCCCCGGCGGCGACCCGAACCAGGGCCGTGGCCGCCGTCCGTTCGGTCAGCTTGGCCTGGCCGTGGCGGGAGCCCCTCTGTTTGGTCCCGTGGAGGTCCTTGTCGGCCTCGTTCTCCGACTTCGTCCCGTAGGTCAGGTTGTCGAGGCGGTTGTCCCACGGCTTGCCGTTCAGGTGGCGGACCTGGAGGCCCTTCGGGCGGAACTTCGGGTTCCGGGCGGCCGCCTCCTCGATCGTCCGCTGGCCGGTCGTGTACGAGCAGGTCATGATCCCGCCCACCCGGACCAGGGACCGGAAGGCGGCCCCCAGGCTCTTGTCCGATAGGCGTACGTCGTTCAGGTCGTACCACTCCCACCTCTGAACGAGGCCGGGTGGGAGGGGGATGTCTTTCGGCGGGGGCACTGGTTACTCCTGGGGCCGGTGTTCCACGGCCTCCCGGTACCACTTCTCGGTCGCCACCAGGCACTCGACCGGGTCCTCGAAGACGAGGGGCGGCCGCCGGTCCGGGGGGACCTCCACCCACACGGCCGTCGTGTCCCGCAGGTCACAGACGCCGTGCCAGGAGAAGGCGACCCACCTCTGCTTGCCCCCCGAGGACCCGCAGAACCGGGGGAACCACAGGCGGGCGGTCATGACCCGCCGGGCTTCGCGGAGGTCTCCGAGCTCGGCCTCGAGCTCGGCGTAGCTCTTCCACCCGCCCCCCGGCTGGCACCGCTGGGCGATGAATCGCTGACAGTTGGCCAGCATGGCCGCCGGGTCCCCGACGGTCGGAACGCGGGGCCCCAGGCCGAACGCGGCGTACAGCTCGTTGTCGTCGAACACGCACAGGTCGTCGGCGTGCTGGTCGTAGTGTCGGTGGACTGCCGCCCGGAGGCGCCTGTTGTCGGCCGCCAGCCGGTCGCGGTCGAAGGCCAGCCGCCGGAGGATGAGCAGACCGGCGGACGTCAGGCCGTCCCGGCTCGCTTCCAGCAGGGCCGCCACTTCCAGCTCGGTCGGTGGGGCCTGTAGGTCGTCACTCATAGGTAGGCTTTCGGGTCAGGCCGGCCACAGGACGGCGACGCTCTTCCGGGCCGGGAGGGTGATCCGGAGGTCCTCCAGGTCGTCCCCCTTCTCCTTGGAGACCTGGTACACCGGGGCGAACGAGTTCCCCTCCGGGTCCGAGCTCAGGACGACCGGGGTGGTCGGCGGGAAGGTCCTGAGGAGGGCGATCAGTTCGAAGACGGTCATGGGTGGTCCTTTCAGAGCCGACTCGCGGTTTCACGCCTCGCGGAGCCGCCGGCCAGAACTCCTGTCATCTCCCACGTCAGACGCGGACCGGCCCTTCGAGGGACGAGTTTCCCGTTCGGGACGGCCAGCTCCGTGGGTAGCCTTGGTTTCAGACTGTGCGCTTACAGCTTTACCCCGGGGGTCGCCCCCCGGGAACCGCTTCAACTCACTACCGGCCCTACCGGTCGTCTCGGGTTACCAGTCGTCGTCCGCCGTCAGGTGGATCGAGGCCTTCGTCCCGTGGTGGGTGACCTGGATCGACGTCCCGAGCGAGGTCGGGGTGAAGCTGTAGGTCAGGGCCCCGCCGCACGCCCCGTAGTAGGGCAGGAGGCCCATCTCCGCGAAGCGGTCGAACGCGGGGTCCAGCTTCTGGCGGGCGGCCACGACCTTGTCCTGCTCGTCGGCCCAGGCCCGGAGCCTGTCCCGGTGGTGGGGCTGGAGGGCGAAGGCGGCGTTCAGGCGGAGCCGGCGGGCTTCCTCGACCAGGCCCCGGACGGCCGTCATGAGCCGGGCCGCCTCGGGGGTCCCCTCGACCGCCTCGGCCGCGGCCTCGATCTTCTTCAGGTCGTCCTCGGTCATTGGACCGCCGTGTGCTGGAGGTAGGCCATAAGGCAGAAGAACCCGGGGAGGAAGGCGAGGATGAAAAAGGGGACGAATAGCCCCTCGAAGACCTCGCCCCAAAAGGATCGTTCGTAGTCGGGTCGGTTACTCACTCGGCGTCTCCTCCTCGATCAGCCGGTCTAGGCGGGTCAGGACCTCCTCCTGGTCGACGTAGTACTTGGTCGAGCACCCGGACCAGTCGTCGGGGTCGGTGCTCGACAGGCATGCCCCGTCGAACAGGTCGCGGAGGAGGGTCAGGACTTCGAGGCGGGTCACGTCACTTACTCGCGAAGAGGCACAGGAGGGTGAAGCAGATCACCGGCAGGCCCGCCAGGAAGAACAGGATGAGGTCGCTCACGCCGACACCTTCGCCTTCTTCTTGGGGGCGACCTTCTTGGCCACCTTCTTCGGCCGGGCCTGGCGGGCCAGGTACAGGAACTTCGACCCCGGCGTCTTCATCTCCTCGAGAACGGCGACGGCGGCGGCGGCGATCTTCCGGAGGTCCTTCGGGGTTCGGGCCAGGCCGAGGTAGTCCAGGATGGACCGGACGTCCCCTCCGGCCACCTCCTCCCACTCGTAGCCGACGGCCTCGACCGAATTCGAGTAGCGGGTCCACGCGTCGAGGGTGTTCTCGAACTCCGCGGCGGTCCTGGCCCCGGACAGGGCCGCCACCGCCGCCGCGTTGAGCGAGGTGTCCGCCAGGAGGTTCCGGTAAAAGCGGGCGGTGGTCCCCAGCCGCCGGTGGAGCCGCCAGAGGAAGTCCTTGCCGTCGAACTCGCCCCGGGCGGTCCCGAGCTGGGCCACGGCCAGCTCGCGGAGGCCGCGGGCCCGGTCCTTCTCCGACGCCCACTCGGTACAGTCGTTCAGCCCGATCTTGAACCAGCGGAGGGTGTCGTGGACGCACGACGGCTTGTCGCTGTGGGGCTCGCCCAGGGCGTAGCAAACGGCCGCCTCGACACAGAACTTTCCGGGCTCGGCGACGCCCATGCCCTCGACCAGGCCGTGGTCGACGACCTCGAGGACCCGGGCGACCGTCTTTTTGTCGATCTTGGCGGGGGGCAGCTTTTTCACGGCGGGATCCGGGGTTATAAGGGTGGGGGCAGTGGACCAGAGGTAATACACGCGGGGCCGGGCCTCACAGGTTCCCGAGGACGGACTTGGACTTCTTCGCCTGGGCCCACGCGCCCAGGCCCGTGCCCCAGACGGCTTCCACGAACTTCTTGAACTCGGCCCACGGGGCGGCCCTCCCCCGCTCGTACGCCGGGTACATCATGAGGACGGCCTGCTCGCAGACGCTGGCGGTCAGCTCGTAGGCCTCCGCGGGGAGGAACCCGTGGAGCCGGTCGAGGGTCCGGGACAGCCCGGCCGGGTCGGCGCGGGCGTACTTCTCGAGGGCCAGGTCCAGGGCCCGCTCCTCGCGGGCGGTCAGGCCCCCGTCGAGGAACGAGGCCCTTGGGAACAGGACGATCTCCGGGGGCGGGTCGGACACGGGCACAAGTCCCCGGGGGTGAGGGGCGGGCGAAGCCGGGGGCTCAGCCCCGGCGGGCGGCGGTCAGGTCGGCGACGGCGGCCGCGAGGGCGGCCAGGCGGGCCCGGACGGACCCGGCCTTCGGGGCCCGGGCGGTCTTGGGGGCCGCGGCCTTGCGGGCCTGGTACTGGATCCCGTTGACCTTGAGGGCGCGGGCGACGTTCTGGCGGGTGACCGGGAACCCGAGGGCGTCGGTGTAGTGGGCGGCCAGGGGCGTCCGGCCCGGGCGGTCGGCCAGGATGGACGCCCGGTCGGCGGCCACCTGCTGGGCCAGGCGGAAGAACTTGGCCGAGTCCAGCATGTTCCGCGGGACCCCGACGGCGGCCTTCCACGGCTCGTGCCGCTTGGCCGGGGCGGCGGCGGGGGTCGTGTCGCGGCCGTTCGTGAACGGGGTACCGGTCATCTCAGGTCCTTTGGGGGTGGGCGTCCGTGCCGGGATTACTTTGGTCGCGGATGAGTTTCTCGTACGGGCACTGGCCGCCTTCCAGGGGGGCCTCGCACGTCCGGCAGGCCCCGGCGGCCTCGAGCTCGGCCCGCTTAAGCATGGCCCGGTAGAGGGCCTCCAGGGCCGCCCCGGCCGCCCGGTCGTACCGGGTGATGAGGGCCAGCCCGTCGGGGGTGTACGCCGCCTCCCGGCCCGGCCGGAGAAGGGCGTCGATGTCGTTGAGGACCGGACCGGCGGCGTACAGCACGGGCGTCTCCGTAAGGCCGGGGGCCTTAAATTTCTACCACGATCGGCGCGTTCACGGGTCGATACGCCTCGTCCACCAGGGAGGCGTTCACGAACAGGGTCTTCCCGATCCGGTACGTCCCGTACCCGGAGTGGATGTGCCCGGCGACTACCAAGCGGGGCTGGACGGCCTCGATCCGTGTCAGCAGGCTCATAGACCCGGTGTGGACCCGCCCGTAGGGGCTGAAGTCCCCGTGCCCGTACGGCGGGCCGTGCAGGACCAGGATGTCCGTGTCGGCCGGGATGGCGTCCCACCGCTTCTTCAGGTCCGGCTCGTCGGCGTTGAAGGCCCAGTCGAAAAACCGGGGCTGCCACGGGGACCCGTAAATCTTCAGCCCGCCCCACTCGACCCCAGAGTCCTGGAGGTAGGCCCAGTTCATCCGGGGGACCATGTGCGGGGCCCGCTCGAAGATGAAGTCGTGGTTCCCGGCCACCCCGACGATTTTCATCCGTCCCGCGGCCCGGTCGACCCACGGGGCGAACGCGTCCCGGTACCAGAAGGCGTCGGCGTGGTCCCGACAGTAGTCCCCGGCCAGGACCAGCAGGTCGCAGTCCGGGACCTCCGGGAGGTGCCCGTGCAGGTCGCTGAGACAACAGACTTTCACGGGCGACTCCAGGGGCGGGCAGACCGAGCGGGGAGAGTCGAACTCCCAGGTGACCGGGGGCCCTCGCCTTCCGGTCGGGACGGTGTCATAGGAGGGTGATCACTCCTCCCCGGCCGTCCAGGGAGCACTCCATTCGTCCTGCGTTTACCGTTTCGCCACGCTCGGGGTCAGGGCTTACCTAGGAGGCGTTCGATCAGCTCCTCCCGGTTGGAGAACACCAGGTTCCGGTTGACCGTACGGAGGTCCTTCCGGACCCAGCCTTTGACTTCCACGACCGCCCGGTCGGCGTCGAAGGAGATCAGCCGCCCCTGAACGAGGTCGATCCCGGACAGGGTTACCCAGTCGAACCGAAGGTCCACGACCCAATAGGTTTCGCCGATCTTCACGGGCCTCCCCCTCTGGTTCTTGATCAGTCCCGGCGGGATTCGAACCCGCGGCGCTTCCCCTTCGTCGGCCCCGCTACGGCCCCCCGGGAAAGCGTCTCCGTAGCGGTAAGGTTTGGACCCCGGCTTGTGGCCGTTCTCACCCACGGGGACTGCTGTCTTCCGCCAGGGCCGTCCGGGGCGGCGAAAGCCGCCCCGGACTCCCCGGCACTCACCACACCACACGACCCCACGCCGTGTACGCTACCACCCGACCGGGCAGGCCTGCGTCCCTCACCCGGGGAAGTACCCGCCCGGCCCGTAACTCCGGACCGGGGCCGGCCGCGGGGGGACGTACCCGGCCCCCGACCCGGTGAACCCGGGGACGTACGCGGGGAAGGCCTGGGGCGGGTAGTACTTGATCGGCGGGACTTCCGGCGGGGGCGGGAACCGGGGGTCCCCGACCGGGGTCGTTTTCATCTGGCCCTTGGCCGGCGGCGGGGGCGGGAGGGGGGCCTTCCTGGCCTCCCCCTCGGGGTCCTTGAGGAACCGGGTGACCTCGTCCAGGCGGACGGCCAGGGTGGTCGTCCGGTCCCCGGTGATCCCGCCGTACAGGACGGCCGCCAGCTCGCCGGCGGCGTTCACCAGGGGGCCGCCCGAGTCCCCGTGCCAGGACCCGATCCGGGCCAGGACGGCCTTGAACCCGTCCCCCCCGGTCTCGTTCACGGACTCGACCCGGCCCGACCGGGTGACCAGCGGGCCGGCCTCGGTGAACCCGTACTGGGTGAGGACGGCCCCGGCCGCCGGGGCCGTGGCGGCCACGGGCAGGCTCGGGAGGTCGGCCGCCACCCGCAGGAGGGCCAGGTCGCTCCGCCCGTCGGCGGCCACCAGGGCGGCCGGGTAGACCTTCCCGCCGGCCGTCAGGACCTCGTACGTCGCGTCGGCCGCCGGGGCCACGTGCTTGTTGGTCAGGACCAGGCTCACGCCGGCCTTGCTGGACACGACCGCCCCGGTCCCCCACCCGCACTCCTTGGAGCGGCGGTGGGTGTGCGGGTCCTCGACGAACCGGGACCGGCAGACCTGGACGCAGGCCCCCTCGGGGCCGGCCAGGAGGCCGGCGGGGAGGGCCAGGAGGAAGAGGCACACGAGGCGGCGAATCATTCGCGTTCCAGAAAGGGCGTGGGCGGGGGCGGGACTAGGACTTCGGGCGGCGGAGCCACTCCTCGTACCGGGCACAGGACGCGTCGAGGCGGGCCCGGGCGGCCTCCGCCTCGGCCTTCTTCCGCTCGTCGGCGTACGTCCGGTCCCCGTACGGGATCGGCTCGTCGCACAGGTTCCCGTCGTACACCAGGTCCTCCTTGGACCCGGTCAGGACGGCGCGGGCGGCGTTGAGGTACGGCTCGAGGACGACGAACAGGACCGGGACGAGGACGAAGGCCAGGCAGGCCAGGCCGGACAGGACGTCGGGGTTCATCGGAGAGTCGCCTCCTCGGCGGCGGCCTCGGCGGCGGCCTCCTCCTCGGACACGAGGGTGATGGCCGGGCAGTTCTCCTCGTAGAACATGGTCGCGAACTCGACCGCCCCGGCCCACCCGCGGGCCACGAACCGGCCGAAGGCGGGGACGACGTACAGGGGGTAGCCGACGACCTTGACGTGGTCCCAGACCCGCCCCAGGACGTCCCAGGTGGTCCGCCGGGACCGCACGAAGTAGGCCGCCCCGCCGGCGAGGATGCCCCAGAAGAGCATGCGGGCCAGGAACCAGAAGGCCGCCCCGGTCCCCTCGGCCGAGAACAGCCAGGCGATCCCCTGGCAGATCCAGTAGAGGGCCCAGGCGAGGAACAGGACGGCCTCGTACAGGAGGTAGGCGGCCGCCACGGCCAGGACGGCGTACAGGGCGTACAGCCCCCACTTGACGAACGCCCGCGAGAAGTTCGACCAGAACACCAGGCGGGCCCGGAGGGCCGCCCGGCGGGCCTCGGCCCGTGCCTTGGCGGCCTCGTACCGGTCGACCAGGAGGGCGTGCAGGGCCCGGGCCTCCTCCGGGACCAGGAGGGCGTACGGGAACTCGTGCTTCAGGAAGGTCCAGACGGTGTCGAACTCCTTGTACGACCCGGACGACCAGTTCCGGAGGAGTTCGGTCAGGCGGGCCGCGAAGTGGGCCCGCTCCTGGCGGAGGGTCGGGGCGACCTCAGCCGCCGGCTCCCGCTCCGGCCGGCGGGCCAGGAGCCCGCGGAGGAAGCTCCCGACGGCGGTCAGCCCGTCCCCGACACGGGAAGCCCCCCAGGCGGCCCGGACCCCCCGGAACACGGCCCGCCCGACCTTGACGGCCAGCAGGAGCGGGAGGAGGAGGGCGATCAGGTTGGTCAGGTGGAACAGCGGGCAGTAGTGGGTGTACAGGTACTTGGGCAGGCCGGTGTCCTGGGGCCGGGCCGGGTCGGCGTCGGCCACCCCGAAGGCCCAGTGGAGGAGGCGGTACCGCCAGTGCCCGAAGGACAGGGTCCGGTCGGCCTTGATCGAGTCGAGCACGCGGGACTCCTGGGAACTCGTCTGGAAGAAGGCGGGGTGGGGGTCGAACCCACACGGCCCGGGGACGCCCCCGGGAGCTCTCCCCGACGCCGGCGGGATGGGTACCCTCGCCGCCGGAGCCGGGCCCTCTCGGGCCTTGAGCTACCCGCCCGTAAAGCCGGGAGTCGCACGGAGGCCTCCCGGGGGCCCTGCCAATCCGTCCGCCGGCTTCCGCTCCGACCGAACTACTCCCCGGCGGGGGACCCGTACTCGCTCGACGTTACACCGTCCCCCGAGCGTTCGTGGGGGACTGGAACACCCGTTACGGCCCGCTGGGATGACGCTCTCGGTCGCCGGGTGACCACCCTTACGGGCGGGCCCTTTGGGAGGAGCTTGACCAGTCCTACCGGATGAGGGCTATCGGTGTTCTGGGGCGGCCGGGGGAGGTCCTTCCGACCTCCCCCGGCCCGGCTGTTTTTCAGTCCTCGAGGACGCCGAGGACGTCGGCCTCGCGGAGGATCCGGACCTTCCTCCCGCCGACCTCCTCCTCGTGCCCGGCGTACATGCCGAACACGACCGTCTGGCCGACGGCCACGTCGAGGATGAGGCGGCGGTTCTGGCCGGGGTCGTAGGCCCCCGGGCCGACGGCCGTCACCACCCCCCGGCCGATCTTCATCCGGGCCGAGTCGGGCAGGAGGATCCCGCCGGGGGTCTGGGTCTCGGTCACGGGCTCGACCACCAGGTGGTCGGCGAGGGGGCGGATCTTCATGTCTCTTGGTTCTCCTGATTGTTCCTTGCCGACCGTCTTCACTTTGCCGAGAGGGCCCGCCGGCCGTCCAGGTAGTCCTGCCCGTACCAGAGGACGAGCTTGACTTGCCGCTCGGTCATGGGGGCCCTGAGGGCGTACGCCGCCTGCTTATTCTGGGCGTCGATTTTCGCCCCTTCGGCCTCGTTGTCGGTCGCCTTCTGGCAGAATTCGTCCTCCGAGGCGGCCGACCGACATGCGATACAGAACCCGCGGCGGTCGTGCATGTGGGTCGCCATACTGGGCTCCTTGTCCGGGGGAGGGGTGGCCGGGGCATCGGCCCCGGTCCCGGGCCGATTGTGGTGGTCCGTACGCGGCGGGAGTCAGGTCCGCCCCCACCCCGGCCCCGGTAGAGCGTTGGCTACCGGCCCCTCGCCGCCGACTACGGGAGGACCTTGTGGACGACCACCTCGGCGTCCAGGCGGACGACGTGGAGGCCCGCCTCGGGGGCCCACCAGTTACCCGTGCCCAACTCGGCCGCGAACAGACGGCCGTCGGCGAATCCTCGCGGGTCGAGCACGGCCAGGTACGTCCGCGACGACCCCAGCGTGTGGGCGCTCCAGAAAACGTCCCCGGCCTTCAGGTCGGCGAACCTGGTCACGGGGGCCTTGTCGGTCCGGTCGGTGATCTTCATGGGGTCCTCGGTATCAGCCGGCCCGGGGCGAGTCCCTTCGCCCCGGGCGGCCGGGAGGGGCGGGGACGGTCGTCCCCTACGGGTAAGTTAGGGGGTCGTTCCTGAGAGTCAAGAACTTCTCAAGGAAAATCCAGATTCCCCCTCCGGGCCCCCACTTTGTCCCGGCGGGTGGGGGCATTGCGAGCCCGGGCTTGAGGCGCGCACCCTGGGGCGGGGCGTCTTTGAAGACACGCGGCGAGAAGGAGATGAGGTTCGGGGGTAAGCCCGGGAGGCCACCCGATTCACCCGCGATCCGGCCCCTTCGGGGTGGTGGCGGAGCCGGCCGCTAACACGTCTCCGTCGCTCCTACAGAGCGACGGAGACGGCCGGGAGTATCAGGACTCCCCGGGGCCGCCTGGCTCGCTGTAGGCGAGCCAGGCGGCCCGCTGGGGGACGCGGAGGGGACTAGTTCCCCCCGCCGGTCCGCCGGGCCTTCGCGGCCTCCTGGACGCTCCGGGCGGCGGCGATCAGGTTGGCCAGCTCGGCCTCGTTCAGGAGGACCTGGCAGAGCTCGTCGGGGCCCAGGGCGGCCGGGTCGAGCCCGACCGGCTGGAGGACGATACAGAAGGTGTCCCGGCCGTCCCGGTCCCGGCCGTACCCGCACGCGTGGAAGGCCACGGGGAGGGTCTCGATCCGGGTCAGGTCGGCGGGGTTTCCGTTGGTCACAGGCATGGGGGTCTCCGGACGGGCGACCGGTATCCCCAAATGGTAAGCGGGGCCCTCTGGGGGCTCCAGTGGAAAGTCAAAAAACAGGCACACTTTTAAGAGGGTTTACCGAACGAAGGTACTCCCAGGCCCGAAAGGGCCGGAGTACGTACTCTCCCCTTCACACTTTAAGTGCGTGGCGGAGACCGGATTGACCCACTATACGGGGGTGGGTAGGGAGAGTCAACAGTTGGACGGAGGGGAGAATGACAGGAGAAAAATTTGTCGGACCCGTTCAACAATAGACATATAGACAGACAACCATCCGACTGATTTCGACTGGACGTGGTAGGAAATGTCAAACTGGGCAAGACCTAATATCGCAGATCCGTGTCGAGGTTGTTGATTCTCAAACATGAGAATCAAATGGAGTACTCGACCCCGACCGCCGTGGGGTAGAGCTGGCCGGCAAGGACCCTCACGATCGTGGTCGTGAAGACCCTGTACCGCCCGGCGAGATCGTCCAGGAGATGACTGGGCCCGATCCGCCAGTCGCACCCTCCAGTCTCTTCCCTCCAGGCGGCGCGGATGGCCTGGGCGTCGTGGAACGTCAGTTCTTGGAGGCCCGATGTCGGAGGGGAGGTTTTCCGACCCCGCGGGCGGCGGGCGAACGCCAGCTTTCTTTTGAGGTCCACGATCGTCTCGTCTCGCGACTGGACCTTCTTCTCCAGTCGCCGAAGGGCCCGCTCGAGTCGCCTGACGTCCTTGAGGGTAAACCCGCGGAGCCGCTCCTCTTCGAGTCGCTTCTGCCGCTCCTGCTCCCGGCGGGCCCGGAGGGCTTCCTTGTACTTCTCGTGGGCCGCCCTCCGGATGACCTTGATGTCGTACCGGGGCGGCTCTTCGAACATTTCCACGGTCCACGGACTGGTGTCGGCCAGCATGTGCTCGTAGAGCAGGTTCTCGGTGTTCCCGCCGGGCCCCCGCTCGGCCAGGTCCTGCATGTTCTCCTGGTGGGTCCCCTCGACCAGATGGTCGGGGTTACAACAGGGGCGGTTGTCGCACTCGTGGCGTACGACCAGGCCGGGCGTGAGGGGGCCCTTGAACAGGGCGTAGGAGACGCGGTGGGCGAGGCGGTTGAGGGTCCCCCGGGCCGACCGGACCTTGACCACCCCGTAGTCTTGGCGGTTCCGGTCCTCGTTCCAGACCCAACACCCGGAGAGGCCGTCCTTCAGGACGCTCCGGTGGATCTGCTCGCGGAGGGTCTCGTCCAGAACCCAACCCTCACTGGTTTCGGTGTGTGCCGAGAGGTACGACATAGGAAGTCCTTGAAAGTTCAGGATTCCCCATATTAGTGTCGGTGTGCCCCTCAGTCAATACCTCAGCGGACCCGGGTCACCCGGTACATCTTGAAGGCGGCCAGGGTCCGCGGGTTCACCAGGAGCCATTGCTCCTGGACGAACTCCCAGTCCCGGTACCGGGAGGCCGACTGGCGGAACTTGGTGACCTTGTTCGCGGCGGCGTTGGCCGCCGCGAACGGGCCGAGGAGGACCGCCTCGCCGACCCGAAGGCGGCCCAGGTTCCGGGCCCGCAAACTTAGCGCGTTCTTCGGCACGGCCACCTCCCCTTACTTATCGCGGGACCACCAGTCGTCGTCTTCCAGGAACCTCCGCCGGTCGGCGGCGGCCAGGGCCTCGATCTTACCCATCGCCTCCTTGAGGAGGGCCTCAGCCCGTGTCCACAAGATCTGAGCTTCGAGGAGGTCCGTCGGAGGGGGACCTTCTACCTCGGGGAAAGCCATCCACACGATTTGGTCGGCGTACCGGAGGAGCTTCCGGGCCTCGTCCAGGTTGTCGTCGATTGCGTAGAAGGGGTAGTCCTCGTCCTTCATACCTGGCCCGTCCATTTCTTCGGGAGGGGTGGGAGGACGTGGCGGTCCAGCTTCACCCACCAGGACACGTCACCCCAGTCCCAGGCGCACCAGGAGTCCCCGGCGGGGTCGTCCCACCCGTCCTCGGTGGCGACGATGACGGCCGAGTCCCAGAAGTCGTGGTTCGCCCGCCGGTCGTGGCAGGCCACCAGGACCAGGTACCGGTCCCCGGCGTAGCAGTCCGGCGGGCCGCCGGGGCACTCGCCCTCGCCGGGGCCCTTGTTCCAGTCGATCATCGGCTCGTGTACTCCCAGTCCTCGGCCCTGTACCAAACCACCACATCTTGCCCGAAAGGGGACCCCGAGATGGAAACCAGCCGGTCTCCAACGGTCCCGGCGAATTCGGCCGCGGCCTTGTACACGTCTTCTGGGGTCCGCAGGCCAATCCGGGGAGGTTGTCCCGGGGCCCGGTGGAGAGGGGTCGGTGTGATTTGAAAGGTTTTGAACAAGATGGTCATCGGCTCGTGTACCTCACCAGGACGCTCTCGTCGGGCTGGAGGCGGCGGCCCATGGACTTCTCGTAGTCCATGAAGTTGTCCCAGAAGTAGTCGGCCGTGTCCAGAGACACGAACACCCCGTTCGGCCCGGCCTGGAACCAGCCGATCGGGAAGCACTCCTGGAGGGCGTCGTCCTTCTTCTTGTCCCACAGGCGGTCGCCGGTGACCTTCTCCTGGTACTTGCCGATGAACACCACGTCCCCCGGCTCGACCCGGAGCATGGACAGGGGGACCAGGGGGACGGGCTGGTGGGCCTCGACCCAGAGTTGGGCTTTCATTGACCCCGTTCCTCCCAGTCGATGACCACCCCGGTGGCGCCCCGCCGCTCCACCGCCCCCGTCCCGACCAGCTTCTTCGCCCGGACCCGGTCCCCCGGGGTGACCAGGAAGACCTCGATTGCCCACCAGTCCCCGTCGGCGGGGAGGTCCCCGCGGGCGACCTCCTCCTGGGCGAACCGGACGGCCGCCCCGAGCGGGTGGGGGGCGTCGACGACCTCGGCAAACGTGATCTCCTCGGCCTGGTCGCCGGCCTCGATCAGGTACAGGTTCATTCCTCGTCCCTCCTCAGGAGTTCCAGGGCCTCGACGCCGGACTCGGGGAACCAGACCTTGCCGTCGAGGATCTCCCGCTCGGTGAGGTCCGGGTTGACCTCCCACTCTTCGTGGGGCCAGACCTTGACGTACCAGTCCGGCTCGGCGGGGGTCGGCCGGGCGACGGCCGCCACCACCCCGACCAGGCTGACGAACCGGCGGCCGGCCGGGCTCGAGGCGGTCCCGGTGATCCGGACCTCGTCGTCCGGCCTGAGGTCGGCGAGTTTCATTTCAACCCTCCGGCGTCCAGTATCGAGGCCAGGGCCGCTCGGCAGATAGCCTCCCCGGGGGTAGTCCCATCAGCCCCGTCCCCTACGGTCGGGAAGGAGGGGTCCCCGGTCTTGGCCCAGAACTCGGCGGAGAACGCGAGCCCCGTCTTCCGGAGGTCCATGTCGAACCCGAGTTCGAACATGCGTTCGGCCACATCCCACCAATTTTTGTGGAGCGGGTGGTCGTAATAAGGGACCGAGTAGTGCTTGGCTCGAAACTCCCCGGTCGGCCACCAGTCGCCGTTATTAAATTCGCACGTGGCCCCCATGACGCCGCGGAAGACCGCGGCGTGCAGGTCCCGGCCGACCAGGCTAAAGATCTCGTCCCGCGTCATTCCACCCTCCCGTTGAGTTCCAGGGCCAGCCGAATATTCGTCTCGTCCACCTCCGCCTGGGTCGGCGGCGGGCCGTCGTCCGCGTGCCAGCGGTACCCACAGCCCCGCCGGAGGGCGTCCTGGAAGGTCAGGAGGGCGTACTGGACGACCGCCCAGTGGCGGGCAGTGATCGGGCCGTGGGGCCCGGCCCCGTCGTGGGGGACGCTTACGGCGTCCCCCACGGCGCGCAGGTAACCCGTCCGTGGCGTGGTCAAGGGCGGGCCCTCAGTCACAGTAGGGGGTGATGAACATGGCGTACTTGCCCTCCAGGCCGGGGACGGTGGCGAGCTCGTACCGGCCGTCGTAGTAGGCCTGCATGGCCTCGTACTTCCGGGCGGCCAGGGAGTCGTCGTCCGGGTCTCGCACGGCCTGGAAGTGCCCCCACTTCCCCTCCCGGTCGACGACCCGGACGAGCTCGACGTGGTAGGTGGCCCCGAACAGCTCGACCCGGCCGAGCCAGGTGTCCCCGGCGTCGTCGGTCGGGTGGAGGCCCTCGAGCATGAACCCGACGGCGAGCGGGGCGAGGGGGGTGGTCACTTGCGTCTCCAGAACACGTGCCCGACGAAACTCCCGCCGAGGAGCTGGTAGCTCCCCAGGTAGTCCCCCGGGTGGTCCTCGATCGGGTGGCCGGTCCCGTGCGTCCGGAGGACCAGGGTGGCCTTCTGGCCGGCGGCCCAGTTCGACGTATCGACCCAGGCCCACAGGCACGGGGTGTCCCCCTGGGCCTGGACGCACAGGGGAATGGCCCCGTACGGGACGACGACCTCCTGGTAGTCCTCGACGGCCAGGGGGAACTTCCAGACGGCGGTGGTCATTCACGATCTCCTTCATCCAGGCCCCACTCCCGGATGACCCTCTCGGCATGCTTCTTCAAGTCCGGGGCTTCCCACCCGTCATTTACAAGGGCCGTCAAAACCAGGAGACAGTCCTTGGCTTCCCGCGTCGACATCGCCTCGATTCGGGCCGTCCAATCATTCTTCATGCCTCGCCCCTCCCCCGCTCGCGGGCCATCTCCCGCAGGGTCACCAGGGCGTGGGCGGCGTCGCAGTGGGCGTCCCAGTACCGGTGGTCCCGGATCGGGAGCTCGCCGGTGTCGGCGTCGGGGGCCTTGCACGGGGCGACGACGATCAGGTCGGCCGCCTCCCGGTTGATCAGGTCGATGGCCTCGGTCAGCTTGTCAGCGAAGGTCACGCCACGTCTCCTGTTTCCGGCGGCGGCGGATAGGCGATGTCCAGGGCGATCCGGAGCTCGGCCCCGGTGAGGACCACGACCCGCCCGTCCGCCAGTTTGAACTGGCCCCGCCGGTTCAGCTCGTCGTAGTACGAGAAGGCGTCCCCGTAGGTCCGGGCGGCCCAGTCGCTCATCCGTCCCCAGGAGCGGATCTTCATCCCGACCTCCCGGAGGACCTCGTTCTCTTCGTAGAAGGTCATCCCCGCGCGTCCTCCAGGGCCCGCCGGAGCCCGTCGTTGGTCATGAGTTCGTCCACGCACTCGCCCAGCCGGTCCGGGCCGGCGTCGAACCGCTCCCGCCACTTGTCCAGCCGGCGGATCAGGCCGGCGTCGGCGTCCCGCGGGCTGACGGCCGTCCGGCGGGCGGCCGCCCAGTTGTGCAGGACCGTGCCCAGGTGGGCCAGCATGTCGGGGCTCATTCGTCCTCCAGCTCGATGACCACCGGGCACCAGGCGTTCGGGTCCTCCAGGTACCCGGCGATCCGCTCGAGGGCCCGCCGGCGGATCAGGGCGTACCCGTCGACCGAGTCCGGGTCGGTCCCGGCCGGGACGTCGACCTCGACCCCGGCGTCCAGGTAAACAACAGCTTTCATCCGGCCTCCACCCAGGTGTGCCAGTCGGAAATCCGGACGAACGCCAGGGGGAGCTCCTTGGCCGGCGGGGTCGCGTCCGGGTCGATCACCCCGTACAGGCCGACCCCGAGGATCCAGTCGTCGGCCGCCGTCGAGCACCGGCCGGGCCGCTCGTCCTCGTCCCCGGTGTAGATCAGGACGGCCCGGGGGCCGCTCCCGTACTTCTCCCGGAGGCGGGCGAGGAAGCCCGGGTTGTCGTCCAACATCCGGGTGGCGACCTCGGACGGGAAAGCCCCGTCTTCGCCCTCCGCCTCAAGCCGGGCGGCCGACTCCCGGTACAGGGCGTCGGCGGCCGCCTGGTCGTCGTCCTCCAGGACCACCCCGAAGGCCACGTTCGCAAAGTAGTCGGTCGCCATGCGGGACCCCCAACGGGCGAGAGCCAGGCCCGCCGACGCGGTCCTGGCTCTCAGGAAAGATACTTGAAAAATCTTAGACCGGCCAGGCGAAAACCCGGGCGGACACTTTGGTCAAATGTTCAGCGGCCGGTACTCGCCCGAAAGGATCCCGTCCCAGAATTCTTTCTCGGCCGCCCCCAGGGCGGCCACCAGGTCGGCCAGGGGGGCGTCGTACCCGAGGGTCGCGCCGACCGTGTCCGGGGTGACGTGGACGAGGGCCACCCGCTGGCCCGGCGGGAACTTGTCGTGGAAGGACTGGTACCAGCAGGAGGTGGCCCCGGTGACCAGGAACTGGTGGAGGAGCTGGGCCTTGTAGTTGGCCGGGACCCGGCCGTCCAGGGCGTCCCCGTGGGACTTCTGGTTGGGGGCCTTGATCTCCAGGAAGGCCCGCCGGCCGGCGTGCCACCCGTCCAGGGACACTTTCAGGTACTCCCGGCGGGCGTGGTGGCCGCACACCGGGGGCATGGCCACCCCGGTCAGGGCCTCGAACTCGGCCCGGGCCACCGGCTCGAGCTTCTTCCCGCGGTTCTTGGCCGAGTCGTTCTTCCCCTCCCGCTCGGCCATGGCCGCCCGGATGGCCTGGAACTGGGCCGACGAGATGGGGGCCCGGTGCCCCCAGTACTCGACCAGCTTCTCCTGGAACAGCTGCTCCCGCGTCTTCCACGGGGACTCGCCCAGGAGGGCCGGGGCGTCGGACGACCCGAGCCCGGTCTTCCGCCAGTCGAGCCAGGCGTCGGACGCCTGGTCGAGGTCGACGATCTGGAAGTGGTCGTGGCCGAAGGCGTCGGCCGGCGGGTGGTAGGCCATGCGGGGCGGCGGGGGTTGGGGGCCCCGCCGCCCGGCGAGACGGGTCAGCGGGCGGGCGGGGCCTTGGGGGCCTTGGGGTCCTGGATCATCTTGGCCATCTCGGCCTCTTGCGAGCGAGCGTTCTCAAGATGCTCCCTCAGATTCTTACCCAGGATGTCAACCACCACCCCGGCCGGCGAGTGGCCGGTCAGCTTGGACGCCTCGAACAGGGCGCTCCTCATCCACGGGGGGAGGGCCCCGACCTCGATGGCGTCGGCCCGCCCGGACGCCTCCTCGACGGCCAGGGCCGTCTCCAGGAGGCTCAGGACGGTCCGCGAGAAGGACCCCTTGGTCCGGTCCTTGACGGACAGGACCCGCCGGAGGAGGTCCTCGTGGCCGTCGAACATGATCGACTTGGTGGTCTGGAGCCCGTCCTCGTCCGGGCCGTGCGGGCCGCCGGCCCGCGGGGGCGGGGGGCTCATCCGGGGGTGGGGCGACTTCTTTTCGGTCATGATCATCGGGTCCCCGTCGGGTCAGGCGACGGCTCCAGTTATAGTCCGGGCGTGGACGACGTGTCCAGGCAAATCCCGGGCCGCGGCCGGCCGAAACGACCCTCGGGGCGGCAAAGTGTACACTTTGGCATGTCTGGAATCTCAAGAATTATCCTTGACTCTCCAGAGCGGCCGCGTATCTTACCCGTGTGAGCTACCTATCCCCCGGCGACCGGCCCCCTGGCGGGGGCCTGTGGCTCGCCGACGAGTTCCTCTGGGACTGCCTGCCGCGGCTGACCCCGCTGGCCGCCTACGTGTACCTGGCCGTCGGCCGGCACGCCTCGAAGTACCAGTACCCGACCGTCCGGGAGCTGGCCGTCGAGACGCTCCGGAGCGAGGCCCTGGTCCGCCGGGCGGTCGACCAGCTGGCCGCCCAGGGCCTCCTGAATTCCTCGGACCTCGCGGTCATCCTCCGCCCGACCACCCCCGGTGAGACCCCCGATTCCCATGAGTGAGCAGTCCCCTTCCCAGTCCGCCCCGGGCGCCATTCAGAACCCGCCCGAAACTGTCCAGACCCCCGCCCCGCTGGCCGTCGCCGTCGCCGCCGCCCCGCCCCCGGTCGTCCTCCCGGACCGCCCGTTCAACGAGGCCACCGCCTCCCTGGTCGAGCTCAAGGAGGTGGCCCGGCTGATGGCCGCGTCCAGCCAGTTCAAGGACGTCCAGGCCAACAACCCGGCCACCGCCTTCGCCAAGATGATGGTCGGGCGGGACCTGGGGATCCCCATGACGCGGGCCCTGGTGGACGTCCTGATCATCCAGGGGAAGCCGACCCTGTCGGCCAACCTGATGGCCGCCATGATCAAGAAGTCCGGCCGGTACAAGTACAAGAAGCTGGCCCACACCGACCAGGAGTGCCGGATCCAGGTCTGGGAGAAGGTGGACGGGGTGTGGGAAGACCTGGGGGTGTCCGAGTTCACCCTCAAGGACGCCGAGAAGGCCGGCCTGCTGAAGAACCCGACCTGGAAGAACTTCCCGAAGAACATGCTGTTCAGCCGGGTGATCTCCAACATCGCCAAGCAGGAGTGCGGGGACGTGTTCCTGGGGAGCGTGTACACCCCGGACGAGCTCGACGCCTCGATCGAGGTGGACGAGGGCGGCGACCCGGTCCTGCCGAAGGCCCAGGTGACCCGCGTCCGGAACAACGCGGCCCAGGAGGCCCCCGCCTACGTCCCGGAGTGCCCATCCCCCAAGTTCACCACGCGGGAGAAGGACATGGAGGTCACGGACGCCGAGATCATCGAGGCCCCGGCCGGGGAGGAGACCGTCCACACGGTGGCCGCCGAGGTCGAGGCCCTGGCCGCCCAGACGGCCTGGGACCTCAAGGGGTTCCTCAAGCAGCACCGCCTGACCCGGCTGACCAGCCTCGACCTGACCAGCCTGAAGAACACCCGGAACAACCTCCGCCAGCGGAAACTGGCCGGGGCCGCCGGGTCCTGACCAAAGTGTGACCCTTTTTTGTCGCCCCCTTACCATCGCCCCGACCGAGAGAGAAGCCTTCATGTTCGAGCCTGTTGACCGCCAGCCCTACCGGGCCGAGATCACCGACCAGGGGACGACGGAGTCCAAGGACGGGACCCCGATCGTCAAGATCTACTGTCGGGTCCTGGGCAAGCCGGGGGCGAGTGACCCGGACGCCCTGGTCGACCCCCTCCCCCACGGCCAGCGGCCGGAGGTCGAGGTGGTGACCTTCCTGAACGAGAACGACGCCAACTGCGGGTTCCGGGTCCGGGACCTGGTCGAGAACCTGGGGTGGGACCCGGCGACCGGGCTGGAGGCCCTGGACCCGCGGACCGAGGGGTACCTGAACGTCGTCGGCCGGATGGTCACCATCGCCCCGGCCGTGAAGGGTGAGAAGACCTACTGGAACTTCTGCCGGACCGAGCGGAAGCTCAAGCGGTTCGTCGGGGACAAGCCGCTCGAGAACCTGAAGGCCAAGAAGGCCGGGATCCTCCAGCGGTACCTGGACCTCCAGAAGAAGAAGGACGACGCCCCGGCGATGGCCGGGGCCGGCGAGTCGGCCATCCCCTTCTGAAAAACAGTTCGCCCATACCACTGAGTAGCCGACGGGGCGTGCCTCCAGCACGCCCCGTCGGCTTCTCCGGAGCCTTTCGGCATGAGTCACGAGGTCCCGGCCCACGTCGCCGGGCTGTTGGCGCGACTGAGCAACGTCAGCGAGCAGGGGTCGGGGTGGGTGGCCCGGTGCCCGTGCCCGGGGCATTCGGGCGGGAACGGGGACCAGCACCCGTCCCTCCGGGTGGCCGTCGGGGAGACGGGCCGGGCCCTGGTCCGGTGTCGGACGGGGTGTGAGACCGACCAGGTCCTGGCCGCCGTCGGCCTGTCCTTCCAGGACCTCCTCCCGGCCGGGGGGGAGGCCGCCTACTTCCGGACCGCCCGCGAGGCCAAGGTCCTCCGCGAGGACGAGGCCGCGGCCCGCGACCGGGCCTACCGGGCCATCCTGGACCGCCTCGAGCTCGAGCCCGACCACCTGGCCCACCTGTTCGGGCGGGGCCTGGACACCCGCCAGGTCGAGGCCGCCGGGTACAAGTCGATCCGGGCCGGGACCTTCCTGGCCGCCTGCAAGGCCGTCAACCCGAGTTTCGACCCGGCCGCTTACGACGGCCCGGTCCCCGGCCTGCGGCTGGCCGGCAAGGACACCCTGTGGTCGGGGCTCCTGGTCCCGGTCCGGGACCCCCTGGGGCGGGTGGTGGCCCTCAAGGTCCGCCGGTTCGCCGGCGAGCCCCGGTACTGCTACGTGTCCGACCCGGAGGCCCCGAGCGGGGCCCCGTGCCACTGGCCCGAGGTCGGTCACCCGGACTGGCGGGAGAACACCGTCCGGGTGACCGAGGGGGAGCTCAAGGCCGACGTGGCCACCCTCAAGTCGGGGACGCTCACCCTGAGCGTCCCCGGCGTCGGGAACTGGAAGCCCCTGATCGACCAGGTCACCCGGCGGTTCCGGGAGGGCCTGTTCGAGCTCACCTTCGTCGTCGCCTACGACTGGTGGGACGTCCGCGAGAAGGAGGGCGTGCGGGCCCAGGCCAGGGCGTTGTTAAACGCCCTGGCCGGCCTGGGGGCCCAGGTGGCCCTCGAGTACTGGCACCACCGGGAGTACAAGGGCGTCGACGACCTCCTGGCCGCCGGGCACACCCCGGACCGGGTGGACGGGCTGGAGAACTGCCTGGCCCTCCTGAACGCCCTGGACCCCAGGCCCCTGGGGGTGGCGTGCGTCAAGGTGGTCGAGGAGGACGACCTGCCCGACCCCGAGGACCCGTGCGAGTTCCCGGTCAACGTGTTCCCCCCGCGGGTCCGGGCCTTCGTGGAGAACGTCTCGGAGGCCACGGACGCCCCGGTGGACTTCCCGGGGTTGGCCACAATTGTTGTTGGGGCGACGGCCCTGGGGGCGGCCCGGCGGATTAACATCAAGCCGGGGTGGTACGAGAGCCCGATCTTTTATTCCGCCGTCATCGCCCCGCCGGGGGCCAGTAAGTCGCCGGCGATCAACCGCGTCCAGCGGCCGATGGTGGCCCGGCAGGCCGAGCTCCTGGCCCAGCACGACCAGGAGGTGGCGGCCTGGCGGGCGAACGACGGGGAGAAAAAGAAAACCCCGCGGCCCGTGGCCCGCGAACTGTTTACGTCCGACCCCACGGTCGCCGCCCTGACCGCCCTCCTGGCGGCCAACCCCAAGGGCGTCCTCCTCTCGATGGACGAGATCCTCGGGTGGGTCCGGAGCTTCAACCAGTTCAACCAGGGGGGCAACGACCAGCAGTTCTACCTGACCCTCTGGAACGGCCAGTCCCTGAAGGTCAACCGGAAGACCGGGGACAACCCGATCACGTTCGTCAAGTACCCGTACGCGTCGGTCCTCGGGGGCATCCAGCCCACCCGCCTGAACGAGCTCGCCGAGGGCGGGAGGAACGAGGACGGCTTCCTCAGCCGCTTCCTCCTGAGCTACCCGGAGGTCGGCCCCCTGGCCTACTGGGAGGAGTCCGACTTCGACGGCCACCAGGAGGAGGAGGTCCTGGCCTCCGGGTGGGCCCAGGTGTACGACCGGCTCGTCGGCGTGCCCCTGTCCGGGGGAAACCCGGGGGTCGTCTACCTGGCCCCGGAGACCAGGGCCCAGACGGTCCGGTGGTACAACGAGCGGATCGTCGACCGCATGCGGGACCCGGCGTTCCCGTCCTATCTGACCGGCTTCTTCCTCAAACTCCGCGCGTACTACTTCCGGTTCGCGCTCACCCTCGAGTACCTGTGGTGGGCCGAGCAGGGCCAGGGGGACCCGCCCATCACGGTCTCCCGGCGGAGCCTGACCCTGGCCGCCGCCCTGTGCGATTACTTCGTCTGCCACGCCTACCGGGTGGCCGGGTACTCGAACCCGTCCGAGGAGTTCGCCCAGGTCGAGGAGCTCGTGCGGTGGTGCTGGGGGGGTCGGAAGAATGGCCGCGTATCGGCCCGCGCCATCTGCACGTCAAATAACCCTCGCCTTCCGACCCGGATGACCGAGGCCCGGGAACTCATGATCATCGCCCAGCAGTACGGGAAGGGCACCCACCACAGTGAGTTGGACGGGACCAAGGACGTCTTCGTGGCCTCCAAGCCGGAGGGGAAATGAGAGCCCTGCCCCGGCTGGTGACCCGGCTGTGCATGATCCACGACGCCTGGGTGGTCGGGTCGGCCGCCCAGCCCGGGGCCGGCGAGGTCCGGGACTACGACGTCCTGGTCCCCTGGCCCCGGTGGAACGAGGCCGCCCTCCTGGTCCCCCGGGACGCCCGCCCGAACGCCTTCGGCGGGTGGAAGTGCAAGGACGTGGACGACACGCTGGGGCGGGTGTTCGAGGTCGACGTGTGGCCGGACGACCTCGGGCGGTTCATGACCTGCGCCCTGGCCGCCCACGCGTGGCACCCGCGGTCGGGTAGCCGGCTCGCGAAAGTGTAACACGTGTTCCTGGACGACGAAGTTTGGCGGCTGTTCGCGTCCGACGCCGGGCCGGGGGTCCTCTGGTCGGCCGCCCCGGCCCTGCTCGTGTTCGTCGTCCCCGTCCTGGCCCTGCTGTGTGCGGTCGTCTGGGAGTGGCTTACCGGAGGCCCGTGATGGACGAGGTCGACTACCCGTGGGACCGGCCGGAGGCCCTCCTGAAGCGCCTTCTCGGCCTACTGGACGCGTCCCGGACTGGGCGAGTCGGGTCCGAGGCGGGGCCGAACGGGGTCCACAAAGGCCTCCTCGAGTTGGAGCGGCGGGGACTGGTCCGGAGGGTCGGGAAGGGGAAGGGGGTTGTCTGGTGGGAAAAGGTCTGAGCCCGAGCCTGTTCTCGTTGGGGGAGGTCGCCCTGGCCTCGGGCGGGACGGCCGACTGGAAGATCGACTGTGACCACCTGACGGACGGGGACTGGGCCGCCCTGGCCCTCCTGGCGTCCCGGTGGGTCCCGCCGTTCTTTGAGGTCCACGGGGTCCCGCGGGGCGGCCTCCGGTTCGCCGAGGCCCTCCAGAAATACGTCACCCCGGGGGCGTACCGACGGCTGGTCGCCGAGGACGTGGTCACGACCGGGCGGTCGGCCCTGGAGTTCGCCAAGACCGTCTCCCCGCCCGAAGACCTTTGGCCGTTCGGGTACCGGACCGTCGGCGTGTGCGTGTTCGCCCGCGGGGCGTGCCCCGACTGGATCCGCCCCCTGTTCCGCTTCGAAGGAGGGCGCCCGTGAAAGTACCCCCGGATGTGAAGGAGGCCGCCGCGAAGGTCCTGGCCGCCCGGGACACGGACGACGACCTCCGGGCCCTGGGCGGGCCGCTCTTGTGGAGCACGGCGGAGGCGTTTTACGCCCTGCTCGACGCGGGGGAGGTCCTGGCGACCTGGGTCAAGGCCCGAGCGGAGGCAGACGCGTGACTTGTATCGTCGGGTTCGTGGAGCCGTCCGGCCGGGTGGTGGTCGGCGGGGACTCGGCCGGGGTGGCCGGCCTGGACATCCGGGTCCGGGCGGACGAGAAGGTGTTCCGCCGGGGCCCGTTCCTCCTGGGGTTCACCACCTCCTTCCGGATGGGCCAGCTCCTCCGGTACTCCCTCCAGGTCCCGGACCAGGGGGAGGAGTCCGACTACGAGTACCTGGTCACCCGGTTCGTGGACGCCGTCCGGAAGTGCCTGAAGGACGGCGGGTACGCCACCAAGACCAGCGACCAGGAGGCCGGCGGGACGTTCCTGCTCGGGTACCGGGGGCGGCTGTACACGGTCGATTCGGACTACCAGGTGGCCGCCCACCACGACCCGTACACGGCCGTCGGGTGTGGGGCCGACTTCGCCCTCGGGGCCCTGGCCGTCCTCCGGCCGAAGAAAGAGTTCGCCACGGACCTCGGCCCCGTCTTCGACATCCCCGGGGAGGTCCCGGTCAAAAAGGCCCTGGAGGTGGCCGAGAAGTTCTCGGCCGGCGTCCGGGGGCCCTTCACGATCCTCGCGATGAACTCTTGACTATCAAGAAAAATCCTGAACAATAGGCGTCATGCCCCTCGCTGCCCCCCAGGCCCCCACGATCGGCTACGAGCTCGGGTACACGGGCGAGCCCTTCCACGGGACGCACGAAAACCCCCTGGCGTTCGACACGGAAACCGACCTCCACGGGAAGTTCCACCCCGGCGAGGTCAACAACCTGGCCCTCGTCCAGGCCTCGGACGGGGAGCGGACGGCCCTGGTCCACCCGAAGGACCTGGCCCGGTTCCTGGCCGCCCACCGGGACGTCCCGTTCGTCGGCCACAACATCGCCTTCGACTACTGGGTGGTGGACAAGGCCCTGGCCGGCGACGAGCCGGCCCGGGCCGCCTGGCGGGACAAGGCCCGGGCCGGGCTCCTGCACGACACCATGCTCCTGGACGCCCTGGTCCGGCTGGCCGAGGGGAAGGGGGAGACGGGGGACGAGAAGGAGAAGCTCCCGATGAGGAACCTGGGGGAGGTGGCCCGGGACTACGGGGGCGTGCGGGTCTCGAAGGAGGACCCGTACCGCATGAAGTACTCGGAGATCATTGGGAAGCGGTTCTCCGAGGTGACGGACAAGGGGTTTTGGGAGTACGCGGCCCGCGACGCCTACGCCACCGCCCGGGCCTGGCCGCCCCTGTACCGGAAGGCCCTGGGGATCGCCCGCCGGTACGCGGCCGGGGGCGGCGGGGGCGGCGGGGACGGCGGGGCCCGGCTCCGACGGTGGCTGGCGTACGGGGTCCTGACCGAGCGGGTCCAGGTCCAGGGGGCCATCGCCCTGGACGCCATCGGCCGGGCCGGCATGCCCTTCTGCCCGGACGCCGTGGCCGCCGACGCGGCCCGGTGGCGGCCGGTCGTGGCCGAGTGCGTGGCGGCCATCGACAAGCTCCGCCCGGCCCACTTCAAGCGGAAGGGCAAGGGGTTCGAGCTGGCCGACAAGAGCGGGTGCCCGAAGACCAACCAGCACGACCTGGTGGACGCCCTGGCCGAGGCCGGGGACAAGGTCAAGGCCCACCTGCCCGACTTCACCGCCCCCCAGTCGACCGGGAAGAAGGCCCGCGAGACCGGGGACGCGATCAGCCGGTCGACCGAGGACTGGGTCCCGTACGCCCCGTACGACCCGTTCCTGGGGCTCTGGGTCCGGCTGGCCGACGCGACCAAGCGGCTGGCCTTCTACGCCGCCTTCCGCCCGCCCGTGCGGGACCTGTTCTCGGCCCTCGAGCCGGCCGCCGCCCCGCGGGTCCGGAGCCGGTACAACCCGCTCATGCGGACCGGCCGGATCTCGGCCCAGGACCCGAACGTCACCCAGTTCCCCCGCGACCCGGGCTTCCGGGGGGTGTTCGCGGCCCCCCCGGGCCGGAAGCTGATCACCGCCGACTACGCCTTCGTCGAGCTCCGGACCCTGGCCGCCACCTGCTTCGAGCGGTTCGGGTACTCGGTCCTGGCCGACGTCATCAAGGCCGGGGTCGACCCGCACGCGTACACGGCGGCCATGGTCAACGGGATGAAGCTGGACGAGTTCCTGGCCCTCAAGAAGACCGATCCGGCCAAGTTCAAGTCCTTCCGGCAGTCTTCAAAAGCCCTGAACTTCGGCATCCCCGGCGGCCTGGGGGCCTTCCGCCTGGTCGAGTACGCGGCCGCCAACTACGGGGTGACCTTCACCCTGGCCGAGGCCGAGGCCTTCCGCCAGAAGCTGGTGACCGAGGTGTACCCCGAGCTCAACCCGACGGACGGGTACCTGGCCGACGACACGTACGGGGCGATCGCGGTCAACGCCGGGCTGTCCCGCGGGGAGGTCCTGGCCGCCCTCCCGGGGGACGCCCGGATGAGGGAGTGGCTCGGCCGGGTCCTCTTCCGGGTGGCCGCCGGGGCCACGACCAAGGCCGACGGGACGGACTACAACCCGCGGTTCTTCAGCGACTGTTGGGACTTCCTCAAGTCGGTCGGCCGGCGGGCCCCCAAGGGCGGGCCCCTGTCCGAGGCGACCCGCGAGCGGCTCCTGGCCGGCAAGGGGGACATGCCGACGGCCCGCGAGCTGACCAGCCTGTTCGCCGTCACCCTGACCGGCCGGGTCCGGTCGCGGGTCCGGTACACGGCCAGCAAGAACACCTGCTTCCAGGGGCTGGCCGCCGACGGGATCAAGCTGGCCGCCTTCCGGCTGGTCCTCGAGGGGTACAAAGTGTGCGGCCTGATCCACGACGAGCTGGTCGTGGAGGTCGAGGACCGGGGGGAGGCGGCGAACGAGGCCGCCTCGGCCCACGTCCAGGCCGTGATGAACACAAGTATGGAAGAGGTCCTCGGCGGGGCCGTGCCCAGCGGGACCGAGGCCCACGTGGGGGACGCATGGGAAAAGTAGCCGTTTCGACGCCGCTCAAGACGCACGGGGGGAAGGCGTACCTGGCCCCCCGGATCGTGGCCCTGTTCCCCCCGCGGGACTCCTACCTGCACTACGTGGAGCCCTACGCCGGCGGGCTGTCCGTCCTCCTGGCCAACGACCCGGAGGGGAAGTCGGAGGTGGTCAACGACCTGGACGGGGAGTTGACCAACTTCTGGACCGTCCTGGCCGACCCGGACCTGTTCGCCGACTTCCGTCGGAGGGTTGAGTCCCGCCCGTTCAGCGAACCCTTATGGCGGGAAGTGTCGGCCCACCGGGACCAGTACGGCCCGTTCGCCGGTCGCCCGGCGTGCGGTGTGGACACCCGCGTGATGGACGCGTGTGGGTTCTTCACCCTCTGTCGCCAGTCCCTGGCCGGCCGGAAGGACGCCTTCGCCCCCCTGTCCCGGACCCGCGTCCGCCGGGGGATGAACGAGCAGGCGTCGGCCTGGCTGTCGGCCGTCGAGGGCCTGCCGGCCGTCCACGCCCGGCTCAAGCGGGTGGTCGTCCTGAACCGCCCGGCCCTGGACGTGATCCGCCAGCAGGACGGGCCCCGGACCCTCTTTTACCTGGACCCCCCGTACGCCCACGACACCCGGAAGACGACCGGCGAGTACGGGGCGTACGAGATGTCGCTCGAGGACCACGCCGAACTCCTCCAGGAGCTCGGCATACTCGAGGGCAGGTTCGTCCTGTCCGGGTACCGGAACGACATGTACGACCGGACGGCCGAGGTCAACGGGTGGCGGCGGGCGGATTTCGAGATCAGCAATCACGCCGCCGGCGGCAAGGACAAGCGGAGGATGACCGAAAGTGTCTGGCTCAACTTCTAAGACCTGCTCCCGGTGCTCCCGCCGCCGGGCGGCCGGGCACTTCTCCCGCAAGGCGGCCGCCCCGGACGGCCTCCAGGGGCACTGCAAGGACTGCGCCCGCGAGTACGGGACCCGGTGGGCCCGCGAGACCCGCCGGCTGAACGGGGCCGAGACCCTGGCCGAGCGGGACGCCCGCCGGCGGCGGGACGCGGCGGCCACCCAGGCGGCCGTCCTGGCCGCCGTCCGGGCCGTCTGGGCCCGGACCGGCCGCCCCCCGGTCCTGGCCGAGGTGGCCCGCGGGGCCGGGTTCGAGCACGTCAGCTCGGTCCAGCCCTACCTGGCCCGGCTGGAGGCCCTGGGCGAGATCGAGCGGGACGCCCCCGGCGGGCACCTGCGGACGATCTGGCCGGCCGGCGCGCGGGCCCGGATCCGGGCCCTCCTGGGCGATTCTTGAGACTCAAGATTTTTTCTTGACATTCCACAACCTGCCTCCTACAGTGGGTGGTAGGAGGCCTGCCCAGTGTCTTACGGCCCGGACCCGTTCCAAGAGACGATTCGTTACTTCGACGCCCCGACCGCCTACTGGGCAGGGCTTTTCGACGGCGAGGGATCGGTTGGAATCAACAGGAAGGCCATAAGAGGCAAGCAGAAGCGGTTCAGCTATCAGTGCGAAGCCAAGCTGACGATGTGCGACGAGGATATTGTTTACGCATTCAGCGCGGCCTTCGACGGCACGTTCGGGGTCCGGTACCCGAAAAAGGCCAATGTCTCCGTCGCCTATACGAGCGGGCTGGGAGGGAGGAAGTGCCTGGCCTTCCTCACCAAGATCCTCCCTCACGCGAGGGTGAAGAAGAAGGAGATCGAGGTCGCTATTGAGTACCTGCACTGGCAGAAAGCCCTCACCGGGTTCGACCAGAAAACCACCTACCGGTACACGGAGGAAGATAAGAGGTACCAGGCTCTGATGAGACGCCTCTTGCACGACCTCAAGCCTGGTTTCTCGGCGACAAAAGTCCCGTTCAAAGACTGACCCCTGTTCGTACCGGACCCGGAGCCCCACGTGGCCAGCCCCACCCTTACCGACTTGCCTGTGCCCGCGCCGGGCCCCGGGTCCCCGGTCGTCCCCGGCGTCGGCCGGGACGCCCCGACCGTCACCAACGAGAACGGGGCCCGCCAGTCCCAAACGCTCTACCGGATGGATTTGATGCCCCCGCGGGCCACCCTGGCCGTGGCCGGGGTGCTGGCCGAGGGGGCCCCGAAGTACGGCGAGTGGAACTGGCTGGGCATCCCGACGGCCGACCACCTGAACCACGCCCTGGTCCACGTCTACGCCCACCTGGCCGGGGACGCCCAGGACGACCACCTGGGGCACGCCGCCTGCCGTCTCCTTATGGCCCTGGAGATCGCCCTCCGGGGCGGGCCGACGAAGGGGGCCGCGTGAGGCCGCCCCTGACCCCCCGCCAGCGGGACATCTACGACGCCATGCTGGAGTGCCTGGTCGAGAACCAGTGCCTGCCCACCTACCGCGAGCTGGGGGTCCGGTTCGGGATCAAGAGCCCGAACGGGGTGGCCTGCCACCTGAAGGCCCTGGCCGCCAAGGGGTACGTCGCCCCGGCGATGGGCAAGAACCGGGCGTACCGGCTCCTGGGGGTCCGCCTCCGGGCCGAGGTGGTCGAATGAGGACCATCCTCACCCGGACCGGCCGCCTCGTCTGCCCCCTGGCGCTCAAAGAGGACGATGTGGACGTCCTGGACGTGGCCTGGGCGTTGGCGGGCGAGGGAAGATTTTCCAACCACACGTGTGCGACGTTTAGCGTCGGTCAGCACTCCGTCCAGATGGCCCGCTGGGCCCTCCGCCTGGGGTACGGCGAGACGGTGGCCTACCAGTGCCTCCTGCACGACGCCCCGGAGGCCTACCTGGGGGACATCGCCACCCCGGTCAAGGAACTCTTCCCGGCGTACCGGGAGGCCGAGGAGGCCGCCTGGCGGACGATCGCCCGCGCCCTCCACTGCCCGCCCGCCCTGGACCACCGCGTCAAGGAGCTCGACCGCCGGGCCCTGCGGACGGAGCTCCGGGACCTCATGCCCGACTACGCGTCGGACGACCCCCAGCACGCCCGCGACGCCGCGACCCGGCCGTTCCCCGAGCGGCTCCACCCGTGGCCGCGGGACCAGGCCTTCTTCTGGTTCCTGGCGGCGTACGCCGAGCTGGCCCCGGCCGGGGCCCCCGGCGTCGACTGGGCCCGGTTCAACGCCATCCGCTCCCGCTCCGACAAGCCCAGCTTTCGCCCCGCCCGTTACCCCAAGGACCCCGTGACCCCCGTGACCCCCGTGACCCCCGTGACCCCCGTGATGACCTCGACCCCGTTCACCCACACGCTCTCGTACGTGACCAAGACCGGCAAGACCATGTCCCGCCGGTTCCGCGACCTGGCCCTGACGGCCGGCGGCACGGCCGGGCGGATCACCCCCCTCCGGACCCCGGTCTCGAAGTAACCCCGGTACCGCCCGGCTTCGCTGGAGGCGAAGCCGGGCGGGCGGAGACCCGCAGATGGCCCTCGGCGACTCCCTCCTGACCGGCGACGGGGACCCCGTGGCCCAGCGGCGGTTCAAGCAGGTGGCGATCGACCCGGCCCTCCTGCTGACCCTCCTGGCCGGGGCCGGGGAGTACACCCTGACCGGGATCCCGGCCGACGCCCGGGTCCACCGGGCCGCATACGACCTCGACCGGGACTGGTTCCGGATGACCCTGGTCTCGGCCGAGTTCCCGATCCTGTACGAAGGGGAGGAGATCCCGCCCTTGGCCCTCGGCGTCCGCCGGCTCGAACCCGACCACGTGGTCTGATGGTGTACCCATCCTTCACGACGACCGGGCCGGCGAAGATCTGGCTCCCCGGGTTCGACGACCTGGCCGGCAAGTGGGAGCTGACCTTTCGACAGGACCCGGTGGACTGGACGACCCGACCCGCGGGGAACAAGGCCCCCCGGTCGTACCAGTGGATCGAGGCCGAGTTCCGGATTCACCCCGGTGAGATCCGGTGGGACGACCGGCGGAGACGGTGGGTGGACGTCCGGAAGGGCGTCGGCCAGACCCGCCGGCTCCTGGATTTCGTCCGGGGGGACCGGGTCCGGACGGTGCCCTTCGTCCCCGTCCCGGGCGGGTGGGTGTGGTACGTCCCGGGCCGCCCGACCGTCCTCCGGCGGACGCTCGAGCTAGCCGGCACGGCCATAGACATGAGCTGGCGGTCGGCCGGCGAGTGGGCGGTCGTCCCGTGCGGCGGGTGGCGGCTGGCGGACAACCCGTTCGACCGCCAGGTCCTGGCCTGCATGCTGGACGACGCCCTGGACCGGGGGGCCGACGAGAGTCCTTACCGGAAGGCCCTGGAACTCCTGGAGAAGTGGCCGTGACCTACGCCTCGGACGAGTACTGGCCGACCCCCATCCGCCTCCCGGAGCCCGACCCCCGCACACCCGTGGTCGTCTCCCTCGACCTGGACCTCACAAGGTCGGAGTACGGGCACGTGTACGACGACCTGGTCCGCCTCCACGCCGTCCCCAACCTGGACCCGCACACCCGGGCCCTCCTGTTCGTCCTGAGCGGGAAGTTCCTCCAGAGGTCCCGCCGATGACCCCGGCCCTCCTCTGCGGCCTCGTCCTGGCCCTCCGGGGCGACCTGGCCCACGACCGGTACCCGGTCCGGGCGGCCGCCCAGGCCCGGGTCGAGCGGCTCCCCGCGGGGGCCACCCCGGCCGTCCGCCGGCTGGCCGCCGACCCGGACCCGCAGGTGGCCGACTGGGCCGGCCGCGAGCTGGCCCGGCGGGCGGCGGCCGCGACCCTGGCCCGGGCCGAGGCCCTGATGGCCGAGCTGGACCCGGCGAGGTGGGACAAGGTGGAGGCCGAGGGGGCCTTCCTGGAGGCCCTGGTCCGCCGCCTGTACGCCGACCCGCCGATGGCCCTCCAGTGGGCCGCCCTGGCGTACTACCGGGAGGAGTCCCTGGACGACTGGGGCCGCGACGAGTTCCTCCGGGTGTTCGCCGGGCGGGCCCCCGGGGACCCGCCGGCGGACCCCTACTGGGCGTCCCCGGCCTTCGGGTACTGGGCCCTGCACGACGCCTGGGCGGCCCGGGCCAAGGCCGCCGGGAAGACGACGTCCGCCCCCGCCCCCCGCGACACCACGGGACACGAATGACCCGCCCCAAGAAGGACCGCCAGGACCGGAAGGCCGTGGGCAAGGACGCCCGCCTCGAGAAGGCGAGGGGCCGGCTCAAGGCCCTCAAGAAGCCCCATTGGGAACCGACGGACTGGCAGAGGGAGGCCCAGGCGGCCTTCCGCCAGTGCGACGTACTTGTGCTGGCCGGCTTTCCCGGAACGGCCAAGACGGCTTGTGCCGTCTGGCTGGCCGTCGAGGAGTTCCTGGCCGGCCGGTCGCGGAAGCTGTACCTGCTCCGCCCGAACGTCGAGGCCGGGCCGTCCATGGGCCACCTGCCCGGGGACGTCCTCCAGAAGCTCGACCCCTACCTCCGCCCGGTCTTCGAGTTCCTGTCGGCCCTCGGCCTGTCCGGCCACCAGATGATCAAGGACCGGACCCTGGAGGTGGTGGCCGTCCAGCACGCCAAGGGGCGGACCTTCCACGGCGGGACGATCCTCCTGGACGAGGCCCAGGACTGTCGGGAGAGCCAGCTGAGGCTGGTGTTCTCCCGGATGGGGGCCAACGCGAAGCTGATCGTGACCGGGGACCCGAACCAGGCGGACATCCCGGACGACCCGAACCCCTTCCGGGTGTTCGTGGCCAAGGCGGCGATGGCCGCCGGGGACCCGGCCGAGACCGGGTTCAAGCTGTTCCGCCTGGGGGAGGCCGACGTCCTCCGCCACGAGATGGTCCCGAAGCTCCTGAAAATGTGCGGGGTCCCCAAGTGAGCGACAAGAAGCGGATCGAACTCCGGGCCGTCGTCGACCTGACCGACGACGAGATCCGGGCCCTGGCCGACGACTTCAACGGCCGGGCCCCGTCCTGCGTCCGGGGGGACGTGTACACGGCCCTCCGGGAGGAGTTCGGGAACCAGCTCCGCCGGATCGCCCTGGGCAAGACCCTGCTCCAGGCCGAGGCCCGGGTCCTGTGCGTGGGGGGCCCGGCGTGAGCGCCCTCCCGACCGCCCTCCCGGCCGAGCCGCGGGCCCTCCGGGTCACCCTGGACCTCCGGGCCGACCGCCTGGACTGCCTCGCCGCCGACCTCCGCAAGGCGGCCGCCCACAAAGCCACGGCCTACGAGGCGGCGGCCGTCCTGAACTTCCTGGCCGCCCAGATCGAGTGGGCCCTGGTCGGCGGTTCCCAGTTCGACACCCCGGCCCCGACCTGGAGGGGCGACGTATGACCCTCCCGGTGAAGCTCCTGGACCCGGACGCCTTCCTGCCGACGCGGGCCCACCCCGAGGACGCCGGCCTCGACCTGTACGCCCGGGCCCCGTTCACGGTCGGCCGGGGCAAGCAGGTCCGGGTCGGGCTGGGGATCGCGGTGGGCATCCCGCCCGGCCGGGTCGGGCTGATCCGGGACCGGTCCGGCCTGGCCGCCCGCGGCCTGCACGTCCTGGGCGGGGTGGTCGACGCGGGGTACGCCGGGGAGGTGGCCGTGGTCATCAAGAACCTGTCCCCGGCCGACCACGCGTTCGAGCGGCGGGACCGGGTGGCCCAGCTCCTGGTCGTCCCGGTCGACCTCCCGGAGCCGGTCCCGGTGGACGAGCTCCCCCTCTCGGCCCGTGGGGACGGCGGCTGGGGGAGTACCGGGGTATGAGCACGAACGACTTCTGCCCGACCTGCTCGGGCCCCTACGTGGTCCGGTGTAGGTGTCCCCGCGGGGACATGCGGTGTGCCGCCGGCCACGAGTGGCACACCTGCCCCCTGTGCAAGCGGGCGACCCCCGGCGAGTCCGATCACGCGTTCGACCTCCGGGCCGCGTACTGCCCCCAGTGTGCGGCCGGGGCGGACGTGGACGCCTTCGGCGGGAGCGACCTGTGAGTTACGCCCCTCTCGTTTTTCAGGAGCCGCCCAAGCCGGAACGTGTCGAGTGGGCACCTTGGGCGATCGACCCCGTCGAGTCTTTTGTTCGGTACGGAACTCGGGTGGATGAGTGCAAGCCGACATCGCACAAACGCGTAAGCGTGGTGTGCTCCGCCTGCGGAACACGAGACGTTCGAGGGTTCTTGGATGCTCACAGAAAGCACAGGTGTAACGAACAACGCCCCGGGAAGAAGTGGTGTCCGGGCTGTCGCCAATGGCTACCCGATTGGTTCTACAGCCTGAACAAGAACAGCAAGGACGGGCTGTACTCAGTCTGTAAGGGGTGTAACGGGAATCGAGAGTGCGCCTGGAACAAAGAGCGACGAAGGAGGGCCAGGCTCCGGTCCGACCTCCCGTACTACTTCCGTAGAAGTCTCAGGAGTTACAAGGGGCGGGCCTCGAAGAAGGGCATCCCGTTTAACCTCGTCGCCGACGATCTGTTGGCCGTTTACGAGAAACAAAAGGGTCTGTGTTTCTACACCGGAGTCCCGATGAAGTTCCATTCCGGGGCCCTGAAGGCCGACAGCCTGTCCCTGGACCGGGTAGAGCCGCCCCTCGGGTACGTTTCGTCGAATGTAGTCATGTGTCTCCTCGGGGTCAATTCGTTTAAGCGGGACCTCCCTCTGGCTGACTTCAGGGCTCTGGTACGGACTTCCCTGGAGGGACTTCACCGCTTTGCGGAGCAAGAGTGAGCTACCACCGCTTCATAGGGGCGGACCCGGGGAAGAAGGGCGGGCTGTCCGTCCTGAACGCCGGCGGGACGCTCCTGGCGTCCCGCCCCATGCCCCTGGACGCCGACGAGAACGTGGATTCGGACGCCGTCTGGGTCTGGGCGTCCGAGTGGACCGACGGGGGAGAGCTCTCGACCTTCCTGACGGTCGAAAAAACCTGGGCCCGGCCGGGTCAGGGCGTCGTCAGCATGCACACGTTCGGCCTCCAGGCCGGGTACCTGACCGCGGCCCTCGAGGTGTCCCTCCACCGGAAGGCCCACCTGGTGGCCCCACTGACCTGGATGAGGAGCCTGATGGGCAACGTCGGGGCCGAGGATTCCAAGTCCCTGGCCCGCGAGTTCGCCCAAAAGACCTGGCCCGCCCACTCCTTCCTGGCCACGAAGCGGTCCCGCAAGCCCCACGAGGGGATGGTCGACGCGGCCCTCATCGCCCTGTACGGGCTCCGGAACCACCAGGCCCTGGAGAGCTGACCCCGTGAGCTACGACCCGCCCGAGAGTGACCCGCCCGCCCCGTCGCCGTCTCAGGACGGCGACGGGGCCCCGGCCCCCGAGCGGCCCGCGTACGGGGACGAGCGGGACGCCCTGCCCGAGACGGCCGTGTTCCACATGGGCCCCGGCCAGGGCCTTCAAGAAGTTTCCTTGACGTCCAAGACGGTCGAGGAGAAGAAGGGGACGGCCTCCAAGACTCACAAGCTCCGCCTGTTCTACCAGGAGCGGGCCGCCGAGATCCTCCAGAAGCGGCTCGACGGGTGGACGATCCGCCAGCTGGCCGCCCACTTCGAGGTCACCCAGGGGACCATCCACAAGGTCCTGACCAAGGAGTACGGGCGGCTCGAGCGGAACACCCGCGAGACGATGGACCATCTCAAGATGATCCACCGGGAGCGGCTCGAGTTCATGTACAAGGCCCTGGTCCCCCTGATCGCCAAGGGGAACCCGCGGTCGATCGACATGGCCTGCAAGATCCTCGAGCGGCAGAGCAAGCTGGAGGGGCTGGACGCCCCCGAGAAGAAGCAGGTGGACATCACCGTCGAGTACTCGGACGCCGAGCTCGTCCAGCAGGCCGAGCGGCTCGGCCTGGCCGTCCCCGAGGTCCTCCGGGCCCTGGCCCAGGACGGGGACGTGGTGGACGGCGAGATCGTCCCCCCGGAGGCCCTCCGGGACCGCCCGGCCCAAGCCCCCGAGGCCCCCGAATGAACATCCGGATAACCCTGCCCGACGACGACCGGTTCCTGGACGAGGTCACGGCCTCCCTCATGGCGTTCGCGGACCGGGGGCCCGCCGCGGACCCGGCCGGCCAGGCCCCGACCGCCCTCGGGCGGTGTGTGGCCCGGGACCTGGCCCTCGTCATCCGGCAGAAGCGGAAGGCCCGTGCCCCGGCCGCGGGCTCCGGCGAATGACCGAACGCCCCAGGCCCCCGAAGCCCCGGGCCCGGAAGGGCAAGCGGAGTCGGGCCCAACAGCGGGACAAGTTCCGGACCCTCGACGGCGGCCAGGGGGACCTGCTCGAGGACGACCTGGTCGTCCTCGACTGGGTCAGCCGGCACGTCGGGTCGATGGGCTACCCGCCCTCGGTCCGCGAGGTCCAGGCCACGTTCGGGTACGCCAGCACGAAGGCCGCGTACGACGTCCTCCACCGGCTGGAGGCGTTCGGCTTCCTGGACGTAGACCCCGGGGTGACCCGCGGGATCCGGCTGTCGAACCTGCCCGACGCCCAGGACCAGGGGGCGGCCAGGCTCCGGCTGTGGCTGGCCGAGGCCGCCGCCCTCCTGAACAAGTACGCGGCCGACGAGCCGGACGCCGAGGCCTGGCTCCGCAAGGCCCAGGCCGCCACCTTCTGACCGAAAGGGTTTTTGTGGTCGAATTGAGTGCGCTCGGAATCGTCGTCGGGGGAGGGGTCCTCCTGGGCTACCTGGTCGTGTCCTGGCTCGACTGGGCGGACTGTGCCCGCGACAGGGACCTGTACCTGGCGGAACACCGCAAGGCCGACCAGGAGGTCCGGGACCTCCGGGCCGCGAAGAAGGCCCTCGAGAAGAAACTGGAACACGTTCAGGAAATCAACGAACTCGGGCGGGACATCGAGGCGGAGCTCCAGAAGGCCCTGCAGGAGGCCGAGGCCAAGGCCGACCTCCACCGGGGCCAGGCCCGCCAGAACTCGGACTCCTGGATGGCGGCCGTCGCCCGCCTGGCCCGGATCCAGAAGATCGCCGGGGAGGAAGCGTAATGTGCGTCGTCTCGATGGTGGCCGACCACTACTGGGACAAGTGGAAGCACCTCCAGCCCCAGGAGGCGTCCCCCACAGTCGTCCCGGTCCCGTGGCCGGCCCCCGTCCCGAACCCGCCGGCCATCTCCCCGGAGGAGGTCGAGGAGTTCCGCAAGCTCCTCGAGCGGGCCCGCGAATACGACCGGAAGAACTCCGAGCCGGACTGCGAGACCGCCGAGAAGAAGGCCCGGATCAAGAAGCTCGCCGACGACCTCGGCGTCCCGATCGACTTCCTGTGAGCCCCATGAAGAACCTGCTCCCCGGCGTGCTCCTGCTGGCCGCCTTCTCCGCCGCTCAGGCGGCGGAGAAGGCCCCGCCCCCCGCCCTCCTGACCGGCCGCCCGACGGCCCTGGCCTCGACCGACGCCCAGGGGAACACCCGCGTCCGGGGCGAGACCTTCCGCCTCCTCGTCCCCCAGAAGGACGGGACCCCGAGGACCGTCCCCCTGGACCTCCAGGAGAACCCCGAGCTCGGCCTGATGCTCCTCCGCCTGGGCCACCGGGAGATCACCCTGGAGGGCACCCTGGTCACCAAGGCCTGGCCCCTGGTCTGGCCGGTCCCCTGGGGCGGCGGGCTCAAGGCGGTCATCCCGACCGACGGCGTCGAGGTCCTCCGGGTGAGCGAGGTCCGGGTGAACTTCGACAAGGCCCCGGTCGTGAAGCCCGCCCCCGAGGACGACTGAGATGACCCTCCGCGGACAAGAGCTCGAAGAGGCGATCCACCTGGCGGACCACCTCCGCGAGGCCCACAACGGGATCGGCGGCGTGTACCTGTACCTCGGGCACGACGGGGACAACTCCTGTCGGCTCAAGGACGGGGACGCCGACGAGGTCGGGTACGGGTGTTCGGGGCGGGGCCTGAAGGAGGCCGTCCTCCGGGCCCGGGCCGATTGGGAAGCCCGGTCCGCCGACGGCCGGGACCCCCGCACGCCCCTCCCGGCGGGCGACCGATGACCTATGACGACTTCCTCTTAACTGCCGCCCTGGCCCTGGTCGTCGCCCTGTTCGGGGCCGCCTGGGCGAGCGGCTTCTCGGACCGCCCATGACCTACGACCCGACGTACCTGGCCCGCCAGGAGGCCGCCCGCCAGCTCCAGGAGCGGGTGGCCCTCCAGTACCGGCTGGCCGAGCGGATCAGCTCGGCCTCGTACATCGAGTACCTCAAGCACGTGGTCATCGACTCGGCCCCGGAGCCCCGGAAGTTCGTCGAGAAGGCGGAGGACTGGCAGTGGGACCAGGCCTACACGGTGGCCGGGCCCCTGGAGGTGGTGTGCGGGGTCAAGAAGAAGTACGACGGCCCGCGGATGCTCTGGCGGACCCTCCCCCGGGGCCACGACAAGACGTCGTCCACCGGCCGGGCCCTGAACTGGTGCCTGGCCTTCACCAAGCGGTACTTCTCGGCCGTGGTGGCGGCCGCCGACCGCGAGCAGGCCGGGTACCTGACCGAGTTCATGCGGCAGGAGGCCGACCTCAACCCCTGGTTCAAGAACCGCCTCCAGTTCAAGACCAACACCGTCGTCGGGTACAACGGGGCGAACCTCAAGGTCCTGGCGGCCGACGCGTTCGGGACGTTCGGGCAGAAGCCGGACATCACCATCTGCGACGAGCTGAGCCACTGGCAGAGTGAGGGCCTGTGGGAGGCCCTGTACACCGGCCTGGGGAAGCGGGCCGGGCGGGGGGTCCTGCTCATCCTGTCGAACGCCGGGGTGATCGGGTCGTGGCAGTGGAAGGTCCGGGAGGAGGCCCGGCGGAGCTACGAGATGTTCCGGCGGACCGGGCGGCCGGGCCTCTGGCACTTCTTCGAGGCCCCCGGCCCGATGGCCTCGTGGATGAAGGGGACGGAGCTGTTCCGGGAGCAGGAGCGGACCCTCCCCCCGAACGTGTTCAAGCGGCTGTTCTTGAATAAGTGGCTCGACCCGGCCGACGACTGCGGGTTCGTCACCCGCGGGGAGGCCCAGGCCTGCGCCGACAAGGGCCGGGAGCTGGGCCTGGCCATGCGGGACAAGGGGGAACCGGACGTCGAGTACGTGGCCTCCATCGACTACGGGCCCAAGAAGGACCGGACGGTCTGCACGGTCGGCCACCGGGAGGGGGAGACCCTGCCGATCGACCGGATGGAGGTCTGGCAGGGCAAGGACTTCCCGGACGGCCGCGTGCCGGTGGCGAAGGTCGAGGAGTGGATCGAGACCACGGCCAAGAACTTCCCTAAGGTCACCTTCCTGTGCGACCCCTACCAGCTCGAGGGGACCATCCAGCGGTACTCGTCCGTCTACCCGATGGAGCGGTTCGAGCCCCGCGGCGGCAAGGCCAACTACGAAATGGCCCAGATCCTCCGCCTCCTCCTGTGCGAGCGGCGGATCTTCTGGTACCCGGGGTGTGGGTCGGTCCTGGTCAAGCACCCCGGGGGGGCCTTGCAGGAGCACACCCTGGTGGACGAGCTGGCCGAGCTGATCACCAAGCAGATGAGTTACGGGTACCGCCTGGACCACATGAGCAACAAGCACGACGACCGCGCGGTCGGGATTGGCATGCTGGCCTGGCGCCTGATCGGGTCGGAACGCCGCCGCCAGTTCCGCTTCTCGGAGCACTACCTGTGACCCCCCGCCCCGAGCCCCGCATGGACGGCAAGTCCCTCGCCCGCGCCCGCCGCCAGTGCCTCCTCGCCCTCCGCCGGGCCGACCGGGCCGGGGTCGAGGGGCTGACCCTGACCGACCTGTTCGGGTACCTGTCCACCCGGAAGGCCTTCCGGGACTTCCGGGCCTGGTCCTTCCGCGAGATCCTCGGCGTCCTCCGGGACAGCCGGGCCCCGGGCCCGGACCTGGCCGAGGACGTGATCGGGGCCCTCGAGTGGCTGGCCTCGGACGGCCTCTTGGTCATCGGGGAGGGGGACGGGGAGACGGTCCTGTTGTTAACCGAGCGGGGCCGCGACCCCGGGGAGAAGTGATGGCCCACCCCGGCTACGCGTGCAAGGCCTGTGCGAAGACGTACCACTGGTGCTGCTCGTGCGGGGACCCGACGGCCGACCCGGACTTCCACGCCCTGGCCGCCGGGTACTGCTCTCCCGCCTGCCTGGAGGCCGGCGGGGGCCCGCCGTTCGTGCCGGAGTCCGCCGACGAGGAGGGGACATGACCACCTACCGCGACACCCCCGTCTGCCCGACGTGCGGGCGGGTGGCCGACGAGGACTGGGACGTCCACATCGACATGGACTACTACTGGCGGGGCTGGTCGACCGGGGACACGGCCTTCGTCCTGTGCCGGGGGTGCGACACCGGGTACGAGGTGGAGTGCCTGGCGGTCCCGACCTTCCGGAGCTACCCGATTCCCGAAAGGGGGAAGTGACATGAGCGTGCTACTTGGGTCGGCTCACTGGGACTGGACCAAGCGGCCGACCGGGGTGTGGGACCGCCGGGCCCCGGGCCTGGCCCACCCGCGGGCCGTCTTCCCGCCGGTCCAGTGCATGGTGGTCAACGCCGTCGGCGGGCGGGTCGAGGACGTGGTGGCCGTCGACTTCGACGCCGACCGGGTGTGCGTCCTGTCCCACCGGTACGAGGACGGGAAGAAGGTGTTCACCTGCGACCCGGTCACCCGCCGGCCGGTCGAGGAGTGGGTCCACGTCCCGGGGGTGACCGTCCGCCCCCTCCCGGCCGAGCTCCTGCTCGAGCAGGAGCGGAAGGCCCTGGCCAGGAAGGGGTACAAGCGGGAGGCCGACGGGACGATCTCGACCGGGCACCCGACGGCCGACGCCTAGGGACCGGACACCCGACCGCCGAAAAACAAAAAGACGGCGAGCCTTGAGGGCTCGCCGTCTTTTTTATTGGGAAGGCCGGTCCGGCCGTCATCCAGAAGGGGCGAACGGAAAGGTCACGAGGCCACCTCGATCTCGTCCTCGAAGTACCAGGCCACCTTCGTCGGGGCCGGGCGGAAGGCCGGCCCGTTCCCGAACCACACCATGTACGGGGGCTGGAGCCAGTCGAACTCGGCCCGCCCCTTGACGACCCCGACCGCCCCGGTCTGTTTGTCCCGGACCCGGTCGTTGAGATTGAACGCGAACACGGTCAGTTCCTGTCGGGGGTCTCGATCTACTCCGGATTCCCGGCCCGCCCCGGCGAGCCAGGCCGGTCAAACTTACGCACGTCAGGTCCCCGCGGGGTAGTACTGGTCGGCCCGGATCGGGACGACCCGGACGTTCGACGGGCTGGACTCACAGTGCCAGTCCTTCCGGGCCCGCTCGGCCACCTGCTCGGCGATCGGCCGGGTGGTGCAGACGGCCAGGACCGCGTCGTCCGGTAAAGAGGCCCCCCGGACCAGGTACAAGTGCTCCGTATCCATTATCCCCTCGCCTCCACTTCCACCGGGCTCCCGGCGGCCCACACCTCGGTCCTGGCCTCGCGGACGGTGAACGTCCGGTCGCCCACGGTCACCTCCCGCTCGGCCATGTTCCGGACGGACACTCCGGCCGCCCCCAGGTTCCGGACCACCTTGTACCGGCGGCCGGCGTACCAGAAGCCCCGGCCCTTCGGGAGGTCGCCGAGGCGGACGGTCTTCCTCATGCGACTTCAACCAGGCCGGCGCCGTCGATCTCGTCCAGGAGTTCGTCATTCTCCTCCCCGGGCTCGTCGTGGTCCAAGATCGAACAGTCGGCCGGGACCGAACAGAAGACGGCGGTCACACACCCGCCCTCGCAGACCACGATGATTCGCGGCTTCACGGGCCCCTCCTCCCGGCCTTCCGTCGCCGCCGGGCGATGGCCCGGACGGCCCCCAGGAGGGTCCGGAAGTACAGCCCGCGGGAGTCCGTGAGGGTCATCCCGCCGGGGCTGACCGGGATGTACGGGTAGGCGAACCCCTTCCAGTATCGGACCCGCCAGCCCGACGCGGGGTGGTGGTAGGTGATCCGGCCGTCGGGGTCCGGCCCGGCCTCCACCCAGCCGGCCGGAAGTCTGGTTTTGGCTCTCATGTCACCTCCGCCGGGGTCACTTTGGCCAGGGCTTGCTCCAGCCGCCACACGGCGACCCGTTCGAGCAGGTCTTCGGGCTTACTCCTGACCGGCCAGGTGAACCCGCACGGGCACTCCCCGGTCCCGGCGTACCGGCCGGCCTCGTCCGGGGCCCAGACGGTGGTGGCCGGGGCCTCGCAGGCGGGACAGGCGGTCACGCGGACCTCCAGGGGGCGTCCCCAAGAAAGTCCGTTACCAGGGCCTCCAGCCGGCCCAGGCGGCGGGCGCAGGTGGTCAGGTTCAACCAGACGACTTCGCGGACCGGGGGCGAGGCCCCGTCGCAGACCACCTGGCTGAAGGCGTAATTCGCGTCCACGAACCGGTAGGTCGCGTCCATGACCTCCCGGAGGAGGCCGCGGGCGTACTCCAGCTTACACTCGGGACACAGGTCCTTGACCTGCCGGTGGACGCAGTCCCCGGAGTGTCTCTCGCCGCCGGCGCTCATGGGGTCTCCCTGGTTATCCGGACCCGGAACACGACGGTCACCTCGACCTCCCGGTCGACCCACCCGATGTCGTCGTACCGGGGCGCCCGCGGGGGCAGGAGGGACAAGCCGTCGTACCGGGTCTCCCGGTACAGGAACGGGTCCCGGTCGGTCACGTTCCACCGCTCGAGGGCCTCGCGGACGGCCTGGGCCTCGGGGACGGGCTCGGGCCGGGGCGGCGGGGGCAAGGGGGGCATCAGGAGCCCTCCCGCGGGCGGATCTTCGGGGAAAAGACCACGTCGGCCTGGCACACGGGACAGGGCGCGTGCCCGAACGCCAGGTGGTCCCGCGGGTCGTGCTCGACCCGGAGCTCGGCCCGGGTCGCTTCCAGCTCGGACTTACAGGAGTGACAGTCGCCCAACCAGCGGGCGTCGGCCGGGGGCGTACCCCGCTTGAGGATCTTCAACTCTCGTCCTCCCGGATGGCCTGGTCGGCGGCCCGGTGGACGTCCCGGGCCAGGAGGTCGACCCCGGCCGTCGGGGCGGCCATCCGGCGGACCCGACACAGGGCGTCAAAAAGGGCCTCGGCCCGCTCCCGCTCGACGGCCAGCTCCCGCTCCAGCCACCCGTCCCGGGGGACGACCGGCGGGGGGCCGTCGGGGGGCCGGGGGGCCTCCGCGACCCCGCGGGCGGCCAGTTCGAACCCGCTGTCTCCGGTCATGCCTTCCTCCTCGGTGGGCGGTCAGTCACCGGGGCGGGTCTTCCCGCCCCTCAGTAGTAGGAGCCGCAGGACGGCCCGCCGGGGGTACCGGCGGCCGCCGTCCAGGACCAGGGTCCCGTTGGGCGTCCGGGTGACGAACCGGCCGTCGGCCGACGACCCGTCCCGGAACACGACCCGGACCATTTTCCCGGGGTAGGTGGCGGTGTGCTTACCCATCACCATCACCGGGCGGCCCGCCGGGGCCCCAATCGTACTCGCCGGTCCGGTCGGCCTCCCGCTCGAACCGGTCCTGCTCGTCCTGGTGGCGGTTGCACAGGGGCTCCTCCCGCCCCCGGTGGTCGAAGGTGGCCAGGCTGTCACACCGGGCGCACAGGCCGGCGGCCGACCGGGCCCGGATATACTCGGGGCCGTGGAGGGCCTCCCAGACGGCCGGCCCGAGGCCGGCCAGGGCCTTCCGGTACAGGAGCCCGACCTCGTTGGCCAGGATTACGTCCGGGGCGTTGAGCCGGAGGAGACGGGCCAGCCGGTCAACAGAGGCCAGGAGGCGGGCCCGGAGCTCGGGGGTCAGAGTCGGTTTGAACTCACTCATGCTCAGTCCCACCCGTATTTGTCGGACACCAGGCTCATGATCTCGTCCAGGGTCCGGGCCCCGAGGACCTCCCACGGGGCCCCGTACGTCCACACCTCGCACAGGAACACGTCGGTCAGGGGGTCGTGCCAGACGGACCCGCAGAAGTCCCACCCGCTGTACTGGCCGAACCCGTCCGGGTTGGCCCGGAGGAGGGCCTCGGCCCCGTCCTCGACCCGGTGGTCGAAGTTCGACATGACCTCGCCCAGGCGGCGGGGCGGGCGGATGGAGCTACTCATCGTCCTCGCCCGCCGGCAGGGCCTCCGCCTCGAACCCCCCGCGGTCGTGGACGGCGAGCTGGTTGTTGTCCTTCCAGAAGATCAGGTACCCGACTTCGGAGTCCGGGTCCCCGTCCTCTACCGCCGTCTCGTCCAGGACGTCCCGGGCCGTGTACTCGTGCCCGTTCCCGTCCATGCCCAGCCAGTGGACCTTTCGCGAGGGCCAGTGGACGATCACGGCCCCGTACGCCATCTCGGAGTCGGGGAGCATTATTCGTCCTCCGCGAACGGGAGTTCGCCGGCTTCCAGGGCGACCTTCAGGACCCGAAGGATGTAGGCCTCCTCCCCCTCGCCCTCGAGCAGAGGGAAGGTCTTCCAGGCCTCCAGGTCCCGGACGTCGAACGTGCTCGCCCGCTCGGTCACGTCGGTCGTGAACGAGTACCGGAGGGGGCGGGAGTACAGGTCGTCCTTGTACGCCCGGTACACGGACACCCCGTTGGCCCGCAGGACCTCGTCCGGCTCGACCCAGTCCATCGGCATGGCTCAGTACTCCGAGGGCAGGAGGATCAAGGGTACCGTGGTGTCCAGGTACAAGGTAATCTCGGAGAGCGGGAAATCCGTGAATTCCAGCTCCTTCCGCCAGTACACCGGCCCGGCCGTGTCGTGGACGCACTCCAGGACGGCGGTCCTGTCGGGGTTGACCCGGAGTTTCCAGAAGACCATGGGGTCTCTCCGGATCTCCGGCGTCTCCACCCAGGCCCCCCATATTTCGCCGAGGAGCCAGTGACAACCGGCCTCCCGCATTAAAAACCGGAAGCCTTCCGTGTACGTCAGATCCCGGAACAGGGGGTCCCGGTACGTCTGGTCCCCGCCGGTGAACTGGCGGAGCCCGGCCTCGAGGTCGGCGGCGGTCACTTCACACACTCCTTGAGCCGGGCCCTATGTTCGGCCCACCAGAAAACCCAGACGACCCCCAGGGCGACCGGCCAGGCCAGGGCGTACCCGGCGTACCCGAGGAGGGCCCGCTTCGGCCGGCGGGGGTCCAGGAACGTCCCCAGGGCGAACAGGTAGACGGCCAGGGCGACGAGCAGGTAGTGGGTCACGGGCCGTCGTCCTCCCCGCCGGACTCGGAATCGTCCAGGAACGGGTACTTGCCGGCGTCGAAGGCCCCGACGAAGGACGACACCGCCTCGGGGGCCGGGATGCTCACGGTCTGGCTATCGCTTCCCTGCTCGAAGAACTCGACGGCCACCTCCCCGCCGGTCACCGAGGACTCGACCCAGTCGGAAAACGAGTACCCGCCCTCGGGGTCGAACTTCCGGGTCAGCCAGTGGGCGACCGGGCAGTGGTGGCAGTCCTCGGGGTACCCGGACACGCCGGCTGCCCGGAGGGTGCCCGCGATCTTGTCCGGCGTGTCCCCCAGCTCGGCCAGGGCCGCCTCCAGGTCTTGTACGGTGATCTTCACGGTCTCTCCTTGGTCCTTCAGGAGCCCGCGGGCCTTCTCCGCCACGCCGGCGGTCGGGTTCCTGGGGGCGGCCTTCTTCTTGGGGGCGGTCATCGGTCCTCCAGGCGCCAGATGGACCACACGATCAGCAGGGTGAGGGCCGTCCGGGGGTCCAGGGCCCAGACGGCCGGGAGCATGACTTTGAGGTCCACCTAGGACGTCAGCCTTTCGCACTTCGGGCACACGAAGATCCGGCCCCCGGCCACGTGGTCGGCCGGCTTGAAGGCCTGGGCCCCGTCGTCCTCCTCGACCAGGATCCGCTCCTTGGCCGGCCCGTCGAACACGCACTGTTCGTCGTTCCAGAAGAACGCGAAGTCGCAGTGTTCGCAAACCCGGTAATACGTGTCCGGCGAGATCACCCCGTCAGCTATACCGTCCGCGTCCACCGGGATCATGTCCGGCCGCTGGCACTTCGGGCACTTGCGAAACACCCGCGGGCCGTCGGTGTGGGAGACCTCGCACTCGGCCTCGTCGATGAACAGGTGGCAGTGGGGGCACCCGACGAACATCCCCCGGGAGACCGCCTTGACCAGCTCGTCGCAGGTGACCAGCCGGATCGACCAGAGGGGGAACCGGTCGAGGTCTCGGGTGTATTTCGGCACTTTCAGGAACCTCCGGACGCCCGGCGGGCGACGTTAGTCGCCCGCCGGGCGGGGCTGGTTAGCAGGCGATCTGGGTGGCGGCCTCGGCCTTCTCCCGGAAGGCCGCCCGGGCCTCCTCGACCCCGGCGGCCACCGGCCCGCGGGCGTCCCCGAGGAGGTCGGCCAGGTCCCCGGCCCGCGCCCGGAGGGCGGTCAGCTTGGCCCCCATGGCCTTCAGGGTCCGGCTGTCCGTGTCCGGGCTGTACCCGGCGATCGTCCGGGCGTACTCGTCGGTCTGCCGGGCCAGCCCGTCGCGGACGGCGTCGCGGGCGATCTTCCGCCCGGCCGGGGTGTCCGGGACCGGGCTGTGGGACACGTCCCCGCCGGCCGCCAGGAGGGCCTTGCCGAAGGCCACGAACGCGTCCAGGCGGGCGGCCGGGACGAAGTGGACGCCGCTCCGGGGGCGGACCTGGAACGGGCTCATTGTGTCGAGGGCGACCTTCTGGAACAGGGCGGCCACGTCGGCCGCGGCGTAGGCGGGCTTGTCGGCCAGGTACCCGCCCAGGCCGTGGGCCTCGAGGGCGGCGGCCAGGTCGGCCGGGGCCAGGTCGGCCTCCGGGGTGGCCCACCACACCAGCTCGCCGAGGGGCTTCGGGGTCTCTTTCGTCGTCGGGGTCAAGTCGGTCTCCGTAAGGAACAAGGGGTGTCTACCGGCCGCCCACACGGGGCTCACTTTGCCTGGTCCGCCTCCGGGTCGTCGTACACGGCCCAGGCGGGCAGGGCGTCGCCGGGGGCCGGGGTTTCCGGGGACGAGAAGTCCATCCGCTCGACCCGGTCGGCGATTTCGGGGAAGGTCAGCCGGTAAGTGTCGTTCAGGATGATGAGCCGGTTCCCGATACGGAAGGCCTCGTCCGCGGCCAGGCCGAGGAGGGCCTGGAGGACTTCGATCGGGACCGCGGACCCGTAGTAAACGTGCGCGGCCGGACTGACGGCCGGGGCGTAAACCCGACAGGTCGTGTCGCCCGGCTCGGGGGCGACGGCCCACACGGGGTCGAACAGGGCGCAGGCCACGCCCAGACAGCAGTAGGCGGGGCCGGTCGGGAGGTCCTTCCGGAGGGACCTCGTGGTCTGGCGGTGGTCGCCGGACCGGAGGGCGGCGACCCAGTCCTGTTTGGTTGGCGTCCGGGTCATCGGGCCTCCTGGGGTACGGCCTGGACGAACAGCCGGCCCTGCCGCATGTACACCCGGAGGCCCCCGCGGGACCGGCACAGCCGGTTCAGGGTGGCGTACAGGTGGGTCGGCTTGGTCCCGCGGGGGACCGGGACCTCGACGTACCCGCCGGTGGCCCCGCGGGCCCGGTCCAGGTAGGGGTCGTATTTGGACGTCGCGGCCGGCCGGCCCAGGCGGCCGGCGGGCGGGAGTTCGGTCAGGACGGGGATGGCGGTCAACGGGGTCTCCGGGTAAGGATTCGGGACCGGCGGGGCCAAAAGGCCCCGCCGGGCGGCCGGGGGTTAGTCGGCGATCTCGAGGCCGGCGGCGGCCATCACGGTCCGGGCCGCCCGGCCGGGGGAGCCGGCCCGCAGGTCGGTCAGTTCCGTCAGGGCCTCGGCCTCGTCCTGGGTGGCGTTGTTCCAGAAGGAGATCATGACCTCCTGGGGGTCGGTCTGGAGGGGGGCCCCGTCGGCCTCCGGGTCCCACAGGACCCGGTGGTCGTCGACGTCCACCCACAGGACCGGGTTGAGGCTGGCGTCCACGTACCCGGAGTCGGCCAGCGGGTGGTACGGGCTCCGGGCGTCCAGGTGGGCCAGGAGCAGGTCCTCGGCCATCCGCCGGTCGGCGGCCGCCCCGCCGGCGTCCGGAGGGGTCTCGGCCGGGTCCGGATCGACCGGGAAGTCGACCTCCCCGTCCAGCCCGACCCCCCGCTGAAAGGCCTCGACGGCCTCGTCCAGGGACCGGGGCTCGGCCGGAACGAACCCGGTCAGCCGGGGTGGCGTCGGCCGGTCGTCCGCCAGCACCTCGGCCAGGGGCCGGCCGGACAGCTCGGCCCGGACGGCCTCCGGGATGGCCCGGGTGGTCACGTCGTGCAGGCTGACCGCCGGGCTCGTCCCGGCCGGGGCGTCCGGGAGGGCCTTGAAGGTGGTGACCGACGACCCGGACCGGTAGGTCGTTCGGGTGACCTCCCGCCGCCCGCCGGCGGTGACCTCCGTCCAGGTGACCGAACTCAGGACGTCCGCCGGGCCCCCCTTGGCTTTCCGGTCCGCGTCGCCGGCGTCCGCCGGGGCGGTCGGAGGGGCGGGGCTTTTGAGGGCGGCCGGGACCGGGGTGTCGAAGTCCCCCTCGTACAGGGCGTGGTTGGTCCCGGCGTAGGCCCCGGCGTAGGCCCCGGCGTACCCGCCCTGCCAGGTCTTGCGGCTGGCGTACGTCCCGACGTCGAGCCGGCCGTACGCCCGGCACTTGTCCCAGGCCCCGTCGGTCACGTCGTACACGACCCGGCCGTCCAGGGGCTGGTGGAACCCGGGGGTCCACAGGCCGGCCGCCTCGACGGCCTCCTGGAGGTGGTCCTTCTTCGAGGACCAGGCCACCCCCATCCGGGTGCCCTTGTCGCGGAAGTCCATTCCGGCCAGGTCGCCCCCGTTGAAGAAGCAGACCCGCCACCGGCGGTCGCGGGAGTCGAACCACTCGATCGCCCCGTACGCCTCGACGTCGTCCAGGGACCGGCCCTCGGCCAGGTGGGCGAAGATGTGGGTCGAGTCGACGGCGAACGCCCGGTCGTACTTCCGGTTGAGCTCGGCGTGGTTGGCCACACACCCGTTGTGGGCCCCGACCACCGGGCCGACGACGAACGGGTGGGCGTTCTCCTTGGACTGCTCCCCGGTCGACGGGTACCGGGTGTGCAGGAACCCGCGGGGCTGGAGGGCCCAGTTGGTCCCGTACTGGGCCAGGAAGAGGGCCATGGTCTCGGCCCCCTTGCGGACCTTCTTGCCGTCGAACACCCCGTACCCCTTGCCCCCGCGGGCGTCGTTGTAGACCCCGAGGCCGAGGGCCAGGGCCCGCCGGGCCACCCGGCTCGGGGGGTTGCGCCACGCCCAACCTGCTATTCCGCACACGAGTATTAGACCTTTCTGCCCTTGCGGGGCTTAACAGGTTTGGTGAGGACTTCGATTCCGGTAAGTCCTCGAATAATCCGATTTCTCAAGGTCGACGCCTTCTTGACCAAACAGCGGGGGTCTTTCAGCCAACCTTCGACGGACTTCGTCTCCCCGAAAGCCGTCACCGTCCACTTCCGGAAGACGTCTTGGGCCCTGCTCGAGTTGGCCGACATGGTTCGCCAGTGGCAGTTTTCGGGGCAATAGTCCCTGTCCGATCGCTCACGGTCTATGGTGAGCCCCTCGTGGTACCCGGAGGATTCGGCCCACTCTCGGAATTCGACGAAGGCCCTCCAGGCGTCACACACTTTCACGCCCTTGGCACCGTACCAACGATAAGCCTTACAACTTTCGTGGTGACACCTCTTGATCATCGCGTGCCAGACCCAGTACAGCTTGGTCGCGGACCCGCCGTGGGCGCCGGGGCGACTAAACCCTTTCCGGTCTTTTGGGATCCCGCTCACCTCTAAAATTCCTCGTACGGCGGGGCCTCGTGCCCGGCGAACTTCGCCTTCCGCTCCTCGAGCCAGGCCCGGACGTCGTCCGACGGGGCGACGGCCAGGAGGGCCTGCCAGGGGTCGCGGGGGAGGCCGTTGATCCGGTCCGTCGGCCAGGCGGTGGCCACGTGCAGGAGGTTGTCCCACAGGAGGGCCCAGGGGACGATCTTCTGCGGGTCGGTCGTCCCGGCCGCCAGCCGGCACTCGACCGTCCCCCGCCGCTTGCCCACCAGGGTCCGGTCCCGGCCCCGGCGGTCGAGGGTGTCCTTCGGGGTGTAGAAGTGGGCGTGCAGGTTGAGGGCGTAGTACCGGGCGGTGGCGTAGTGGTCGCGGGCCTGCTCCAGGTAGGCGGCCCCGGTCCGCCGCGGGCAGGGCTCGGTCGCCAGCAGGTTCCCGTCGGCGTCGAACCGGTCGATGACCCGGTTCAGGCTCGTACTCCCGAGCCCGCCGTAGACGGCCAGCCGGGCCAGGTGGCGGGTCCGGGCCTTCTGCCGGCCCCGGACGGCCTTCTCCGGGCACCCCCAGTACACGTACTTGTCCGGCTTCACGAGGTAGGCCCGGACGGCGGCCAGGAGCTTCTGCCCGCACTTCTCGCAGAAGTTCTTGCCGTCCCGGGTGTACGCGGAGTTCCGCCGCCGGCTGTCCGGGACGGCCAGGAACAGCCCGTCCTCGACGCGGGCGTACACCTCGACCAGGCGGAGGATCTGGGCCGAGCTCAGGTCCCGGCTGTCGGCGTGGACGTGCAGGCCGCACCGGGCGTTCACCCAGGCCCCGGCCGCCCGCAGGCTCCGGCACACGTCCTCCACCTGGTCGATAAACGGCTTGCCCCGGGCCGGGGACAGGTTGATCTCGAACCCGGAGGGCGGGAGGCTCCCGTCGTACACGACCGAGGCGTTCCAGCGGGCGCAGGCGTCGGCCACCCGGTGGGCCCGGCGGGCGTCCTTGAGCCCCCCGACCTCGAGCTCGACCGACAGGTACCGGCGGGGGCCGCCGCCGGCCAGGGCCCGGCGGTGGGCGGCCCGGAGGGCGGCCAGGGGGGCCTCCTCGCGGGCCAGGGCCTCGGCGTAAGCCCACCGGTCGACCGGGTCGGCCCGTCGCTGTTCCCGGCGGAACTTCTCGGCCCGCTGTTCGACGGCGGCCGGGTCGGGCGGGTAGAAGGTCAGGGGCCGGCGGATCCAGTCGGGGCGGGTCGAGGCGTACGCCCGGCGGTCCTCCCGGTGGGCCTCGGCGGCGTGGGTGTCGTGGTCCTGGCCCGGGCGGAAGACGTTGGCCTCCGGGGGCGGGAGGGCGGCCGGGTCGAGGGGGGCGCAGGTACAGGCCGGGAGCCGGCACTCCGGGCAGCACCGGCAGGTCGTCCGCTGGCACCGGGGGCAGCAGTCGCAGGCCGCCGGGTACCGGGACGCGTGCCCGCAGACCCGGCAGGCGAGGTACCCGTCGGCCCGCCGCCGGTACCGGGCCGCGTCGAACGAGCCCGGCGGGTTGATGGCGGCGGCCGGGTCGTGGGCCGGGGCCGGGCGGCAGGCCGGGCAGGCCCCGCCCGCCAGGGGCTCGTCACACCCGGGGCACCGGGGGCAGTCGCAGTCCTCCGGGGTGTTCGCGCAGGTGTCACACGCCGGGGCGGACTCTTCGTCCTCGTCCGGGTCGTCTTCGTCGCCCTCCCACGCGTCGTCGGCGTAGAGGTCGTCCTCGTCGTCGACCGGGGCGGCGGGCGTCTCCGGGATCGGCATGGGGGACTCCGGGGGTTGGGGGAGGATGAAAAACCGGGGGTCGACCGGGATCGCCAGGTCCGCGAACTCGACCTCCCACGGGCCGCTCGTCGTTGTAACCGCGGTCCAGGCGTTCGGCGTATCGGGCACGGCGGGCCTCCGGTGGGGGACAAACCCGGCGGCGGCACAAGCCGCCGCCGGGTTACGGACACTCGGGGTTCGTCAGCTGACCCGCACGTGGGCCGCCGGGTGGTAGGTCACCGTCTGGTGCTTGAGGGCGGCCACCGCCCCGTCGGCCAGGCGGACGCCGCGGCACGGCTTCTTCAGGGTCACCCCGTAGTCGTCGCCGGTCTTGCGGCCGACCAGGCTGGCCCGGACGTACAGCTCGCCGTTGAACTCGAACGCCCCGCCGACGGGGACGTCCTTGGCCTTCATGGCCGTCGGCTGGGCGGGGGCGGCCACCGGGGCCGGGGTCACGGTCTTCATTCACAGGTCCTTTCGAAAGGGGTCAACAACGCACGCGTGTGGGCGGGACACCCGCCCGTGCTTCACTTTGGTCTCAGGGGGCCGGGCAGGCCCCGGTCAGGACGGGGTTCACGACCCGGCGGCCGGTGTTGGCCCGGTCCAGGGAGTCGGGGCTGAAGTCCGTCAGGTCGACGACGGGAACGCCGCTCGCCTGCGTCCCCCAGTGTCGGGTCAGGACGAGGTACAGGCGGGTGTCCAGGTCACGGCGGAAGACGTCCCCGGGTTTCAGATCCCCGGCCCGGACCGCGAGTTCGAGGGAGATCTCGACCTTCACGGGAGCTCCCCGGTCAGGGTCGGGTTCTGGACCTTAACGACCGGCGTGTCGGAGTTCAGCCGGGCGGGTTTTTTGGCCGTCAGGTCGAACACCCGCTGGTGGTCGTCGGCCTCGGGGTACGAGAACACCAGGTAGTAGGTGTCGGAAGGCTCGTGGTACACCACGTTCCCCTGGGCCATGGTCCGGAGGCGGTGGCGGCGGTCCTTGCCGTGGCGGATGTCAAGTCTCATCACTGGCCCTCGGGGCAGAGGCGGGCGGCGACGACGGTGACCATCTCGTCCGCCGCGATGAGCTGGACGATGTCCGCGGCCACGTTCAGGACGGCTCGCGTGCGGCGGCCGCGGGAGTACTCGCTCAAGAGGATCTCGACGGCGGCGCACCACCGGGGGACGTAAAACACTTCCCGGTTCTTGGCCACACAGAACCCGCCGTCCGGGACGTCGCCGAGGCGGACCTGCGGGGGCGTGGCCAGGAGCTTGGGGTCGACCTTCATCACCAGCCCTCCGCGTCGTACAGGTTTGCGATACAGGAAACGTGCTTGCACTTTCGCCCCTGCCCGTGCTCGAAGGCCGGGCACGAGCAGGCCCATTTTCCGGCCCAGTCCCGCTCGACCCGGTAGGCCCGGCGGTCCATGCCGTCGGACCAGGCCAGGAGGATTCCCGCGTCGGTCAGGGCCGCCCGGTACCGCCGGGACAGGCCGGCGGCCGTCCCGATCACCACCTCGCCGGGCTCGGCCTCGGAGGGCCGCCGGGCCCAGTGCCAGGCCGCCCCCTTAGGTTCTACCGCGGGGTTCTTGACAGTCAAGGATTTAGTCTGAGTTTTTCTGAACATACCAGGCACCTCCCGCCCCGACCGGCCACTTTGCCCCGTGGGTAAACGGCGACGCCGGGCGTGTGAGGCACGCCCGGCGTCGGGGGAGGGTCGGGTTGAGGGGAGGTCAGTCGTGACAGTACTCGGACACCTCGACGGCCCCGGGGCGGATCGTGACCTCGACGTGGTTCCCGAACATGCCCCGGTAGTCCTCGTCACCCAGAGAGTCGAGGAGGGCCTGGATCGGCAGGCAGGCCTGGGCCCGGGGGTCCTTGTCCCGCTTCTCGACGTACGGCCCGTAGGTCGAGGTCAGGAAGTTCCCCTCGAACGCGGCCTCCTCGTCGTCCGGCTCCTCGGGCGACGCCCGGTCCGAGAACAGGTACTCGGCGTCGTCGTGATTGGATCTGAAAATACACTCGTCGCCGTCATTGAAGTACGGCGTGTACATCGTGAAACGCACGCCGGTCAATCCGGGGACGGTCGCCATCTTCTCCTGGATGGCCTTCACGAACGGCTCCTTCAGGCCGTCCTTGAGTTCGTCGATCTTCTTCCGCATGGCGACGATGTCGGCCAGGCGGGCTTCCAGCTCACTCATGGACTTCGATCTCCTTGAGCTCGAACCCGACTTCGTACGGGCCGTCGTAGCTCTCGATGGGGTAGCGGTTCTTGGGGTCGGCTTGCTCGGCCCGGAAGGTCGCGTTGAGGCGGTCGAGTTCGGCTTCGGCCCGGCCGCGGTCGGCGAACCCGGTGGTCGGGGCGTCGTAGTTCTCGGCGCTGTAGCACTGGTCGTTGTACTCGTAGGCGATCGGAACGATGACGTAGGCCTTCACGCAGAACCTCCTTGGCCGAAGTTGTTGGTCGCCGCCACGGCCCTCTCGTACTTCCGGGGAAGGTAGACAGTGGCCCGGCGGTAGAGTTCGGTTATTACGGATCGGGCGAATTTGTCCGAGGTGCCGAACTGGAAGATCGAGTAGTGCGGCCGAATCCTCGAGCGACACCCCGTGAGTCGGACGCAGTATTCGCGGAAGGCATCTACGATCGGAAGGCTTCCGACCAGGCCGACCTTGTACTGGCGCCGGCCGTCGTGGACCCCGAGAGAGATGTATCCGTCACCGTCTACCAGCCCCCGAAAGTAGTCTTTGCGGAGGTAGTCCGGTATCGTCCCCTTCTGAGGGGGCGATAGGGTCAGTGACTTCCTGGGGGTGACGCCCAGTGAGATCAGGCGTTCGACCATGTGTGGACTGCTGAAGGCCACCTGGTACGCCTGTTTGGCGTTGGCGTACCCCCTGCCGAGCTTGACTTTTGTGATGGTGTTCTTACACCCCAGGTGGGACCGAAAGACACTCAGGTGGTCTAAGTCCCGCTCGGACAACGACAGGCTTACGGTGTTCTTGGTTCTCCATTTGTCGGTGTTCCTGTACACGCACCCGTCCGCCGTTAGGAAGCCCAGCCAGTAGGCCTTCTCCGGGGCGTCGATCGCGTCGAAGTAGGTGTGGTGGCACGAGCCGACTTCTCGTGGGCGGCACGTTCCGAGAACGGTCCGGACGGCGTGGTAGGCCGTGGCAAGAGAGCATCCGAACTTGGCGACCAAATCGTTCAGGGAGGCTCCCCCGGAATACTCAGCGGCCAGAGCCTCGTAGTCGTACTTCTTCGCCAGGTTAGTCCTTATCTGTCGTCTTGGTGGCGGTCGTCTTTTTGGTGGCCGCGATCCGGCTGAAGGACGGTGGGTGCCCGAGGCCCGCCATCCAATTCTTGAACTCCATGTCCTGGAGGAAATCCTGGGCCGTCGGGATGTACCCACGGAGGTCTTCCTTGATATGCTGCTCGCCTACCTCGCGGGTGGAGACGGCCTTTATGTACCCCTGGCGGACCAGTTCCCGCTGTTCGATTTCGATCTGGATCTTCAGGTTCCGGACCTTCGCCAGGTGGAGTTCCAGGATGGCCCGGTGGTCCGGCTTGGCGGGGATCAGGACCTCGTGCCCGAGGGCCCGCTCCAGGACGGTCGAGAGGAACCAGGACTGGTGGGTGAGGGCCCGGTGCCTGTTGTCGGGGAGCGACCCCTTGCTCGAGTCGAGAAAGTCGTGTACCGGAAGGTACGCGGAGGGTTCGCCCCCGAACTTCCGGGCGGACGACTCGGCGTGGATAATTGGCTTGGCCATCAGTCGATCTCCAGGACGACGGGGCCGTGGACGTGGGCGGAGCACAGGACTTTGAACCGGGGGTCGCCCTCGACCTTCTCGGCGATGAAGTCGTCCAGACCCAGGTCGTCCTCGGGCTCCCGTTCGTCGTTCCACTCGCGGGCCATCTCCTCCAGGGCGTCCAGGTCCGTCTCGTCCTTGACGCCGACGATCCAGGGGGTGTAGGTGGGGTCCCCGTAGGAGGGGACGACGGCGGCGAACCGCCAGCTCTCGACGTTCATTCGGTCTCCTCCGGGTCGTACTCGGGCGGGGATCCGGCGGCCCGCCACCAGTCGGCGGGGTCGTCCCCAGGCCTCGGGGCGGGCTCGGCGTCGGCCCCGAACCAGTCGGCCGGCGGGCCGGGCGGGGCCTCGAGGGGGCGGGCGTCGGAGAGCCCGCGGGCGTACCCGGAGGCCCGGCCGGCCAGCCAGCCGAGGCCGGCGAACAGGGCGGCGACGGCCACGAGGCCGATGGCGATGGGCACGGCGGGCTCCTTACAGGAGGGCTTCTTCAATCTCGGACCGGAACGGGACCCCGGGTTCGTCGGCGGCCTCGAAGACGGCCGCCCGGACGAGTTCGAGCAGGCCGAGGGCGTCGGCCATTCCCTTCCCCTCCCAGTTCCTGAACCGCCGGCCCGTCCGGTCCTCGACCAGCACGCACAGCGGGCAGGCCGGGTAGTCGTCGGCGTCCAGCCGGCTCTTGTGCCGGATCCGCCCGGACGGGATGTAGACCTCGGCCTCGCCGAAGGGGGTGTCCATGTCGGCCACGCCGAACTGGCCCTTGTACGGCCGCAGGGCGGCCAGGACGTCGTCGAAGGTCATGGGTCCCTCAGTCCAGGGTTTCGATGGTGATCCGGACCTTGCGGCCGGCGAAGTCGGTCAGGGCGTTGGCCCGCGGGCGGGGCAGGCACTCGATCACCTCTTCGCCGTCGACCGCCAGCCCGTACCGGGTGTCCCCGTCCATGCCGGCGTCGACGTACCAGTGGGTTTCCAGACGGCCCTCGTAGACGACCCGGACTTCTTTCTTCACGCTCACGAGAACACCTCCGGGAGCTCCTGCCCCGCCCCGGCCGTGTACGGCACGGCCGGGGCGGCCTCGAGGGCCCGCCGCCGATCGAGCTCCAGACCCAGCTCGAACCCGAGCTCCCGGAGGACCTCGTTCCGCGGGGCGTCGTCAAACCAGTTCAGGAGCCACCGGCAGGCGGCCGCCTCCCCCAGGGCCTGGTCGGCGTCGAAGCAGGCCCGGGCGAAGAACTCCTCGACATCGCCCACGGTCTCACACGCCGGGTCGGTGCCCCCCTTCCAGCCGCACCACCCGATCAGGCAGGCGGCCTCGCACGGCCAGTCCTGCACGCCCATGAGCGGGGGCGGGGTGGTCGTGCTCCCCTGGGTGAGGCGGGGGTCGTCGCGCTCGACGGCCCCCCGGAGGGCCTCCAGTCCCGCCGTCGGGAGGTGGGGGAAGAAGCCTTCGCGCAGGACGACCCGCCAGGATTCTGCCATCGTCGGTCTCCGGTTGGGGGCGGGCCGGCCGGGCCCACTTTGGTCAGACGGCCACGCCCCGGGCGGCCAGTCGGGCCAGGCCGACGGCCAGGTACTCCTGGCACAGCCGGACGGACCGGAACCCGATCCAGCTCGGGTTCTTGTGGGTGACCACCTCGGCCGTGTGCAGGAAGGGGTCCCAGGAGTCCCCGGCCGGGGCCGGGAGGGCGGCCGCGACGGCCTCGAACAGGGGGTCCGGGAGGTCCTGCGACCGGCCCAGGGGATCGTACCCCCGGCCCATCAGGTAGGCCGGGAACTGGCCGTCCCGGAGGTGGGCCGCGTTGTCCAGGTGGGGGCACTTGCCCCGGTCGGCCAGCCACCGGAGGGCGGCGGCGTACTCGGGGTCGCCCTCGAGATCGACCCAGTCGGCGTAGACCCGCCGGGCGTCCTGGTCGGGCGGGACCCGGCGGAGGGCCGTTTCGTGCAGGCGACTCCGGTAGGCCCGGCGGCGGAACAGTTCGGCCGGGAGGACGACCCCTTCGGGCGGGAGCGGGGGCGGGGGCATGTCAGTCTCCGGTCAGGCGGTTTGGGGCACGCACGGGGCCGGATTCGCGAGTTCCAGGACCTTCGCGCGCAGGGCGTGGTTGTCCCGCACGACCTGGTTCTTGGCCTCGACCAGGGCGTTCAGGCGGGCCAGGACCTCGGCACACTGGGCCGGGGTCAGGGTCAGGGGGAGGCCCCAGGCGGCGTGGGCTTCCAGGGCCTGGAGGGGGGTCACGACGGGTCCTCGTCGGGGTCGGCCCGGAACGGGTTCTCGGCGGCCGGGGTGACGAGCCAGCCGGCCACCGCCAGGGCGAGGACGACCGGGGCCAGGAGGACGGCGAGCAGGCGGGCCGGGGTCACGGGGCCTCCTTGGCTGGGGCGTAGGAGACGGTCACGTCGACGGGAATGACGGGGTAGTCGGTCCGGAACTGGATCGTTTTTCGGGCGTTGTGGTGGAAGGCCAGAAAAGAAAACGCGGTCCGGTCGGTCGACTCCGTTACGACGCGGGTGTACACGTCGAGCCCGTAGCGGAAGCTGCTCCCCTCGGGGACCTCCCTCGCCAGGATGGGGCTCTGGGCCTCGTTCTCCACGATGTTGTACCGGGTCTTCACGGGGCCCTCCTGGGGCGACTGGGGTTTAGGAGCCGGTCCGTTCGCGGGTGTACTCGGCCCGCGTGCGGGCGGGGTCGGTGGCCGACCCCGCCCGGTATTTTTGTTTGGCACTTCGTCTCATGAATATCTCCGGTCAGGGGTACGCGGGCACGGTTTCGACCCGGGCGGCCAGGGCCCGGGCGACCGGGTCCAGGGTGTGCTCGACGGCGGCGGCCAGGGCGTCGTACTCGTCGGCCCCTTCGAGCTCGTCGAGGGCCAGTTCCAGGGTTTGCAGGGCGGCCTCCAGCAGGCGGGCGGCGCGGGCGTAGTTCCTCTCGTCGGGCATGTCAGCCGCCCACCCACACGTACCCCTGTTCGGGGAGGTCGCCCGTCCGCTCCTCGGGCTTGATGTCGGCCGCCCGGATTACCAGGACGTCAGGTTGATTCAGGTACTGGTCGAGGGTGTGGTAGCCCTTCGAGGCGAGGATTGGGGTATCGACCTCGTACCCGGGAGGCGGGGCCTCCCCGTCTTCGAGGTACAGCTTCCTCCGGATGGTCGGGTCGTCGTTGGCGAACAGCCCGCTCGACCGGCGGGGCGTTTTCAGGTTCCGACACCCGCGGTGGAACCCGGTCAGTTGGGCCAGGTCGTCGTGGGACGAGACCGAGTAGTCCGCCCCACAGCACGTGCAAGACACCCGGTCGGGGCTGTGGCCGAAGCGGTTGTAAAAGATCAACCGGGCCTCCGCCTCGGGGGCCTCGATGTAGCAGTGGGTGAAGTTTTCCTTCCGCCCGCCGCCTGAATTCATGTCCCAGAAGTGGGTCCATGTCATTTCTGAAGTCTCCGGGCCGGGCGGGTAAATTCCCACCGGGTGATTTTGGGCTCGCCACCGACACGCGTCACTTTGTCCGGCTCACCACAGGTCCTCGGCCCCGGCGGGCAGGCGGTAGGCGAACCGGATCCCGTCCTCGTCTTCAAAGTGGCCGGGCAGGAGGCGGGTGGCCACGAAGTCCTGGGCCCGCAGGAACAGCTGGGCGTCCAGGCTCGTCTCCGGGACGGTCAGCCCCAGGCGGGTCCGGCGGTGGCCGGCCAGCTTGCCCTTGAGCTTGTCGAGGAGCTGGGTCCCGACCCCCTGCCGCCGGCGGTCCGGGCGGACGGCCAGGGTGAGGACCTCGAGCTTCGTCTTGTGGGGCGAGTAGACCACGTGGCCGACCAGGTCGTCCCCGGCCTCGGCCACCATCCCGATCGTGTTCCGCTCCCGGAGGGCGTCCAGGAAGTTGTTCTCGGTCCACCGGTCCGGGGCGGTGTCGGCGATCGGGAGGACGAACGGCATGTCCCTTCTAATCATCCAACGGATGTGCGTACGAAGGTGGGGTTTGGTCAGCATGTCACCCTCGTGGGTTGGGTCCGGAGGCGGATGTAGTCCCGGACGATCTGCATGAGGGCCCAGTCGTCCCCGCTGAAGGGGTCGCCCTCCTTCAGGAGCCGGGCCTCGAGGTCCCGGGCGGAAGTCAGGAGTTCGTCGTCGGTCACGTCTTGGCCCTCCGGTACCCGACCCGTACGGCCACCTCGCCGGGGGCGGTGTCCTCGAACAGCAGGGGCAGGGCCCCCAGGTTGGCCCGGACGACCGGGACGCCCTGGGCGTCCCGCGACCGCCGGCCGTAGGCGATCCCGACTTCTTTTCCGGTCTTCAGGCACTTGACCAGGACGTCGTGGGTCTGGAGGTCGACCACGTCCTCGGCCCAGCGGCACCACAGGAGGTCCGACCGGCTCCGGAGGACCAGGAGGGCGGCCCCGTACGGGCCGACGGCCTCCCCGCGGGCGGTCACCGCCAGCCGGGCGATGGTCTGCCCCACAAAAAAAGGGGGCCGTCGGGCCGTACGGCCCGACGGGTTCAGGTTACTGGGCACGCTCTTGGGAGTCAAGGAAAAGTTCTTGACTTCTCAGGACCCCTTCTTCTCGACCTTCGAGGCGTCCAGCTTGAGGTCGGCCGCGCGGGTGACCTTGATCTGGGGCTTCTCGTTGTACGTCTGGTACTCGCCCCGGACGGACACGGTCTGCCCCTTGAGGGCCCGGAAGTTGACGGCGGCCAGCTCGGGGGCGGCCTTCAGGTCGATGAAGGCGGACATGGTCGCCTGCTTGTGGTCGGCGTGGTTGTTCAGGACGACGAACCCGTCCCGCTTGAGGAACGACCCGACGACCATCTCGACCTCCTTGACCTCGCCGGTCGACCGGGTCTTGGACGGGGCGGCGGCCGGCAGGCCGGCCTCGGCCACCGGGACGAGCTTGTCCGAGGACGGGTACAGGCCGTACCCGGCGGCCAGGACGGCGGCGACGGCCGCCCCGACGGCCCACGGGTGCTTCTTCACGATCGGCCGGGCCCGGTCCATCCCGGCCCGGAACGTGTTCTTCACCTGCTCCATCCGCCGGGCCACCTGGGCCGGGGCCTGGATGTCGCCGTTCGGGGTCACGTCGATCTGGCTGTTGACGCGGTCGCTCATGGGAGCCTCTGAGAGTGGGGTGTGGGGTGCTTGCGGGGGAGGGAAGGACGTACGTCCTTCCCTCCCCCTGTCTGTGCATGCCGGCCGGGTCCACTTTGAACCCGACTTACGCTACTATCTTCAAGCAAGGATCAGAAGGGAATCTCGTCTCCCTGGCTCTCCGCCCCGGCCGGTTCCTCCGTCGGGGCCTGGGCGGTCCCGCGGGGCCCGGCCGGGCGGCCCTCGCCGGGGGCCAGCTTGGGGGTGAACACCTTGCGGCCCTGCCAGTGCGGCCCCTTCGGGCCGGGGTTCCGGATCGGCCAGAGCTGGAACAGCTCGCCCCCGTCCCGCTCGGTGGCCGGGAAGAGGGTGGTGTTCAGGTACTCGGTCCCGTCGTCGGCCGTGTTCAGCCAGAAGCTGTTCCAGTAGATCTCGGGGCCGAACTCCTTCTTCTGCCGCTGCTCCTCGGTCACCTGCTGGCTGAGCTTGGAGTAGAACTGGGGGGCTTTCGGGTTGGCCTCCCGGCCGGGCTCGGGCTTGCTCGGGAAGATGGCCAGCCGGGCCCGGCCGTAGGCCCCGGTGATGATGACGATCCCGGCGGCCGTCGGGGTGTCCCAGAAGACGCCGCACGGGTACGACGGGAGGGTCGGGCGGTCGGCGTCGGCCGGCCGGGGGGCGGCCCCGGCGGCCTGGGGGTTGCGCATGCGCTCGAGCAGGGTGGACATGGTCTCTCCGGTGTGGGGGAGGGTGGAAACGGGTACGGGCGGCCGGCCCCCGAGGGTTGGGGATTCCGGACCGCCCGCGTGGTTCACCGACGGGGGACTTACTTTTGCCCGGCCGGTACCCCGTACAGGGCCGTGCGGCGGAGGCGGCGGTAGTGACTGTACCGGACCCGCCCGGCGGCCCGGAAGCGGGTCACGTCCCCCGGCCGCTCGCGGCGGGCCAGGATCCGGCGGGCCTTGGCGGCCGTCCGCGGGTTGGCGGACTGGGCCAGGACGTACAGGCGGGTGAGGGCCAGGGGGCGGGCGATCGGCTCCTTGGCCGGCGGGGCCTCGGTGGTCCGGACGACCTGGGCCGGGCGGGCGATGCCCGTGGCCCGTTCGACGCACTTCCGGGCCAGGTCCAGGTAGGCGTCCCGGCGGTCCGGGCGGGCCTTGGCCAGGTCGGTGTACTTCTTCCACAGGAGGCGGTACGACTCGAGGATTCGGGCGTCCAGCGGGTCGCGGGCGACGACCTTCCTCGGCGGCGGCGGGGCGACCGGGCCGGCCATGGACGCGAGGTCGACGGGGGCGGGTCCCCCCTTCGTGCCGCGGACCGCGTCGTGGACGGTGGCGTGGGCCGCCCGTATCTCGGCCGTGAAGTCGGCGACCACGTCGTCGGGCAGGCCGGCCTCCCGGACCCGGCGGTCCAGGGTGTCCAGGTGGGCGGCGATCCGGGCCTCGGCCTCGGCCTCCGGGGAGGCGAACGCCTCGGGGGCGAACCGGTGGTCGGCCGCGTACGCCCCGGCGGAGCCGAACAGGGCCTCGGGGGCGAAGGCCAGCTTCTCCCACCGCTCCTCGGCCAGGAGCTGGCGGACGGTCTGGAGCTCGGCCCAGCACCGTTTCCAGGTGCCCCAGGCGGTCGCCGGGCAGTCGAGCGGCTTGGGCCGCAGGTGGACGGCCTTCCCGCCCTCCCCCTTGAACGACCGGGGCGGGACGTAGGCCCCGTTCTTCCGGTCGAACCAGAGGAACTTGGCCAGGGCCCGCTCGGGCAGGGGCACGTCGGCCGGCACGGCCATGAGTTTCCGGCGGGCCGAGCGGCTCGGGAGGGAGTCGGGCCGGCTGGTCTTGTTGACGAACAGGCTCCGCTCGGATCCGTCCGGGAGGGTCCAGGTTAGCCACTGGCCCCCGCGGGCGTACACCCAGAGTTTCCGTTCGTCCCGCGACATGCCCTCGGACCGGCCGGGGACCACGGCCTTCTTGTCGCCGTCCCAGTGGCGGTTCCACTGCGACAGCGGGCAGAAGTCCTCGGCGACGGTCCACGGACGGAGGGGTTTCGGGACGAACGTGTCGTCCTTGAGCTCGACCAGCTCGGCCTCGTCGAACGCCAGGACCCCCCGCTCGTCGGCGACCCGGTAGCACCCGGCCGGCTGGTCGGCCACGTCGTGCGCGACCCCGTGGGCCTCGAGCTGGGCGACGATCGCGGGCAGGTGGTCGGCGGTCGGGTGGAAGTCCCACTCCTCGTAGCTGGCCAGGCCCTCGGGGACGGGGAGGTAGGCGGTGACCGGGTTGGGGTCGGCCGCCCCCTTGCGGCGGGGCTCGCCGGCCCGCCGGCGGAGGTCCCCCCGGCCGCTCACCTGCCCGCACGTGACGAACGGGCTCGGGTCGTCGTCCACCCGCGGGGCCGTCTTGCGGCGGAGGAGGGTCGACCCCTCGTGGTACTTGCGGAGCTTGACCTTCCGGCCGTCCGGGGTCTCGTGGTCGAACGTCCGCCCCTGGTCCCGCAGGTTGGCCATGGCCGGGTCGTCGACCGAGCCCATGAAGGTGGCGTCCCAGAGGACCTCGTCGGCCTTCTCCAGGGGGACCTGGCGGCGGGGGCCCTTGGGGTTCTTCTTGACCCAGGCCGGGTGGTCGGGCCGCTCGAACGGCTCGTGGGCGGACAGCTCGCCCTGGGTCCGGACGTCCTGGGCCTCGGCCCATCGGTCGAGTTGGGCCCGCAGGCCGGCCCCGCCGCCGTACCGGTGGCGGAGGTACGTGCGGAGGTTCTCGAGCAGGTTCCACCCGTTCTCGGTCGTCCGCCCGTCGACGGCGAAGTGGTTCCCGCGGTCGAGGAGTAGGGCGTACTCGGCCAGGAGGGAGTCGAGGCCGGCGGCCGACAGGTCGGCGAAGGCGTACCCGGCCCGCCAGTTGGTCCGGCGGGGGAGGCGGTCGACGATCCAGTCGGGGAACGACCAGCGGGCGCTGAACCGCCAGTTACACTTCGGGTTCCGGGTCGCCGTGAGCCAGGCCCCCAGGGCCCGGACGGCGGGCGGGACGGCCAGGGGGCTGGTGACGGCGTAGAAGGTGTCGGGGAGGGCGGCCCCGGGGCGGACGAGGACGGCCTTCAGGGGGATGACGTCGGGCTCGGCCTGGGCGAACAGGAGGTCCTCCCAGCGGTCCGGGGACGGGGTTTTGACCACGTCGAGGAGGGTGGTCGTCCGGCCGGACTTCCGGGGGCTGGTGTCGAGCCACTTGAGGAGGTCGAGGTCGGGGGTGTCGGACCCCCAGGTCAGGAGGCGGACCTTGTTCTTGGTGAACGTCTTGTCGACCTCGAACGGGTCGCCGGCGACGAAGGCCCTGGGGCCGGCGTGGACGCGGGTGTCCGGGCGGGCCCCGACGGCGGCCTCCCGGTAGTCGGGGGTGAAGGTGAACTCCCCGTGGGTGACGGCGTGCGTGCTCATGCGACTCTCCGTGTGGTGTGTGAGGGGGCGAGTTTGGGCGGTTACTTTTGACCCGCCCCGGTCAGCGGGCGAGCATGTCCAGGAGGGCCTTGGGGACGAACCGGGTGGGTAGGGGGACGCTTCGGGCCTTCGGCTTGCGGGTGCCCCCGGTTCGGGACATGGTGTGGAAACGGTTCTTCATCCCGTACTTTCGGAGGGTGTACGTGCCCGGCGGGAGGTTCCACTGGCCGGTGGTGTCGAAGATCGGAATGGCCTTGGCTAGGGCCGCCGGGGTTCGGAACCGGATGACTTCGGTCTTGGTCACCACCTTCGAGATCTGCGGGCCGATGAATACCCCCTGGAGGAAGTCGCCGAAGGTGTCCTGGAGGGCTCGTGCGACGACACACTTACACGGGTCCCCGGGCTCGGCCTCGCGGGCGTGTTTCTCCTTGATGGCGAAGGTGATCGGCTTGGTGGCGTCCTTGAGGGGGAGCTCTCGCCAGTCGACCCCGTTCTCGTGGGCGACGGCCTCGGATTTCGTTCGGGGGGCGGCGGGTTTGCGGGCGGCGGCGGCCATGGGAGACTCCTGGGGTTGGGTGTGTGGTCCGGGTCACCTGGGGGCGGGTTACTTTTCCGGTTCCGCCTCCAGGGGGTACAGGTCCGACAGGCGGACGGGCGACTCGTACCCGGGCATGCCGGGGCGGTTCGGGTAGTCGGGCTCGGCCGGGGCGGCCTTCGGGGGGCCGAGGCCGGACCCGGCGGCCAGGACGGCGAACAGGACCATGACGAGGCACAGGAGGGCGGCCAGGTCGGTGAACCGGCGGTCGGTCATGACATCCTCCGGGGGCTGAAGTGACGAAGGCCTGGGTCGCCTAATGCGACCCAGGCCTTCGGCTGGGGGTTTCCGGGGTTCGTTCGGTCAGCCGTTGTAGGTCCCGGTCCGGATGTATTCGCCGGGGGTGGCGTGGGCGGGGACGAGCTCGTACACGTCCGGGGCGTCGCCGTGGAGGTCGAGGACGTTGGCGACCCGCTGGAGGAAGTCGCAGAGCTTCCGGGTGTCCCAGGGCCGGAGTTTGAACCGGACGAGGGACGGGGTCTCTTTCGAGATCGTTGTCTCCGTGAGGGCGTGCTCCTTGCACATTTCGAGGAACTCGGCCTTGGCGGCGTCGAGGTCCTTGCCGAATCGGCCGACCTCGACACGGGCCTGGCCGATCGCGTACAGGGATGTGAACGTCATCGGGTCTTGTCTCCGGGGTACAGGTGGGTCCCGGTCGAGTCGGTGTCGACCAGGCCCCGCCGCTGGAGGCGGTGGAGGGTGTCGGCCAGTCGGGCCCAGCGGCGGACGTTGAACTCGGTGTACAGGGTCCGGACGGGGAGCTGTCGCTTCTCGCGGACGAAGGCCAGGACGCGGGCGGCGGTCGGGGCGGCCCGGCTGGGGCGGGCGGCCGGGGCGGGGAGGGTCAGGTTCATGGGAGGCTTCCGTGGGGTTCCCTTGGGGTCCACCTCCCCGGTGGTCACTTTGGCCCCGGCTTCCACCGGTCGTGGAGAACCAGGACCTCCCAGAAGCCCAGCTTGACCCACAGGCGGTACCAGCGGACGTCGGTCTTGGTCACCGTCCCCGAGTTGTCGCGGAGGGCGGTCGCCGAGTCCCGGCAGGCCCCGACCCCGAACTCGATCCTGGGCATTTGCTCAGTCGTGTCCTCCCGGATCGGGAGGAGGCGGATTCGGGTCGAGCTGGCCATGGGGTGTCCCCTTTCGGAACCCGCGGGTGAGGCGGGAGATCGTGGGCTGGGTCGTGTTCCACTTGGCGGCCGCTTCCCGCTGGGTCATGCCTGACTCGAGGTCGGCCAGGATCTTCGGGATGTCGGCGTCCGGGATACGGGCCCTGGGATGGCGTTCCCCGACGGCGGCGGTCCCGTGCCGGTCCTGGTCGGCCCGGTTCTCGGCCTTGGTCCCCCACCGGAGGTTGTCGGCCCGGTTGTTGGCCGGGTTCCCGTCCCCGTGCAGGACCTCGTACCCGGGGCCGGGCTTCGGGCCGTGGAAGGCGGTACAGACCAGGACGTGGGCCGCCTGGGTCCGGCCGTCGCAGGACACCTGGAGGTAGCCCTCGCGGGTGACCTTGGTCTTGAGGGGCGTCCACCCCTCGTCGTCCGTCTCGTCGGTCGACAGGAAGCTGGTCCAGCACGTCCCGTCGAAGGCGAACCGGTACCCGGGCAGGTCGGGGATCTCGGCGAAGAAGCGGATGTCCGGGTCGACTATGAACAGGGGGCACCCCTTTCGGTGTCGGGCGTGGGCGTCAGGCGGTGGCGGCGGGCGACGGTATCAGGCCAGCGGGTCGGGCCCCGTGTGCTCGGCCTTGGTCGGCTTGAGGTTCCACACTCTCGCCCAGATCAGGGCCCGCTCGGCCCGCGGGAAGTCCTTTATCAGGCGGGACACGGCCATTCGTACGCCCACCTTTCGACGAAACTGGTCTCCGACGGCGCACGCCGCGTAGGCCCGGCCCACGAAGTCCCAGTCGGCGGGGCCGTGTTTGTGCAGGACGGCCGAGGTGGCGGCCTGTACTCTCCGGTCGTACATGACGGTCCGTCCGTCTTTCGTTTGGATGTTGCGTTTCGGCTCGTGCGGGTGGACGTGTTCGATCATGAGCCGGTACTTGCCGGACGGGAGGTCGAGGATCATGGGAGCCCCCAGAGGTTTCGGTCGGGCGGATGAGTGTGGGCGTCGATCTCCCGTTGGGCAAGGCGGTGGTGGTCGTTCATGAGTTCCCGGAGGAGGTCGGCCCAGTGCTCCTCCTGCTCCCTCGACTCGCGGGCGGCGACGTACCCGGACGTCCGCCCGTACTCGAGCCAGGTCAGGAGGTCGTTGAGGTCACGCATGACGGTACCCCGCCAGGAGGCCGAGGGTCAGGAGGGCGAGGAGGGCCCGGAGGCGGGAGCGGTGGCGGGCCCGGGCGGCGGCCAGGCGTTCCTCCAGGTAGTAGTCGGGGAGCGTGTTCACGAGACGGCCTCCTCGAGGGCGAGACGGTGTTCGATCTTTTCCCGGTCCTCCGGGCGGAACAGGTTGAAGACGGGGATCCCCTCGTGGGCGGCGAGCTGGACGGCACAGGCGGTCCCGCCCTGGGGCTTCCCGTCCATCTCCGGGCACCAGCAGACGACGAACTTGGACGGCGGGTCGCCGGGCATGCCGAGGACTTGGGCCACGTTCCGCCCCATGAGGGGGACGATGTTGGGGGCCTCGGTCTTGGGCCGGATCTTCAGGGCCACCAGGACCTTGTGGTTGGCCGCCCACCGGGCCCTGTCGCACACGTCCTCCCCGAGGACCGGCATGCCCGGGTCGTCCCCGTATTTGTCCTGGCCGAACCGGGGCCACGGGAGGTAGACCACGGCTTTCCGGTTGGCCCCGACCTCGAAGGCCCGGTCGGCCCCCTGGGCATGGCCCGAGCGGAGGGTCCACCCCTGGGCCCGGAGGTAGGCCGCGACCCGGGTCATGAGGGCCAGGACGTCCGGCGGGGTCTGACGACTCCCGATCCCCGCGTAAAACTTCTCACTCATGTCACGTACCCCCTTTCCTACGTACCGAGGGGTTACTTCTCAGCAGGAGCACCGGAAGTACTTGTTCACCACGTCCCGGAGCCTGACCCGCTTCCCGGTCGCCGTCTGCCAGTTCTCGAAGACGTCGGCCCGGAAGTGCTCGTCGTCCTCGAGGTCGTCCATCAGGGAGCTCGACCCGTGGCACAGGTTGTCTTCGACGATCAGCCGGACGGATTCCTTCCAGTCGGCCGCGTACAGGCCGTACTTCTCGTGGACGTTGACCCGGAGCCAGTCCTCGGCGTCCCGGACGGCTTTCGTCCACCGCCGGTGGTAGGCGGCCTCCTCGGGGCGGCCTTGCTCATCCAGCCAGTCGGCGAACACCTTGTGCGGGGCCTCGTCGTCCGGGGCCGCGGCCAGGGCCGCGAGGAAGGCCTGTTCGTCGGTCATGTCAGCACGCGCACCGGAAGAAGGATGGGCGGTGTTTGCGGTCGGGTTCGGTCCGGCGGTACGGGGCGGTCCAGTCCGCTCCGGGCCTTTCCCACCCCCGCGGGACGAGCCCGGTCACGACCTCGAAGTGGGCCCAGAATTCGGACGGGACGTCGTAGTCCCGGTCCCCCGTGTGAATGCTTTGTGTCCGCCCGTCCCCTTCACAGTGGGAGCGGGCGACGGCCATCAGGGTGGCGTAGTCGACCGACTCCCACGAGGGCCCGGACGCCCAGGAGTAGCTGTTGGCGAAGTCCTCGAGCCACTGTTTCGACTCCCGCCAGCGGCGGTATCGGTCGGCCTCGTCTTCCCGCCCGCGCTCGTCCAGCCAGTCGGCGAAGACGAGCCGGGGGGCGTCGTCCTCGGGGGCCTGCTGGACGGCGAGGAGGAAGGCTTCTTCGTCGCTACTCATGGCCGGCGGCCTCCAGGTGGGCGTCGTCGATCCCGGGGAGGGCGAGCCCGAGGCGTCGGCCCGGTAGTTTTCGTCCGCCACGGGCGGCCAGGTGAGGCGGGTTCGGACGAGGGCCTCCTCCCCGGAGTCCCCGAGGTCGTGCAGGAGGTCGGCGTAGGCCCCCCAGGGGGCGTCGTCCTCCTTGCGGGCCAGGCAGGCGGCCAGGAGCATCGAGCGGGTGTCATTCATGGCCGAGGTCCTGTCGGTTGGGGGCGGTCACCTGGAAGGCCGGGTGGGTGTACACGTGGCGGAGCGAGGTCACCGTGCCCGGCCGGAGGCAGGCGTAGAACTTCGCCCCCGGCGGGAGCGGGTCGGCCAGGAACGGGTCGACGAAGGCGTCGGCCGCCCGGCGGGAGCAGACGCCCACCTTGTAGGCGTCCCCGGCCCGCGGGCCCATGAGCCAGAGGGCGTCGCCGGGGTTGAGGGGGACCTCGGCGAACGCCGGAAAGACGGCGACGTGGATGGCGTCCCGGAAGGCCGGCCCGTCGATCGGCTTGCCCAGGAGGGGCGGTTCCATGGTCAGACTCCCTGGGTTGGTGTGGGCGTCGTCGGCCAGCTTTCGTCCCACCACACGCGGGCGGTGGCGAACGCCTCCTCCCAGGTGGCCCCGGTCCCGCAGACCCACAGGCAGTCCCGGTGGAGGATCCCGACCTGGCAGTGGTACGAGCCGAGCGGGCTGTAGGTGTCGGAGTAGCCGGCCCGGTCGGCGTGCCCCTTCGGGCCCCCCCGCCTTTTGGCTTCGGCCACGGCTTCGTCCCGGGTCACGATTACCCCCAGGTTTGTTGTTCGCGGGACTTTCGCTGGAGCCACTCGGCGGCGCGGGCGACCACCCCCGTGTGGCACTCGGTCACCGTCCGGGCGTCGGCGGCGTCCAGGCACCAGCACCCCAGGACGGCGTCCTTCGGGACCGCCTTCAGGAACCCGATCACGCCGCGGTCCCCCGCCTGGATCCGGCCGAAGAGCCACCGGCGGTAGCACTCGACCGACTCGCCCGCGCGGGCGACCCGGCCGTCGGCCGAGTAGTGGGTCGCCCCGCACGCCGGGCACGGCTTCCTGCGGGCCGAGCACGGGTTGGCCACCGGGGACGCCGGCCACCCGTCGTACGCCCGCCCACAGTAGAGCACGCCGGCGGGCTTTACGCCGCGGCGGAGTTTGATCACCTTCATTTCCCACCTCCTTTCGCCGACCGAGAGGTTACTTCCGGGCTACGCCCCGGCCGGGACGGGGGCGGGGAGGACGAGGGGCGTCGGCTTCTTCGGGGGCTTGACCAGGTCGCAGTCCCAGTGGTTCTCGAACCGGTCGGGGGCGTCCGGGACGAGCGGGTACACCAGGCTCCGCTTGACCAGGCCGACGGCCCAGAGCAGGTAGTGGTAGTCGATCCGGGCGTTGAACAGGCGGACCTCGACGCGGTTCTCGGCCACCTGGTGGACGGCCTCGCGGGAGTAGTTGGTCTCCCCCTTCTTCCAGGCGAAGCTCCGCCGCTGGGGCCAGACCCGGATCTTGGGCAGGCGGACCCGCAGGTACGGGGCGGCGTCGTCCGACACGTGGACGTGCAGGCCGCACTCCTTGTTCGTGTAGCACCCGGCGGCCGTCAGGACCTCGAGGACCGTGCGGGTCGTCCGCCAGTCCGGGTTGACCGGGCTGGTGACCTCGGCGTTGTCCCCGCCGAAGGTGTCGTCCCAGGTCAGGCCCCAGTACTCGCCGGGGTTCTTGTGGGTCAGGACGCACGGGACCCCGGCGTTGGTCAGCGGGGTGACCAGGGCCTGGTACGGCACGCCGACGGTCTCGAGCTCGAACCCGAATTTCACGCTCATGGCTCCCCTCCGGGGGTTCTGGAAAGTTCAGGACAGACTCTGGACTGTCCAGAATACTTTCCGGGGGCCGGCGGGGCAACCGGAATCCCCGGAAACACCGAGAGCCGCCCTTGTGGGGCGGCTCTCGGTTCGGGCGAGGTCGGCGTGGATCGTCACCCAGGGTGGATGAAGAGGGCGTACAGTTCGGCGACCACGGCCCTTCGGCGGGCCTCCAGGCGGAACTCCTCGTCCAGGGACAGGGGGTGGGCGAGCATGAACTCCAGGGCGTCGAGCTCGTCTCGGATGTCGGTTATCGTGCGGGGCATGGGGGCCTCCTCGGGGGGTGCCAGGTGTCGTGCGGGTAGGGGTCGCTGGCGGCGGCCAGGGTCGGGCCCATCAGGTAGGCCTGGGCGGTGCCCCCGTCGGCCAGGGGGACGGGGGTCCGGCGGTAGGTCCGGGGGTGGCCCTCGACGGCGTCCAGGCGGCGGAGGCAGGCGTCGTCGACGGCCCACACCTCGCCCTGGATTGACCGGCGGCCGGCGATCAGGCCTGGGATGGTCCGGAAGGACACGAGTTCGAACCCCGGGGCGGTCCGGGCCTCGCGGACGAAGGCCTGGCCCCACAGGAGGCCGTGGTTGGCGAACCCCCGCTTGAGGGAGCCGTAGACGAACAGGTGGGTCACGGGGGCCTCGGGGTTAGTAGATCCCGTCCTCGACGTTCAGGCGGTCGACCAGGGCGTCCAGGCACTCGGGGTCGGCACAGATCGGGCGGCCCTCGAAGACCTGGGCGGACGGCTCCCCGCACACCTCGCACTCCGGCGGGTAGTAGTCCTCGGGCTCGTTGACGGCGATGTACAGGATCATCGGGGCCTCCCGGGCTGTGTCGGCATATACGAAATCGTTTTCGTAGGAGCAGGGGGCGGGCGGCGGCGTGGGGCCGCGGTATCAGGCGGTGAAGTTCTCGAGCAGGTCGTAGATGGCCTTCCCGTAGGCGTATCCGGGTTCGCTCTCTCCGGCGTCGACCAGGCGGTCGGCGATCTTGTACAGGGCGAGGGTGAACGCCTGGATGTCCTTGAGGCCCGCGGCGATCGAGTCGATAGCGGCGTGAAAGTGCTCTATCGAGTGTTTGATGTAGACGTCCGTCTCGGACTGGTACTTGTCCTTCCGCTCCTCCTCGGACATCGGTATGGGCTCGGGGTACGAGTGGAGGCAGGACAGGCCGGAGACGATTTCGGAGATGGCCCCGTAGATCTTCTTCTCTCTGTGGCGGAAGGGCTCACTCATGAGGTCCTCGGGTCGGTATCTACGAAAAGAAGTTCGTATAAGCAGGGTAGCCCCTGGCGTCGCTGTAGGCGACGCCAGGGGCGTCCCGGTGTCAGTCGTCAGTTACCCCGCATGCTCTCCCAGAAGATCGTCCGGAGGTCCTCGGCCCGGTGGAATCGGTCGTACAGCTTGTCCAGGGTTTGGGGGCTGACCTCGTACCGGATCGCCCACTCGCGGAGGTTCTTCAGGAGGCCGGCGTTGTTCTTGTCAATTCGGGACCAGCAGGTCTCGGCGGTCAGGTCCTCGTACAGCCAGGATCTGAGCAGGCATGCCAGATCCGCGACGGCTTCCGGGTTCATCTGCTTCTCCCTGCCCCGCCTCCGGCGTTTGTAGAACGCCGGAGGCGGGTCCTGGTGGGTCCGGGCGAAAAGGTTATCCGGCGGTCCCGGCGGGGCGGTCACTTTACGGCGAAGATCCGGTGGACGGCGTCCTGGAGCCAGGTCAGGTCGGGGTTCCGTTCGATCAGGTAGTCGAGGAGCGGGGTCGGGTCGCGGAGGGCCCGGGCGGCCGCCCGGGCCTCCGGCGGGACCCGGAAGTACCGGTCTTCCAGGGGGACGTTGCGCTCCCAGGGGATCTGCCCGCTCACGTACACGAGGTTGGGGGCGTCGACCAGGCAGAGGCAGAGCAGTCCCCCCTGCGGTCCGTTGGCGGGGAAGTGGAACTCGAAGGCGTAGTCGAGCTCCGGTCCGATCGTGTAGGTCACCCGCCCCTCCTCTCTGCTCGTCGGCGTAAGTGGTTACCTTACCGGGAGTTACTGAGGGCCTCTTGACTTTCCCCGACGGACTCCGTGGGAACGGGTTGGGAAAACACTCGTCTCACCGCCTCGTGGAGCCAGGCGAGGTCGGGGTTGGCCTCGAGGAGGTAGTCGAGGACCCCGTTGAGGGGGCAGTCCTTCTTTTCGAGGGCGGTCAGGAGCCAGTCGGGGGCGGGGAGCCATTCCCGCTGGTAGTAGCCGTTGATCTCCGTCGTGACGAAGGCGGTGTGCTTCGTCCGCTCGTTCCCGCCGAAGCCGCCGGTGACAGACAGGACGCAGTATGAGTCTTCGGGGCCGTCGTCGTACCAGTAGTGACTCGGCCCGGCCTGATGGTACCGCATGTCCCCTCCGTACGTGCCGCGGGCCGCTCTTGAGGAGCGGCCCGCGTGGTGACTGGTGTGTGCCCGGCCGCCCGTGTCAGGACCAGGAGGACCCCTTCCGGTTCGGCATGTACCCGCCGACGTGGTCGCACAGGGCCCCACACCGGGGGCACTTGACCGACCCGGCCTTGAACATCTCGTGCCGCGGGGAGGCGAAGGTGTGCCCGCAGGTCAGGTCCCGACACTTCATCTTCGCCCCCTTGGAGGGCTTCTTGTTCGTCTGCTTTCGGCGCTTCACTCGTCGGACCTCCGGTGGCGGACCGTGTACATGAACTCGACCTCCCCCACGGGGAACAGTTCCTTGGCGGCGTGCAGGGACAGCCCCTGGTCGAGCCGGCGGAAGAGGTCCTTCCTCTGCTCGGCCGTCAGCCGGCGTAGCCGCCGGCTGACGGCCCCGGTGGGGTCCAGGGCCACCAGGTTGTCGGGCCGGACGTTCTTCGGGTCCCCGTCGAGGAACCCGATCGTCTCGTCGTGCCCGAGGCCCCCGTGGAAGGTCCACCAGACGACCTCCTCGACCTTCACCCAGTACTGCTGGCCCCCTTGGGAGAGGCCGACCCGGCCACCGGGCCGCGTCTTGAGGACGCGGCCGGTGGCCCGGGAGGTGACGGTCCCGTCGGGGGAGCACCGGTAGTTTTCGAACCCGGGGACGAGCGGGGGCTTCGGGCCCCCCGGGGAGTCAGCAGTCACTACGTAAGTACCAGATTGTCAAGCGTACCAATACTAATAGCACACGGACGGCCTCCTGTCAAGGGAAGTCCTGAACTTTTCCAGAACTTTCCTGAACTCACGGTTGGGCGACCGTCGGATCGTCCCCGGGGTGGTCGAGGATCTGCTCGGCCAGGGCGAGCAGGCGGACGGCGGCCCGGCGGACGTCCTCGGGCTGGCAGAGGCCGGGGTCGGCCCGGCGGAGGCGGGCCTTGAGGAGGGTGGTCAGGGCGGTGGACACCCGCTGGGCCTCCCGGAGCAGGTCGTTGACGGGCGGGGTGGGGCCCATGCCCTCATCTCCTTCGTGCCGCGTGTATTAAAGACTCCCGACGCCCCGCCCGACGCCCAAAGCGTCGGGCGGGGCCTGCGGGCCATTCTAGAAGGCGATCTCGGGCTTCCGCTCCTCGGCCTGCTGGACGACGGCGGCCAGGAGTTCGACCGGGACCGGCTGGGCCTCCCCGTCCTTGTGGACCAGGCGGGGGATGAGGAGGCGGTCGCCGACCCGGACTTCGGGCGGCCTGACCACCTGGACCCCGGCGGCGGTCACCCGGTGGACCTCGCCGGCGGCGGCGAACTGCTTGGGGGCCACCCGCTCCTGGCCGTCGACCACGGCCTTGACCATGAACGTCCACCGGTGGTTGGTCTGGCGGAGGTCGCGGCGGCGGTTCTTCTCCAGGTCGACGTGGTCCAGGTACCCCTTGGCCGGGCTCTGGCGGTCGTGGGCGCACCGGAAGCACTTGCCCCCGTCGCGGCTGTACGGGACCTTGCCCGTCCCGTGGCACTTGTCGCACGGGATCTGGACGTCGGCCGGGAGGGCCGGGGCACCCCCCTGGGCTTCCTGGGGGGCGGGCGGCGGGTCGGACACCGCGGCGGTATCGGGGGCGGTCGGCTCGGGGGCCGGGGTCGGGTCGGCCAGGCGGTCGACCGCCGCGTTGATCGCGTCGTAGACCAGGGGGTCGTTCCGGAGGCGGTGCTCGAACTCCTCGTGGGCGAGCTCTTCCGCGGTCGGCTCGGGCGGGGCGTCCAGGAAGGCCTGGGCCTCCTCGGGGGACTCGAAGTCGGTGACGTGCTTGCCGCGGGCCTCGAGGGCCAGGGCGAGGACCTTGAGGTCGGCGCCCGAGAGCTTCTTGCGGCGGCGGGTGGCCGTGGCCATGTCTTTCTCCTGTTCGTGTGAGGGGGCGAATGAGGGGCGGTTACTTTCGGGCTAGAAGGGGCACTTGTCGTCCACCGTCGCGGCGATCAGCTCGCGGGCGGCCGCGTCCAGCTGGTCGAGGGCCTGGCGGAACCGGACGACGGCCGAGTGCGGGTGGTCCAGGTCGCCCAGGACCAGCCGGGCGTAGTCGTCCCGCGTCCCGAACTGCTCCCGGAACTCGGCCAGGACCCACGGGCCCCGGATGGACACCACGTAGTTCGTGTTCGGGACGGCGATCCGGGTCTGGATGCTATCGGGGGACATTCTGGCTTCTCCTTGAATCCTCAGAATCGTGATTAAACGCTCGCTGAGCCCCGATCGTCGCTTGGGCGACGATCGGGGCGGCTCCGGGGGCGATCGGGGGGCCTAGCGGCCCAGGGTGGCCTTCATGTGGCTGATGGCCCGCTTCTTTGCGAGCAGGGCCCGGACCTGGGCCTTGGTGGCCTGGGCGGTGAGCTTGTCGGCCTCGGACAGGCGGGGCTTGTCCTCGGCCCCGAGTAGACGCTCGAACTGGCGGCGGGCGGGGCTGGCGTAGGTGGCGACGCGGACCATCTCTGTCTCCTTTGTGTGTGGCGAGGGGTCACCATCGGGGCGGTTACTCCGTCAGGCACCCGCGGGTGGCGTGGACGATGGCCCGGCGGGCGGCGGCCAGCAGGTGGGCCCCGAGGACGTAGTCCATCCCGGCCTCCCCGGCCCCGACGTCCCAGACCCCCACGTGGAAGAACTGGTCGGGGGAGATCCGCCCGAGGGTGTAGGCCAGGGCCTGGGCCTCGGTGACCTTCCGCCCGCGGACCTCGTTGGCCCGCGTCAACATCTCGGCCGACCAGACGGTCTCGTAGGCCCCGTTCACGGGGGCCTGGATGACGACTCTCATTTCCGAACTCCTTGGGGTTCCAGAACCGCCGGGGGCACGTCCTACAGACGTGCCCCCGGCGTCCGGGGGTGGCGTGCGGCGGCGGTATCAACGCGGGGCGGTAGCCCCTCCGGGGGGCGGCATGCCCCCGCGGCCTTCGGTCAGGACACCCCGGTCAGCTTCGACCAGGCCAGGTACAGGAGGCGGCCGCCCACCAGGGTGAGGACGACGACGCCGAGGATCGCTTCGAGGACGGCCATACGGTAACTCCCACGGGGTTCGGTGTGTGTTCCGCGAGTCGTCCCGTGGGCGGTTACTTCCGGCCGGCCCCGCCGGGGGCGACGACCAAAAGAAAGAGGGCCGGGCCCACGTGGGCCCGGCCCTCCGGGAGGCCGGCCGCCGGTCACCACGTCTCGCACAGGGCGACGTCCCGCGTCGGGCGGCTCACCTTCACCAGGGTGGACTTCCGCCGGGCGTCGGCGTCCACCAGGTCGCAGAACCGCCCCAGGTCCAGCGGCGGCGGGACGTCCTCCCCCATCCGCTCGGCCGCGTCCAGGACGGCGTTCGCCATCTTCCGGACGTCCGCCATCAGCGAGCCGAGCCGGTCGTCCCGGACGCCCGCCGGGACGTGGGCCATCACCCCCGCGACCGTCTCGTACACCCACGCCACCGGCCCCAGGTCGCTGTCGGCCGGCACGCACAGCTCGCCGTTCTCCACCACCCGCGTGTACAGCTCGCGGAGTTCGGACGCGGCCCACAGGACGGCGTCCCAGGCGTGCCGGTCCACGAACTCCAGCCCGGTGGCGGTGAACTCGGGGAGCCACCGGCCGGGCAGCTCCAGCCGCTTCTCCCCGTCCGCCGCGGCCACCACGATCATCGCCCCCTTCACGAACGTGCCCGCCTTGTGGGACTCGTAGGTGGCGTCCGTCCGCCGGGCCTTGATCCGCGCCAGGATCGCATGGCACTCGTGCCGGGCGGGCAACCAGTCCCGCCCCTCCGACCCCCACGCCCGGCCGGCCAGCCGCCCGTCGTCCGGCGTCTCGTCCAGGGACGGGATGAACCCGCTCTCGCGGGCCCCCTCGACGAACGCCCCGCCGGCCCCCACGTCCCCCTCCCGCTCGGCCGCGTTCGCCGCCAGCTGGGCCTCCCGCACGGCCCGCTCCCGCCGCCCCCAGTGGGCCGCCCCCGCCGGCGTCGACAGCCACCCCGCCACCGCCCGGCTGACCGGCCCGTCCCCGCCGGCCACGTACCCCAGGTACCCGGCGTCCACGTCCGCGAACCCCACCCCCGCGAGCCGCTCGGCCCAGCGGCCGTTCGGCCACTGGAACAGCCTGCCCTCCCCCGCCCGCTCCCGCTCCCACGCCCCCGAGAGCTGGGCCAGGTAGTCCGCCGGCCCCGGCTCGAACGCGTCCGGGAACGTCCGGACCCACCCCTTCGGGAACGCCACCACCGCCGCCGTGTTCGCCGTACCCATGACTGTCTCCCTCTGGTGAAGCGGCTCCCCCCTCGGGAGCCGTAACCCGCCGGCCGGGAGTCGAACCCGGCGAAGCCGTGCGGCGGGTGGACGGCGGCCCCTACCGGGACCACGTCCAGACCGGCCCCCGCCGGTACCCCAGGTACCGGAGGAGAGACCGCATGTTCTCCCGCCCCCGCTCGCCGTACTCCCGCGGGTCTTCCCGGAAGAGCTCGGCGTCCAGTTGGAACTCGACCGTCGGCCAGAACCCGGCCGGCTCGGCGACGGTCAGCCCCTCCAGCCAGCAGAAGTCTTCCCCGTGGTCCCAGCCCGCGATCCGAATGACCACCTCCCCCTCGGAGAGCATCCACTCGAAGTCCGCGACGGCCTCCCGCGAAGAAACGCTCGTACCTGCCATGCCCAGTCTCCCTCGACCGGTGAGTTCGTACCCCGAACTCCCCCTCGGTCCCCCGGAGGGCCCGACTAGGCGGAAGGTTCCCGAGGCTCGGCGAGGGAAACCCGCTCGCCGGCGTCAACCCCGGAGCGGAGCGGACCGGAGCCCGGAGGCTTTGCGGAGGGCGAAGGGGAGCGCAGCGGAGCTCGCGAGGAGCGGAGTCGGATTCGTACGGGGAAGTGTCAACCCGGCGGGGCGGGCCAATAGAATCCGACGAGCACCGCAGGGGTTGACGTAGTCGGTCATAATAACAGGACCGAGGAGGAGGAGGCCCCCAGCGAGGCCGATCCCCCGCCCGAGGCTTTGCGAGGGCGGCGGGGACGGCCGAGCTCTGGGGGGCCGGGGGGAAACCCCCGGTTCGGCGCAGCCGAAGCCCGCGGCACACCTGGGGGTCGACCCCCCGGAGCGGAAGCCGCCCGAGCGTAAGCGAAGGGCGACGCGCTCGCGGAGGGGGGTCGCCGGAGAGCCGGGGCTAGCGGGAGCCGGCCCCCCTCTTCGGCCACGGGTATTGGCGGGCAGGAGGGCGGAGGGTTCCGGGGCAGTCGTGTAGGCTCCCGAGGCTCTGCGAGGGAGGCCCGACTGCCCCGGAGCCCGGAGCCCGGCCGCCAGGTCTTCGGCTCGGCTCGGGTCGTCGGTCACGGGCGGCCGGGGGCGGAGGGGTGGCCGGGCGGACTCGCAGGTTCCCGAGGCTTTGCGAGGGAAACCCGTCCGCCCGGCCACCCCGGAGCCCGACCGCCTTCCCCTCTTGGCTCGGGGCTTCCCTCCGCGCCGCCACCAAAGAGACTCTGCCGGGGGCTGCCCGGAGTCGGCGGAGGGCAGCCCCCGGCAGAGTCAGGGGCCGGCGTCGGGGTGGGCCCGCCCCCGGCCGGGGGCGGAGGCGGGCGGAGGGGTGGGCGGGGCGCACCCCCCCCCCCCCCCCC